TAATCATTCTTAAATTTCTGCGAAGCACTAGATCTCCAGTTGCCTTTTTAATCCATGCTTGGCATTGTTCTTCTGTCCAACTTTCTGGAAAGGTAACTCTTTTACCATTTATTTCGTATGTTTTCATTTAGCTGTTATTCTCTTGTCATACCATGCGAGACCTTCATCCCACCAGTATGGCTTGTCACGATGTGACCATGCGGCAAATGTTGCCTTATCAGTATGGTAATACAATCGGTAACTGCCCACAACATCATTCTCGTCTTTCAACTCGTCTGGCATTGCCATACCAAAAGGTGTTTGCCCCAATCGAGGCATATTCTTTGGCTCGGGCAGTTTATTGATTACTTCTACTACCGATTTGTGTTGTTTGCCATAGCGATAATGATACTCGTCATTCAACGCATTGGCATAGCAGTGAGTCCACTCAAAGTTATCGAGAGACGACCTAGTCCATATTGTGCAAGGATGGTTGTACATCATTGGCAAGTATGGAGTCAAAGGTCGTTCCTCCATAGGTAAATCTTTGATCTTAGCTTTTTCCTCATTGAGTGCTTTGGTTTCTTCTTTGTTCAAAGCACGAGGTACAAAGCCTAGCACATGATCTACCCAAATAGCAGTACACAAAAGCTGTGCTGCTTCGAGCGGCATTTTTACTATGTGCTTGTCTACATGGTACTCAGCACACTTGTCAAAATCTTCATCAAGATAAAATAAATTCATAAGTGTATATTATACTAAATTTATTACTTCTTGTCAAGAACTATTTTCCAAATGCTTTTCCTGCCTCGCTTATACCAAATGCACCGAGTGTTACCACCACTAGCGAAGTATAAACTGTGTCTGATATTACTAATTCCATTCCCCAAAATGCTGTGATTAAATCGCATACTGCAAAGGCACACATAAAAGCAAATGAAACGAATCCAATAATAGACTTTTCATTTATATCATTGTCATCTAAAAACAAATCAATAAACTTTCTCTTGGGAGGAGCAAGTTGTTTTCTAGCTGCTTCCGCTTCTGCCTTCATATCACTGATAGTATCTTCGGCTTTGTCGAGTTTATCGAGCAATGCCATATACTTGTCCAGATCAATGTTTACTTCATTTCTATCATTTTGTGTGGCTTCCATATATCCCCTGTGGAATCCAATTAAGCCAAGGATCTCTATTATAACGCTGGTGGCTTTCGCCTTGTTCGTTAAAATGGAAACTTATACTTATTCTTGGGCTTAGGGTTGTTACCCTGTGATATAAATGTTTAGGAATATAAAGCATATCCCCATCATCTAATTCAAACTCTTTATCTATTGTTAAGTTATCTGTTCTAGCAGCGATTTTATCCTGCTTACTAGCTGGCGCCCATTCTTTGTAAATGTGCCACCGTATTTTTCCACTAACATGGAAAAGAAAATTGTCAGTGCTATCTGCATGGATAGGAAACGTTTTTGCGTTTGCCTGATTAGAACAGTAAATGTTTGCTTGACCAATTCCATAATATTTCTCAAATTCTCTACATTGTTCCCACATTGTTTTGTTTAGGAACTCTGATAATGTTAATATAAAACTACACCCACTTTTCCACATGTCGTAGATCTCAGCTTTTGTGTATTGCTTCTTGTCTTTTTTCTTACACCACTTACCACCTTGTGGAAGAACTACTTGTAATTGTGGAACTCTATCATGTCCACCCATATGAATACCTTGTAGATATCTATCAAATTCTACCCAGCTGAAGTGATCTTTAAAAATATTTTTCTTTGACTTTATAACTAAGATTTTCTTGCCTTTAAACTCGTCAAAGAATCTTTCTTTTCCTATTGGTTGTAATAATTCTTCAATAGTCATTTACATTTCCTATCTGATGCACTATTTTTGCATACTTCCATAATTGATAACATAAATCTTGTCTGTGATGTTGCATCTTTCCACTTGCATGGTACTTTGGGTGCCATGGCTGGCTTGATATTGTAGTCCAGTGTAAATGCCAAATCTCATGCAAAGGTAGATCTGACTGATCTTCCGATCTATTTGTCTTTACTTCTTCCGCAGTAGCTCTACCATCAAAAGAGTTCCATCTTTGATCTAATTCGTATACTATACCTTTTGCTTTCTCTTTAATAGGACATCCTATTTGCTCTGGAAAATGCCACTTGTAAGATCCTTTCCATTTTGCAATTTTGTCTGGATGTTCTATATACTGTTTTGCTTTTGCACAATCCATGAGCATTACACTATCACAAAACCAACCTCTTGGTCGTCCTTGCTTTTTACCTAGTTGTCCATTATCTTGCAATGCATCCCATACCATTCCAAAAGCACATCCTTCTAAATCTGTAAAGTATAGATCGGATATATCTCTAAAATTTGTTTGGTCAACATCAAAATATAGTGCTCTGCCTTTATAGCCCATAATATGTGGGATAGCGTAACGAAAACAAGTAAATGGTGTACCCCAAGTATCTCTATTCCAATTAGGAAAATCTCTCGGTCTTAAAAATCTAATATTCAATGGATACTTAGTATTTTTACTTAGAGTATAGACTAAAATCCGTTCTATGAAAGTATCTTCAGTATCGCTTGTTCCTACAAATATATTTAATGGTTTTAATATCATTCAAACTCCACATAAAAATAACTTGTGCCTTCTTGTGGGTAGACTAATGTCTGCCAGTCAGGATCAAAGAATACAGGCTCACTATACTTTCTAAGATATTTTAGTCCTAGATCTTTAAAAGGAAACAGATCCAAATCGTGGATGTGTTGCCATTTTTCTAAATTTGTTTTGTTACTAACTACAATATTCAAAGGATTTAATGGAATATACCCATGCTGTTTCCTTTGAACTGGTACTTGAAAAGATCTATTTGTATGTTTTACTAGGTAAAAATTAATTATATTCTTCTCTTTACCTAGTTTTTCTTTACAAAAATCAAATAGAGCATCTTTATTGTTGACAAAAGGTGGGAAAGGATTGACATATTTTTGTCTCTCTAATTTATAGAGTTGCCATACATCTGCTCTTGGAAATCTCCAAAAGTTCTGTCCTGTAGAGTAAGTTATATACTCTTTAGCAACTTCTCTAAATAAGTCTATCATATTCCTACTGACTTTCCACTAATAAATGCTACAATAATATCACGCTGTCCACTTATTAGTGGTGTACTTTCGTGTTCGTGTATTGATGTAAACATAGTTAAACTACCTTTCTTTTTTATTGTTCTAAATTTGTGTCTAAATTTTTCTCGTTGTTGTATAAATTCGGGTGGATGATTACTGTCCATAAAAGCATCTGGAACAGTGTAACTTTCCACTATTTCTAAGTCTGATCCTTTATATTTATATCCATAACTTAACTGTATACTACAGCTTATTTTTCTTATATGTTTTCTTAGTTTCCAGTCTTTTAAAACTGGTCTATAATCTCTATGAGGTCGAAAGAACATACCTGGCTTGTTATATCTTACAAGGTTTATCTCAGACCATTCTCTATCAGGATTTAATTCTAACTGATAGCTATGCTTATTGTACTCCTGTACTGCTGCGTAAAGTCTGTCCCAAAACTGAAACTCTATCTGAGGTATCTTTAGACAATCTCGTATTTTTGAGTTATAACCACTATATCTAGTTACTCCTCTTTCCCAGTTTCTATGGTTATTTGCTTTCCATATAGCATCTATCTCGGGATCATTTAAAAAGTCTGGAACATGTCCTACGATATCGTACTCGTTATGAGTTGATAGTTCTAATTTCATGTTTTATAACTCCATCTTGTAGCATTAATTGTACAGCATGTGCCCAATGAACATCCTCTACAATTACGGCTTCTATTGCTATATATCCTAATTCTTTTGCTATACTTATTCTTTGGTTACCAGTATATGCAAGAAGTTTTGCACTTGGATCAAAGTCATTTATAAATTCTTTCTTTACTTGTCGGATTGCCATATCATACATTGACTGACTGTTGGGTAGGAGAATAACTGGATCAGTCATTCCATTGGTGACGATAGACTTTCTTAAAAAGTCATATCCATTGATAAGTTCTCGCTCTTTTACAGGGCAGGCAATGTAGTCTAAGTCTACTGCGATTGTTGCATAAGTAGCTGCGTTAAGTTCTCCTCCTAAAAGATATGCCGTAACTTCTCTTTTAGTCGCTGTCAGTATCGTATTCATAATCGGACTTAACAAGTCCTAGCTTCACCTCTATTTGTCTTACTCTTTCTGAAACTGCCTCTATCGCAGCTTTTAATTCAGTTGCACCACCCGCCTCTATTGGTGGGTGAGCAACTTCTTCTAGTTCTATAATGCGATCTTCAAGTTCTTCTAGCCAATCTTCATTTTCTTCAAAGCGTGACTGTATAACTGGATTATCCTCCAGTGCCTGAGATCCTTTAACCATTTCTTGTCGCCATTTTAGCATATTAAATATATTAAACACTTCTTCTTATAAAACTCAATGCCTCTTGGTATTCATATGTATACTTATTTGGTATACTAATATCAATAACAATTCTTGGTTTAAAACCATTATTTACATGAGCCATCCAAGTCTTTCCATCTCTTTTGAACTCTGTTTGTATACAGCTCCATTTACCTTGATTGATATTTCCACCTCTGTCTGGTATTTTTGTTAGTTTACCATCAGCACAATCTATTGTATAGCCTTTAGCACCAGACCATATAAATTGAATACTCTTTCTAGGATTATTCTTATCGTTGTGCCAGTCTATGTGACCATATCTTGGAGGCATAAAGTAAATACCATCATAACTCCAATGAGGTGCTTTTCCAGATATTGCATTTTTAAAACCTGCCAATAGAAACTTTCTTGCATTTCTAAGCTCTGGCGTTATGTTTCTGTAAGCATAATCAATAATTAAAGTGCTATCTGGATATCCATCATACTCGCTATCATCCATTTTTGTTTTTAGATTTGCAAGTGTTGGACTCCAACTCTTAACTTTCCAGCTATGTGGACACTTTAATACTTCTTCTGCCAGTAGGTCTAGTTTATCTAGTAGCCTTCTATTTCGTATTGATACTGGTTTCATTTGTCGTAACCTTTCTGTAGTATATTACTACTTCTTTGAGTTCACGAATATATCGTTTTAACTCTTGCATATTGTATGCCATGAGTTCGTAATCAGGGACTGACATAGCAAAAAATACTACTTGTCCACTCTCTTTTTCAACTCTTGCTAGAAACTCATCTAAGTTTTCTGCACTTACCACATACCAATATGGCTCTTTTAAATCTATTTCTCGAGGTAGAACTGGTTGTGCGATCTGCCTCTCTATGGGTTTTGCACTAACCTCTAACTTCTTCGGTAGGAGTAGGCTGCATTGTGAGACCATCGTCAGCGTCATCAATGTCACGGCTATCTTGTTCAATACCATCAAATACCTCTTTTGTTGCTTTATTCACTTTTGGCTCTATTAGCCCAGGCTTTGCTGCAGCTAATTTGCTGAGGTTATGCCTTCTGAAAATATCAAGATAGCGATTCATTTCTAACTGTGCTTCTTGACTTTTCTTTTGTAATTCGTTTAGTTGTCCTGTTTGTAGTGTGAAGTCGTTTTGTAGACTCTGTATTGCTGCTTCTTGTGTAGCAATCGCACTTTCTAGTTTTACATTGTTTTCTACTAGAACTTGATTAGTTTGCCATAAATAAAAAGTACTTAATGCAAACATTACTGTTGTTCCTGCAAATATCTTCCACATTAGAACTCACCAGTTGACCAAAGCTTTGCTTCACTTTCTCTTCTTTTGGTAAGTCCTTCTAAAACTTTACCGCCAGCTTTGTTCCATCTTCGGATTTGATCTGGCACTTCATCAAACTCTTGTGCATTTACTTTTTTGAGTAGTGTAGAAGCGGCTAAATTTGCCTTTCCTAAATTATACACCCAACTGACAAGAGCGTCAAATTGGTGCTGCTCGAGTGGAACATCAACGAGATCATGTACGGCATTTTCGTACTGTACTATGCCTTCTCTGAGGAGCTCCTCTGCTCGTTCTTCTGTTATGGTATCTCCTTCCTTAACATCATGTGTCCAACCATAACCAATAGTTAACACTCCAGCAGCACACTTATAGGCTTCGAGTTCTAAGCCTTCATAAAACTTTATAAGATCAAGTCCTTTATTACTAATTTGCATCGTCTTTTTATATCCTCAGACATTTCGTCTGCTTTGCTTTTAAGAAGCATATCTTGTTCTTGGCGAACTTTCTTCATGCGAAGCACACTCTTGCGAGTGCGCTTCGACTTCGGTATTTTGCAATAGACTATCAAACAAACTGCCCTACGCTTGCAAAGACGCTACCCATAAAGATAACGCCTAAAAAACATACTTCAGTTGCCTCTCTAGTCTGACGCACTATATTTTTCATTTTATTTCCAACAATTTCCTTGTTGAGTTCGGAGTGCGTTCCAACTGTATTGTTAACATCCCATCTGTTAATTCGACAGAGTCTACAGTGAGATCAATGTTCAACATGAACTTTCTCTCAAAGGATTTTAGGCTCAGTCCTTGATGAACATATCTTTCATCTTCATCAAGTTTTCGTTCTTTTTTACCTTTAATCACTAGCTCATTATTCTCGTGAATAACCTCTAGTTCTTCTTTTTTCCAACTCGGTACTGCTATTTCTATACGATACCCAGTCTTGCTTTCGACTATGTTATATCTTGGATATGATGTGTCACTGCTGTGAATCCAGTCATGTGAGTTCATACCAAGCCAAAATTTTGTTAAATCTAATGTTGTCATATTTTCTCCAAATTCATCTTTCGATTAAATTATGCCGTTTCTTTCGATAACGACGCCATGTAGTTATACACTACAGGTATATTATAAACTTTTTCGAGCAGAATGTCAAGAACTATTTTTCATCATCTAACTCGAGCAAACCCTGTTCTTCAAGGAAGTCGATAGTAGATCTAATCCAGTAATACTTTGCACAAAAGTATGTAAGACCACATGACCATAAAAGTATTACCCAATAGCTTGCATCTGCCATATAAATTTCTCCATTAAGATAATATTATACTACGCCTCTCACCATAAGTCAAGAACAGAATTTTAGTTCTTGACAGCAGGTCAAAATTTTGATATAATAACAGCATGAGATGGACTATGGAAGAAAGACAATTTCTAAAGGATAACTATAATGTTCTAAGCATGGAACAGCTAGAAATCCAACTGAAAAGAAAGAAATCCGCAATCTATAGCCAAGTAGCTTATCTAAGAAAAAGAGGATGGACATTTGAAAATACTCGTGATAAAACAGTTTCTTTCAATACAAGAGTGTGAAGATCTTATTGCAATGACTCGGGTTTTTCCTGAAGATCGCAGTATGAGAGTTCATTTAAATACTCCGAAGTTTAATCTGAATGAGAGAGTAGATCGAAAATACTACTCTCTGCCTAAAATACCTCTTGTACGAAAAGTAAAAGAGTTTGCAGAAAAGAAATGGGGTCTTGAACTCTTTCCACACGAGCACTTTCATCTCATGCACTATTTAGAAAAAGGAAACGGACTGAAGATACATGCAGAGCCAAACATTGCAACAGTGTCAGCGAGCATCAATCTAAGTCCACCCACATACAAAGGAGGTGAGTTCTACATTAAGAACGCACCAGTTAATTTAGGACAAGGAGATCTGATACTCTATGATTCGAATATCATGCACGGAGTTACACCACTCGAAAGTGGTCAAAGATACTCCTTTGTACTATGGATGAGAAACAGGAAACAATATGAAAGTGATCGTAACAAACAGCTTCGACAAAGCACTTCGAATCTTTCGCAAGAAAGTGGAGAAGAGTGGTGTTTTGAAAGATCTGAAAGCTAGAGAATATTTTGAAAAACCTTCAAGCGTAAAAAACACAAAGAAACAATATCACAAACGCACTAATAAAAAGGCAGTAGAGGCACGTCTACCTTACAGACAGGAAATGATATTGCGTCAACGAAATCGAAAGAGATCATGAGTCCTACGAGAGCAATGCACTCACTGCTTTCTCAAATAGAGTTCGTGGCAGACTATATAAGCGCACAGGATATCGTTGATGATCCAAGAGACTTTGCAATTCTCTACATTAAACTCTTTGGTTTAATGGATTGCACCGAAGAAATATCCAAGCGAATTTCGTACAATCGAGAAGTGCATAATTATCTTACTGAGTTTCATCGCCTAAATTTTCAACATATCAAGCCATAAATAAAATATTTTATGTTCACCACTACCCATTCCAACGAGTTATTTCAATCACCTACGAAAAACAGTTCTTGCATTTTGGTGAAAAGTGTGGTATTATATACAAGTTATATAAAAACTCAACACAAACCACTTATCGTCTAACTAGTGTCCATTGCTAGTCGACTGACTGAGGAATTAAATGACGAAGTCATGTCGTAGCTGGTTTGACACAAAGTAAAGACGATATTGTGTTAACTATATAAGTCAATATAAACTCAACTAAAACCTGCAACGGGTTTATTTTCAACTGAGTAAATTCCCTAAACACTAACAATTACTACACATGCGCCAATCGCAAATTTTTTAAAGCGATTAAACGGGTTTATCCCCAATTTCTTTTAATTTGTACTATGGCGTTCAGGTTTTTAGAATACCCGTTGGGGTCTGCTTAGACCCCGCTGGGACTAGGTATCTTGTAATATTCGGATGAACTTAACAGAGTGTCTAGTTCGAAATCCATCTGGAAACTTTAATCTTGCCTGCATTCCAGTTGCAGACTCCTCTATGCTGAGTACAACAGCTAATCTTCCATGATCTTTTATTAGCTTGTCGTTAGAAGGATTATCAGTTAGTTTTGCTACGCGTGTCATTTATTAATTTCCTTAGTTCTTCACTTGTTAATAGTGTTCCGTCATTCAATTCAACCATCATTAGCCTACTATTTCTGTAGGTAATTTTTAGAAATTTATCACCAACTCGATACTTCTCACTTTCTCTAGTAACTGTTCTTGTTATTAGAGCGTGTTCTATAGAAGTGATTTCTCTAGCATCTGGTAACTTCATTCCAACATGATAATTGAATTTTCTTGCTCTAGTCTTAAAACCGCCTATTGTTTTTATAATCATATGTTTTCCTTGTAGTATAATTGTAGTCCTTCTTCATTGTTTTCATAATTTGCCTGAGCTTCTTCAAGCATGTCAACTATTCTCTTGAGTACTGGTTTTGGTGCTTTCTCTAAGCCTTCTAGCCATTGATCGGGTATATCTAATACATCACCTAACGCACTTACTAATTCTAGTTTTGTTACTGGTTTCTCACCTGATTTGGTAAGATACTCAGTCTTTTGATAGACTCCTTCTCTTGAAAGTTTACCTATCACCGATTTTATACTCTTATTGAGTTCTTTTGCTAGATTTTCTACTGTTTCTCTATCAGGTTTCTCGGTATATCTAGCAACCATTTCTGTTACCTGAGCCTCTGTATAGTTACTTGCCATTCCATTTCCTTATTAATTGTTCTACTTCAAAAGTGGATTTACTCCACAGATCAGCACAGACATAGATTGCTTCTTCTCTGCCATACTTCTGTTTCATTTCAATCCACTCTAGTTCCATTTCGAGTTCATCTTTGCTGGGCATCTGCTTTTAACTCCTTCATTCTTATTATGCAATCCTCTAAACTGAGTTCCGCATCTCTATACACTGTTCCTGCAGAGGTTGTTATTTCAGCACTGCCATCATTATATTCTACTTTAAATGTGTCTTGATCACCTAGAATATACTTAACACCTTTTGCCCACTTCTCTGCTTCTAGTAGTAGTTTTTGTTTTTCTACTAATTCCTTATACTGTCCCATATAATAATCCTATATAACTTGCTAATGCCATATAACCTATGATGAGTAATGGTGCATCACTCATGTTAGATCTCCTGTTTCCCAAAAGTTATAAACCATATCGTCTGCAAACTCTTGAGGAACAACAACTCCACCACTAAGTGTAGGTATCTCGTCATCCATTTCTCTTTCAGATACATCTATATCTTGTCCTGTAAGTTCAGATAGTCTGAAATTAAGCATGTCCTGAAGTTCTTCACAGTCAATATAGTTTTCATCATCATGCACAATAACTTCTCCATCAAATTCAGTATAGAACTCATTTATACCTATAAAGTTTCTAAACTCATCTTCGTAAGTTATTCTAGCACTAATCGCTTCTACACTATGTTCTTGAAAGTATTTAACCATATTTCGCACTAGCTCTATAGGAGGTGACCATGCACTATATCCTGTTAGAGAGGTTTCTTCCCAACTATCAATATTACACCACTTTGCACCTATGTTGTTCACATAGAAGTCATAGCTGTCTTTTAGCCAATCACCATCTTCATACTCTTTTTCAATATGATCAAAGAATGGCAACTTATGCAACTCTTTAAGTTCATTAATAGTATAATTACTATCGTCCCAACCTTTTTTAGTTACAGGCTCACTGATTAATGTTTTGTTCCAAAGTTCTTCACTAACTCCAACAAAATCTACATTAAAATATACATGATTAGCCATTATCCACCACCTTTTGTATTACAAAACCTAGCACAACAGCAACCACAACCCATAAAAATATACTAGATATCTCCATCTTGTCTTACCTCGCTTCTAATTGTTTCAAAGCCGTTTGGGTATCTCTTTTCTAGCTTTTTAATATTTTCTTGTATGACATCTTCTGGCTTGAAACCTAAGGCTATACAACCTTGCACCCAATACCATAAGACATCGCCTAATTCTCTTTTTAAGTGAAAAATCTCGTCATCATCAAACTGTTTCTCACTTTGAAATAATTTCTTTTTTACTACTTCGGCAAATTCACCACTCTCAGCCATCATTCCTACTACACTTGTTAGTAGTCTAGGCATATTGATTGTCCACTCAATAGGAGTACCTACTCCTTGTTGACTACCACTGCGCATCATCCAATTCCATTGCTTTTCAAAAGCTAAATGGTCTTTACTTTGTGGAGAAGTAGTCATATCCACAAATTTTGCATAATCATTAATCACTTTGTTCTCCTTCGAAAGCTAATCCTTTCGGGTATAATTTGTTAAAATCTCCAAGATCATAGCAATCCATGATCTCACCTAAAATCTTTCTTGTTGCAGCGTGGATTGTTTCCATACGAAAATTGTTTTCACCACGCTCATTATTCAACTCTTGCATATAATTTATACTGCTTAGAGCTGTTCGTATAGTTTCTACATTTATCTGCCTAACCACTTTAAATCTCCTTCGGTTATGTACTGGTATGCACCTTTGTTGTATGCAATACCTACTTGTTTCTTTCGTTTCTCAGCTAGTCGACTTGCTACTTTCTCACCACAATCTAGGCAAGTGATGTAGCCAAGCTTAGCTCTTTCTATTGGATAGTCGTCCCCGCACTCATTACATATCATATATCAAAATCTGGTTCAAAATCGAGTTCTGGTGGCAGATGCACTCCTGTGATTTTACAGAGTCTGGCTAACATATCTTCGTAATCAACTGTTAGATCTACCACTCTATCGTTGATATCTTGTAATAAATCTAACTGTACTTTGATTTCTTCTTCGAGTTTACGCATGTCCTCTCGAAGTTGCACTGCTTCTGTCTTTGTTGGAAAATTAATTATATCTGCCATCAAGTTCTCGGTGTATTGTTAAAATATAAGTAAATTAAGAACATTGCCACTATTACTGTTGTGGTGTAGTCCATACTATCTTTACTCCCCTACGAATTAATTCGTTTACGCACTTTTGTTTGATCTTCGGTTTTACACCATATCTGTTGATCTCCTCAAAGAGTGCTTCTTTAGTCGCACACTTTAAATAAAAGTGTTTATACTGTTTAGCTTTTATGTTCGGACCGCCTCTTTTTCTGAAGTTAGTCCTTTCACTTTCTCTGTATTTAGCTGGCATCTTTACCTCCTGTTTGTTAAAACGCCTGTTATTGCATTAACATCAGTTTTATACTCTGATTGTACTTTGTCTTCGATAATCTCTACGATCTGATCACGCATATTGCACCATGAGTGATAATCATAATCAAATGTATCGCATACTTCTAAGATTGCATCTTGTATCCATAGATCTGATACTAATACATCGTGGTCGCCTATATAATCTTCACCACCATAGTCTTTGTCAAAACTCGCACAATAGTCCAACTCATAGCGTATATCTTCTACGCTAAATGATATAAACACATGTTGGTGTTGAACATCTACTTTGCCGTTTTTGATTTCTTCGCCTGTAATCACTTACGCACCACCCTAACAGTTCCTACTGTGGACTCGCGTTCTTCTTTCATTTTGACAGGTGATACAATCGGACCTAGCCAGAAACCTATATTTTTTCGCCTACGAAGTTCTTTTCTGCAGGCACGCCCATAAGCACCGACATCATACTGATGTGCTAATAGCTCTATGGTATCTTTTCGCATAATATTTAAGTTCATATTTTTCTCCTTAATATAAGTAATATTATACAGGAGTTAAGGAATTTTGTCAAGAAATTTTTTAGATGTGGGGTGAAAATTTTGATGTGAATATCTTAGGGAAAACAAAAAACCCTATGAGGCAGGGGAGTGATGTTGTCCGTCAACTCACACTTCTTTTCCATCATAGGGTTCAAACCGCGTTTTTTGATTTTGATTAGTTTTTATTTAGGCTATGTAAAACTGAATGTCTAAAAAAATATGCCCGTTGTTTTATCACTGTCAGAGTCGTGTTTCGCATTTGCTACAGTATTTCACTCATATTATAGTCGACTTTTGGTCGTGGGGTTGCAAGCACCCATGTTCCATAAACTGTGCCGTCATTAGGGTGTTTTTTCGCTGGACTCACATTACTTGATGGGGTTGACAGCTAAAGCTGAATCTCGCCTCGTCCTCTGAACTACTTCGTCCACCCATTGCTCGTATAGGCACTTTCGTTGCATGTTGCTACTAAGAGAAGATAGCTACTCATCATCAGCGTTTCCACCTTGTGAGAGCCAACCCATAGATCTTCTCAGGTATCGGTTGGCATTGCCAGTAGCGTGTTTTTTACCACAAGGACATTGGCTCGTTCCTGTATTTGCATACTTAGGTCAAGTGCTTACAATGTCAAACTTGCACTTAGATAACGCCAACATGTGGGCGGCACTTACTTCGTCCTACTACTTGCGTTAAGGCAATGTGGGCTAGGTATTCACAGCCGAAACTGTTAGTGCCTAAGAGTTTTACTCTTAAAAGAGCCTGCATTTGTGGAAGGATTATTTTACCGCCGAAGCTGATACATTTATTTTTTCCTATTACCCACTAGGGCAAACTCTTTTAAGAGTGCTGTTTTTCCTACAGTCTACAGTTCTCTGGAAAAACGCTGCATAAAATGCCGAGCATCTGACCTGCATCTCAGAGCAGGTGTTCTGATATACTATCGACGAGCGTATATACTCGGTGTGTCCTTCAATACTCGCACACGAAGTACTCATTCTGATAACCACCTAATGAGCAGGGGGAACAGTCCTATAACGATTACTGAACATCACGGGTCGCAATATTAACCTCTATTGCCCGATCATGAGGAGCGTATTAACCCGTTAGCCATTGGGGTGAACTTTTGTCGGAATTTCACACTACGCCACTTCTTTCGCCTGAGTGGTAGGCAAACAAGTCCGACTCACAGAGAGATTAACTCATTTTCCGAAAAGTCATTCGAGAACTTGTTTCTTCTCAAATATAAGTATATTATATCCGAAGTCTAACCTCTTGTCAAGAAAAATTTTGATGTATTTTCTTGGAGGTAGCTTTGGGCGTTGTTGAGGAATTATCCTTTAATGCTCTTCCTTGAACTGAGCAACCCTGCGTTTGAGAAATTTTGATCTTTCTCAATCTCAAATATAAGTATATTATAAATGAAATTTAACCTTTTGTCAAGAAAAACTTTGAAGTATTTTCTGACTTGGTGGGTTAAAGTGCCCACCACACTATTCATAAGGAGGTCTTATGCTTACTGCTGTTCGGCAGTAAAGAAGTCTACTAGAGCTTGTAAGTCTGACTTACCTGCTTTAGCTAGGTTAGTGAACTCGATACCTGTTAAAGTGGTGATCTGAGAAACTAACTCTGTTTTGCTAACCACTGGCTCGCCTGACTTTGTTAGTCTTGGTTGAGCTTGGTATACGCCTTCTCTGCTGAGTTTAGCAATGATACTTCTAGTAGTCTTGCCAAATTGTGAAGCTAGAGAATCTACTGTATCTCTTGATGGGTTAGCCTCGTAAGCTGAAACCATTGATGATACCATTTCGTCTGTGTAATTAGTTGTTGCCATGATTGTTTTATTTCTCCCAAAAATTTTATTTATTAACCATTTCATAATAAGTATATTATAGAGGTTTTTTGGTGGCTTGTCAAGAACTACTTTGAATTTTTTTCAAAGAGTTCGGCAAGTCGGCGTGCCTCGTTTTCGTCAAGGTTGCACTCATTTACAAGTGCTTGCACGCCTGCCTCTATTCCACCTGCATTATGGGAGTAATAAACTTCCATACGCTCTATATAATCGTGAGCGGCTTCGTTAATCGCAATCGTTCTCAGATGTCTACGCACTATACGCCCAGATTATTGCGGCAACAATCCCCCAAAACGGATGCACGATCCAATATTTGTTGTCTTGCCACCATGTGTGTTCGAACATATTTGACTTGTGCCGTGAACTTTGTGCCACATTCGCCAAGTATTTTGATATATTCATTCTTTTTTTCATGAGAATATTATATAAAAAGTGATCCGCCAAGTCAACAATTACTTTAACTTTTTTAATTGGAGGTGGAACGCACTTTTATTTCGGGGGCGGGCGTACGAAACCTGAGCGGGTGCTTCGCAAATCTCCAAAAAACGCAAAAAATTTCTTGACAACCCCGCAAAAGCCGTGATATAATGAGGTTTGCTAGAAAGACTACTTAAATCGTTTTTGCACTAGCGCGCTCGCGCGCGCATCACTTTTGCACTTCGAATTTGCACTTTCTTCGGTGCAGAGCGTGTGCGAATAGTAAGTGCTTACTATCACGCTAACGCAGGCTGTGCTTGCTTTTCACCTGCCAGCCCAACCCCGCGAAAAACCCCGCCGCTATGCGGTTCTCGCTATATTTCCCCATTCTTCGCTGAATTCGGGCAAAATTGTCGCCTCGCAAAGTCAAGCTGGTGGCGGGCTGAAAAAAGTTAAAAAAATTTAAAATATCTCTTGAATGGGACAAAAGTTTCAGTATAATAGTATGTATTCAGTAAGGAGATAATTATGACAAAAGAAACAAAAGTTGAAATAACCAAAGATGCTTTGGTTCGCCAAGTGGAACAAAAGTTCCGTTTACCAAGATTAGCTCTCTCTAGCTTAGAGCGAGCCAACAAAGCGACAATCGTCGCCATTCTAAACGCCAAGTAAATTTGGCGTGAATTAAAGCCGACTTATGTCGGCTTTTTTATTTTTAAAAAAAGCTATTGACAAAAAGAAAATTGTGTGCTATCATATCAGGGTGGTAGTGGGCGGGAAGCACCCGCATATTTTTGCCTGTGGATAAGTCTGTGGATAACCTGTGGATAAGTGCCAATAAAAAAAAAAGACTATGCGACCCCGCCAGGCACGCGCGCCAGCTCACAGAAAGACTTCACTTTCGCACTTCACTTTCGCACTTTGGCGCAAGCGCCATCACTTTGGCACTTCACTTTTGCACTTTGGCGCCGAAGGCGCGCCCCTGTGGACAAAAGTTGATTTTTCCAAATGAGAATGATTCTCATTCGCATTTAAAAATATTTTTTAAAAAGGTATTGACAAAAACCGAAACACACCCTAAAATTCATTTATGAATTTTAGGGTGAGTCAAGTTAAAAAGCCAAAGCGGATTTTTTTAGGATTAAAAATGACAACGTTGTCATTTATCAAAAAAAAAAAAGGCAGTTCAATTTCTTGTTCTGCCTTTTTTCTCTCTTTAAGGAGAGGAGTTTGCTAGATTAAGTTTCCGTTAATGTTTCCGTTTCTTTCTAGCGTTTCGATTTAGGGTTGAGGATTAACAATTCTTTCCCCTAGATCAAAATCACTTTTGTTATTTGATTTTTATCATAATTATATCTGTGATATAATCTCCGTATCAGTAGGGGTAGAAAGTCGGTATTTACTCGGTAGCTTCTCCGCGTTTCCTAGCCTTTGAGTTTCTCTAAGAGTCTTTGCTCATTGGGTGGAAGGCGTCTGCTTTCCTTTTCAGTCCGTTGCTTTCTGCCCTGTCCTGATATGTATATATTCTCAAATTTTAACCCTGCCGTCAAGCGTTTTTTTAAATATTTTTAAATTATTTTTTTGGTTAATTTGGGCTCGGTCTAAAATTTGCGACCTTCGGTTATTGCTTTGCAATAAGCAAATTTTAGACCGCGTTTCGAAAAAAGTCAAGTTTTGTGACAAAAAAATTTGCCTGTGGATAACCTTGTTAGTAAGTCGTTTTTTTGTGGATAACTTTGGGCTCTGCTCTCGTAGAAATTAACAAAGAGAGTTTCCGTCCTTATTTAATAAAAATTAAATGAGATCAACAGAGCCCAAATCGGAATAGGGCAAAGCTAAGATATGAGAAGGAATTAATGAAAGATAGCTTTGCCCTGTAATCAATCTAAATCAGTAATAAAAAATTTTCCTTCTAGTTCTTTTCGGATAACCCTAATTTTTGCAGTAAATAGCGGAGAGCTTTTTCCATGTCTTGTTCTATGTTCTCCATTAAGTCTGCGATATCTGATAAGCAATCTATAAAGTTCATTTTTTCTTTTTTCATTTAGTCTTTTAACGATTTTATATATTGCTTGTTCGTTATTAGCGTAAGTGTTGGCTTCTCTATTGTCATTCCTTTCCATTTTTCTTCTACCTCTAGCTGTGCTTTATGATCTACATTTCCTTTGTCATCTACAATGACTCTCATAATATATTCTTGATTATTAATATTTATTTTGTGCATAATTTTAAATCCTCTAAGTTGCTGATGTTATTTTGTCCCATGAGCATTTTTATTTCTGTGGTTACAAAAGTCTTAATGCCTTTTAATTCTAGCGTATTATTGAGTTTATATATTTCTGTCCACCCATAAATTCTGCCTTTTTCTTTGTCCCATTTCTCAAAATTGCTATCAAGTGTTTTTTTAATTTTGCTCTCTATAATTTGAGTTTCCATATCTAACCACCGCCAACAATTTGGCATATCGTAAGAGAGCCAAAAATAACCTATCTTAAAATTCATATAGTCTTTTTGGAATTGTTTAAATCGCTTTTCGGGATCTTGTGTTTTTCCAAATTTAAAATATTGCTGGTATGGTGTGCCTTCATCATTTAGCAATTCTAGGGAAAGCAAATATAGATAGCTATATTTAAAAAGTTTAAGCGGTATTTTTGCCTTGCCTATTTGTTTAGTTAATTCGATTTTTGTTTTCATTAGTTATCCTTTTATAGTTGTAGCCCCATGCAATAATTGAGGATACATTTAAGATTATTAAATTGATTAATTGATTTTCTATTGCTTGAAGTGTTAGCAAGGATAAACCAATAACCGCCATTATCGGAGTGGTGGTGTTTTTGGTTATTGGGGCAATCATTAAACAGATAGCCCCAAACCAATAAAGAAGATCTAGGAAACCCATGCCAAGATTTTAACAAGCATATCTTTAGAAGTTCTTTCTAGTGATGTTTGCTCGGAAGTTGATAAACCTTTTTTCTTAGCGATCATCTTGGCTAGTGTTGCCTTAGTTTCTTCTTGTTTCTTTTCTTTTTCCATTTTTTCCTCTCTTATGAATATCCTTCTAGTATATCGAAAAGTATAAAGAGAGCAAGTGTATTTGAAAAAATAGCCCTGTATAAATTTTCGCCAAGTGGTCAAAAAATGAGCAGTAAAAAAGTTGTCACAAATCTTGACATTTTCTGAATCTCGGTCTAAAATTTGTTTATCAAACAAAGTTTGATAAAGCGAAGCGGACAAATTTTAGACCGCCCCATTTAAAGCAACCCACCAAATCAGAGCCACCCTAAAATTATTTATAATTTTAGGGTATGTTTCTTTTAGCCATGACAACGTTGTCATTTGCTGTATAAATATATAGTAATTTTTTTTAAAAAATCTATTGACAAAAAGCGAAACACACCCTAAAATTCATTTATGAATTTTAGGGTGAGTCAATCAAAACAGCAAGGCAAAAAAAGTAAAAAAATTCTTGCATTGCTTGTTGTTTTTTGTAATAATTAGTGTATGGAAAATTTATCTAATAAGGAGTTAAAAATGCTAGATAAAGAAAAAAAAGATATGGAAATGAAAATCGCATTATGGGATTTAGTTTCTAAAATACAAGATGATGTTTTACAGCATCATCTAAGAAATGCCATTTTAGATAACCTAGATATGGCGTTTGAAAATGGGATTGATAGAGGTTTCGATATAGCTAGTCAATCTATTAGTAATACAAAAAAAGAGTGGGGGATTAAATAATGAATGCTTTTTTATTTTTGTGCGGTATCGTCTTTTTAATGGCGTGTTTATCGGTTGCCTATATTATGAGATGGACAGATAGTCTTCCTTATGGGGTTGAGTTGATGATTAATATAGCAGTTATAGGTTGCATGTTTTTAGCTTTATTATTAATGGGGTTAGGATTATGAGAGAGAATTTAATTCTGTTTGGAATGTTTTTCCTATCGCTAGGAATTGCGATAACATGCATTAATCTTTTAGTTATGTGGGGGGTATTACCAAATGGCAGGTAGTGAGCAAATGGTAAACATGAGAACACCATACCACATGGCGATTAAAGAAACCAAATTGCCCAAGCAATCAGCAAGGCAAATTGTTCGGCGGTGGAATGATTATATTAGATATTGTCCAATGACAATGGTCAAGAAAGATAAATATCTAAGAGATGAATTAAATGGTATGTTCTACGATTTATTAGCAGTCATGCATAATGAGTGGGGCGAATTATGAAATATCAATTATATAAAGATTATCTTATCGTTATGGTTGGTGATGAGAAAGCAATCAAGAAATATCTGCTTAAAAATAAATTAAGAAGATGTCTTGATATGTGGGAAGAAATGACGCATAATGTGTCTATAGGAATTAATGCCAATCGTTATTGGCTAAGGAAAGAAAAATGAAAGTAATTACAAGAGTAGGCAAAAAAAGAATAGTAGCAAAATCTCATAGTGAGATGATTGCTAGGATTAAAGGTGAGATTGTGAGAAGACATTTATTTGTTAATCGCAATAAACCAAAGCAGCTAGAATTTAATTTCTAGCATATCCCCCCGCCACCCCCCAGCAATGGGGGGCGGTTTTCTGACAACGTTGTCAGCGCGGAGCTCCGCTCCCCCACACGTACAACTTTTGGTATTTTTGGTACTTATAAAAAGACGCAGAAGATAGCATCGTGACGATGCATACGAAAAAATTTCTTGACTTTTAGATCGACCTATGGTATACTCCCAATATGAAAAATGAAATCGCAACAAGAATGTCTCCAGAAGGCTTAGAAGTAGCGAACTGTTATTTAGAACTGGGAAATGTTCAGTCAGTTTGTTTACGACTTAAACTTGATGAAAATACTGTACAAGATCTACTCAATAAAAGAGAAGTTCGCCAGTATATCGATCAAGTCTATCTGGACACAGGATATCGCAATAGATTTAAAATTGCAAATAAACTTGACGATATAATAGAACAGAAACTAGAAGAAGCAGAAGAAAGTCAAGTTTACACTAATAAGGATGTCGTAGATCTACTAAGCCTAGCGCACAAGATGCGCATGGATGAGATCAAGGCAATGGCAGAACTTGAGAAAGCCAAAGCCTCTAATATTAAAAACCAGACGAATGTGCAGATAAATGGAGAATTACCATTCGGTCAGGGAAATTACGGCAAGTTAATGGAACGATTATTACAGGACAAAACATGATAGAATTTATTTTATTACCATACACATTATTTAAATATTTATTTAGCCTAGTTATCTGGGCAAGCATTTTAGGAGGTGCATACGTAGGGGCTAAATACCTCTGGGGCAAATACATGGACGGTGAAGATATCTAATGAAGCCATACAATTTATTACGGAGCGCATTGCAAAGAAACCAGCGAGAATACTACTTAGGTCTGCTCGTCGTGGTTGCAGCGGTAATAGTATCGAATTTATAGAAACCTCAGAAGTTGGGGGAACATATATGGTGGACTTTGGATTTTTCTCAATCCATATTCCTTTTTCAGACTGGGAGATGTTAGAGCCAGTTGAGATCGGACTTGAAAGTGACTTAAATGAAAAACTTACTTTTGACTTGCCTTACACCCGCTGTGGCTGTGGAGAGTCATTTATAAATGGAAGAAGTACTTAATCTTATAGCAGAAGTTGGAGCACCGATAGCAGGCGCACTTGTTATGGGATACTTCATCTTTCTTGTTATGAAACAGAAGATGGAAGGAGTTGCTTCTAGTATTGGAACTCTTAAAATGTTTTGTACTTCACTTACTACTCGTGTCAAAACAATCAATAATGACATGATAAGATTAGACACAACTGTAAGTGCTGCTCTTGGACTTGTGCCAGATCTAAATAGAATTGCCAGAGCAGAGAATTTTATTGAAGCTGGCACTTTAGACGTGAGAAGAGATTAATGGCATATAGCAGACAAGTAGTAGAAAGATTTGAAGGAGTACTTAGTAATCCCGAAAAATTTTCCGTTGGTAGATTTGATCCCAGCGATCCGAGAGTTGCTACTGGAATGGTAGGAGCTCCAGCTTGTGGAGACGTAATGAAACTTCAACTTAAGATTGAAGATAACATAATACAAGATGTAAAGTTTAAAACATATGGTTGTGGAAGTGCAATCGCTTCAAGCAGTCTTTTTGTAGACATGCTTGTTGGAAAGACAGTAGAAGAGGCTCTTAAGATAAAAGATAGAGATATAGCTGCTGCTCTTGAACTTCCAAGTATAAAATTACACTGCTCAGTCTTAGCAGAAGAAAGTATCAAAAAGGCACTAGCTTCATGGAAGACATAGGACAACTGATACAAGACTTTGGTTTTCCAATCATTGCGATGGTTGGACTTGGTTATTTTGTTTACTATATGTGGACAAACCTTAATGATGTGGTGGAACCTGCTGTTGAAGAAATGCACTTTGCACTTATTAAGTTAATCGACCAAGTTCGTATGCTCGACAATGATCTAATAAGACTACAGCAAAAGGTAGATACAATTCTACAGATGAAAGAAAATGAGAAGAAAGACTCCGCTACGAAAAAGATTCCTTAGTATTACGATTGGTTTAGTATGTATTGGTGGAGCAATATTTTTTGCGGTGAAAGGTTATACCGACGAAATGGTGCACAAGTTCAACAATCCCAGTTTCTCTGGGATCGGAACATCGGCACATTACTTGACAATCGAAAATCAAGAAAACACTCGAAAAAATAAAATTAAAGACGATTTAGAAGCAGCAATTGAACAAGCAAAACGAGACGCAGAGTCATCAACTCTCGCACGATTTCTCAAGAACTTCGAGAGTAGAGTTTATTCTCAGTTATCACGAGATCTCGTCGATCAACTCTTTGGATCTAACGGACAAGGACTTGAAGCCTACGGTACAGTTGTTATTGAAGGAAACACAATTGAGTATTCCAGTGATGGTACAACAATTACTCTAAGAATTACAGATGCAGATGGACAAGTTACAGAGATTACAATTCCGATTGGTTCCTTTGGCGACTTTATGCCTTAGTAGTTGTTTTGGGGGATATGATGTTAAGAGTCTTCTCGAAAATAACACAGGTTATTTTAGTAAAATGGAGATTGCTGAAGTCCGACAGATTACAAATGAAAATCTGTGGAATATTACTCGGACTTCTAATAATATCCCAACTGTTGCTGTATATAGCTTTAGTGACCTCACAGGACAACGAAAAAGTAATAGCCAGTTCGCGTTGTTCAGCACTGCAGTCACCATGTCACCTGACGCTTTACTCGTACGAGCACTCAAGCATGCAGGGCAAGGAAGTTTCTTTCGAGTTGTTGAACGAGTTGGACTCGATCATCTTACAAAAGAGAGACAGCTCATTCGCTCCACACGAGATTCGCTACGAGAATCCGAAGACATGCTTCCCCTGCTTTTCGCAGGACTTATTATGGAAGGTGGCGTAATTGGTTATGATACCAATTTAAAGTCAGGAGGAACAGGAGCAAGATATTTAGGTATTGGAGCAAGTAAGCAATATCGAGAAGATACCGTGACGGTATCATTAAGAACAGTAAGTGTAAGCACTGGAGAGATTCTCATGGAAGTGCTTATAACAAAAACGATTCTCAGTGTCGCAGTAAATCAAGATGTTTTTCGATTTATTGAGATGGGAACAGAACTTGTCGAAGTTGAGAATGGAGTGACAAAGAACGAAAGCGTTACTATTGCACTTCAGAAAGCAATTGAGACAGGAGTATATGAAACTATTTTAGAAGGAAATAGAAGAGGCTACTGGTCAGTAGCCAGCTTGGGAGAGCAAAATGAAACTAGTGGGGGTAAATCTTAGTTTAATAGTACTTTTTACTATAAGTGCATATGCAGCGGATAATGAAATCTACATAACACAATCTGGGAGTAATGCTCAAATAGAGATAGACCAGATTGGAAGTGGAAACCAAGTAAAAGGAAACGAAACAGCAAGTGGAAATGATCCAATTAGCACATTTAATTTGACAGGAAACAGTCAAACGATTGATATAAATCAGATTGGAGATGGCAACGATTTTATAGGAGATATCGTAGCTGATACAGTTGCAGGAAACTTTACATTTACAGGAGATAGCAATATCTTTGATATTGATGTAGATGCAACTGGAACTTATGGCGGCGATAATCTTAACATAGATGTAGATATTACTGGAAGTGGAAATGACATGACAGTAAGAATAGCAACAGCTGCAGCAGCAACTGGTGTTGACTACGATGCTGTTATAAGCGGTGATTATAATACAATCACTTCAAATATAGATGTAGATAATGCAATCTTTGATATTGACATAACTGGAGATTATAATACTCTGGACTACGATGCAGATAACTATGCAGGACATGAGTTTTATCTAGATCATACAGGTGATTATACAAACTTTATTATAGACCAGCAATCTACACTGGCAAAGGATTACTTGAATATTAATTCAACGACTAGCGGAACAAGTGGATCAAATGCGAATATTTGTATTTATCAAAATGATGCTGGTACTGTCACTTCATGCTGATGGTATTGGTAGCGTAACTGAATTAAACGGTAATCATGCAGAAATAAATAGAACGGGCGAGCAATTGCCCGTTTCTGTTAATATAGGAGTAAATAGTTATGATGACGTTCGAACTGCTAATACTCGCCTCGGTATTACTTTTAGTGACGATAGTGTTGTGCGTCTCACTGAGCATAGTAAGCTTATACTTGATGAAGTGGTCTTTGACCCAAATCCAAGCAAGTCAAAAATTGGCTTACAATTTGCTTCAGGAACTGCACGATTTATCACAGGGAAAATAGGTGCGATTAATAAGGAGAATATTAGTATATCCACTCCAACTGCTCAAATCGGTATTCGTGGAACTGACTTCACTGTTACTGTTGATGAGTTGGGGCGTAGTCTGGTTATTCTTCTTCCTGATGTCAATGGTATATCTAGCGGTGAAATCACGGTAGCAACGGCGGCAGGAACTACTGTACTCAATAAACCATTTGAAAGCACAGTCGCAAGCATGTGGGAGAAAGCTCCCAGTAGCAATGTAATATTAGACTTAACTTTAGATGCGATTGACAATATGTTAATTGTAAGTCCTCCAAAAGAGGAAGAACTTGTTGAAGAAGAAAAGACAGCCCGAGCAGATTTTTTAGACTTTAATGATTTAGAGGTAGATCTACTTGCAGAAGACTTCTTTGAAGAAGACTTAGAGTTTAGTGAGATAGATGTAGATTTATTAGATGTAAACTTTCTCGAAGACTTACTAGATATCATTGAAGCAGTAGACGAGCTAAAAGAAGGAGGAAAAGAACTTGACTCTGATGGCTCATTACAAATTACAGGAACAGAAATAGGACAAGATGCAGAGACTCAAATAATTACTTTAGTAGACTCTGGAAGACTAAAAATGACGAGAAGTATAAGTGATACAATTTATGTAAACTTAGATGCCTCTCAAGGATATAATATCATATTATCACAAGATGGCAAAGACATTAATATTGTGGTTAATAGCGGCGGTTCCTCTATTATCTTACGGCAGTCTGAATGATTGGACACAAACAGAACGAAACTTATACTATGCTTACAATATAGGAAGCTGGATAGACTACGAACAATCAAAAGATGCTTTCAAAAATGGAAAATATATGGAAAGTAATCCATTATTTTCAAATCGTCCACATCCAGACCGAATACTCGCACAAAAAATATTAGGATCATATGTACTCTACAAATTTAATGATAGTAGAGACAATCGAAAATACGGACTGATTGCAGCAAATATAGTTCAGTGGGGCGTGGTAATAAATCACGAAAGCATGGGAGTACATTTTAATATATCATGGTAAGATTCGGAATCGCACTTGCTCTTGGAGCACTCTTTATATGGAATCCACTTCCATTCAAATTATTAGAACTCAAAACTTGGGACTATCTTGTAATGTCAAGAGATCCTGTCCAAAACGAAAATATACTGATCGTAGACTTAGATGAAGAAATAGTAGAAGCTTATGGTGGTTACCCACTTCCAAGAACACTTTATGCAGATCTAGTTGCTAGATCAAATGTTGCTGGGATCAGCGTTCTTATGCCAGATCCCGATATTCGAGATTTCAGAAATGACTATGTACTTGCAACTAATATGATGCAGACCCCAACGGTTATAGCCTCAGCAGCTTCTACACAGTCAGAGGAGCTTTCTCTACATGTGGGAACAGCTCAATTAGGAGAAGACCCAACACCATGGCTATATCAATTCCCAGGAATTTTACGTACCGAGTCAAATCTAGCGGCAAACGCGGCAGGTCTCGGGCTAGTAACAGCATCACCAGAGATAGACGGAGTAACACGGCGTATGCCTCTCGTAGTAAACGTGCAGTCAAAACTGTATCCGAGTTTCGCTCTGGAACTCTTAAGAGTCGCCGTAGGAGATCCTTCGTACCAGTTAAAAACAACACAAGAAGGCATATCTTGGGTTAGAGTACCCAACTATCCAAATATGATTACAGATGCGAATGGTCGCATCTTTTTGGATTGGAACACTAAGTTCTATCGCCAGTCTGCAGCAGAGTTTTTGGCAAATCCAATAGCTGCACCATTCGTTATCTTTGGAGTAACCGCAGAAGGAGTTAATAATCCAGTACCAACTCCCGCAGGACCTAAATATCCACATGAAATACAAGCAAACACTTTACACAATCTTATACAAGGCACAGCACTTTCTACGCCTACTTGGAGTGGCGGTGCAACAATCGTGGCAGGAATTATTGGACTACTTATTTTGGGGTTTGCTGTTAGTAGTATTTATTTTAGTATTCCTGTCCTAGTAACACTTATTGCAGGTTCCATCTATGGAATGTTTTATGCCTTAGAATCATCTTATTTATTGTCCACAAGTGGTCTTATTTTGATCTGGTTTTTATTCTGGGCGATTGAAAGTTTCCGTAGTTTCTTTACTACATATTTACAGAAACAACAGATTAAACGACAGTTTGGGACGTATGTGAGTCCCGAGTTGGTGAAAAAATTACAGGAAGACCCATCATTACTGCAATTGGGTGGCGTCACGAAACAACTAACTTTTCTTTTCAGCGATATCAGGGGATTTACACCGATCTCTGAAAAATACCAGAAGAATCCGCAAGGACTTACTACTCTCATAAATCGATTTTTAGACAATCAGACTAAGATCATTATGAAGCATGGCGGAACAATAGACAAATACATGGGAGACTGCATCATGGCGTTTTGGGGTGCACCTCTCGATGATGATAACCAAGTAGAAAACGCAACAAAAGCAGTTATTGAGATGAAACAATCTCTAAAGGAGTTAAATGAACAACTTGAGCAAGAAGGACTTGATCAAATTAACACAGGTGGAGGAATCAACACAGGGACTTGCGTGGTGGGCAACTTCGGTTCTTCCTCTCGCTTTGATTATTCTGTCCTTGGGGACGCCGTTAATTTGGCTGCTCGTCTAGAAAGTTTATGCAAAGAATATGATGTCGGAGTCATTATCTCTGAGTATAGTTTAGTGGATGGTTACGATTACGAATATTTAGACGAGGTTATTGTTAAAGGCAAAACAGAACCCATCAAAATCTATACCATCCGAAAATAATACTTGACTTTGAAGTTCATTTTTGATATAATTTGATAGTATTTATACAAAAGTTCAGGGAAACAGAAATGAGCGTTGAAAAAGTAGCATCAGATTTAGAGAAGCATGAAGCAGTCTGTGCCGAAAGATGGCACACGGCTTTTAATCGTTTTGACGATATAGATGCAGAAATAAATAAGATTCAAAATATTCTTATTGCTGCAGCTGGTGGTATCATTAGTGCAGGCGCTCTTGCTGTCTGGACAATTATAACAATAGGGTAATTATGGAATTAGAGTACGAGAAAAAAGAAATTACTGCAAGCCCAAAAACTAAAGCAGTAAAACCAGTATGGGTAATCAAAGATGGTTACGAACTATACTTAAAAAGAGGTCTCTGGCACGTCAAATGGAATGGTGGTCATGAGATATTTACAACTGAAAAAGAGGCGAAAGAATTTAGTGGCAAATAAGATAGAAGAAGCTTTAAAAGCTGCCGCAAGCAAAGTTCAAGTCGGCGAAGTTGTCGAAGGTGAAGGACACGAAGAAAGCAAAGAAATTTCTCCAAGAGAGAAATTATTACTTGCTCGTAAGAAAAACCTTCAAAGAAAACATAGATCTAAACTACCTAGTAGTTTAAGATGACACCAGAAGAACTTCTGGAAGCGTACAGAGTCGCCCATAGCGAGAGAGGTTGCATGGGCGGAAACGCTACACTCAAAGTCAAAGATGAGATTAAGCACTTAGTAGACTTACTTTCAGCGGAGACTTTACTAGATTACGGATGTGGCAAAGGATGGCAATACAGGGACCATCAATGTCACGAGTACTGGGGAACAAAAGTATATTTATATGATCCTGGGTACGATAAGTACAATGTCAAACCGAAAGGAAAATTTGACATTGTAATCGCAGTAGATGTATTGGAGCATCTTCATCCATCAACTGCAATACAAACAATACGAGAGATTTTTAGTTATGCTAGAAAAGGAGTTTTCTTTCGAATAGATACTAAACCTGCTCGTAAACATTTTAAAGATGGCACAAACTTTCACACACTTCAAAGAGATAGAAGATGGTGGTTAGATATACTATACCAGTTGAAAGGAAACAAAATACTAGAGGTAAAATTTGAAGAAGAAATTACCGCATGATAAACGCCTAGCGATTTGTCAAAAGTGCCCACACTACAGAAAGTTCTGGAAGACTTGCAAAATATGCAATTGCTTTATGCCCCTAAAAACAAAAGTAAGATGGGCAGAGTGTCCAGACGAGCCGCCTCGTTGGACTTAGTAGGAGGAAACGAATATGCCAAAACACTCATCAATGGGTAAGAAAAAGAAAGGCAAGAAAAAACGTTCTTATTAAGTAATGATTAGCGCACCGTTTAAATATTGGGGAGACTTTGATATAAGTTTCTTTCTAAGAGCGGTAAGCTATTTAGACTGGCACCAGTATACTGAGAGACAAGAAAAACGTTTCGGTATGCAAGATACATACACAATTCCATTAATTTGGGATATAAAACTAGAAGAAAGAAAAGAACATCCTAGTTATAATTTATTCAAACCAGAGTTAGAAAAGCTTTCAGCAATTCTTAACGAGAAACTGGGAGCAGGAAAAATATTTACCTGTGTATTGACTAAATTACCAGCAGGCAAACAAATTGATCTGCATGTAGATAAATTAGACTTCTTTAGTAATTCAAGTAGAATACATATTCCAATTATAACAAATGATGATTGTATTTTTAGAGTTGGAAAAGAAACTCAAAATATGAAAGTTGGAGAAATGTGGGAAATATGTAATCATGGCATGCTACATGGAACTCAGAATAATGGTACAACTGACCGAGTTCATCTAATGATTGACTGGGATTACGAGGAGGTGACCAATTTTTAGGGGGCGACTGACCTTACACTAAGCAAAAGAGTATGATTGAATTCATAACACGGAATATAATTCGGGTCGTTCCGCCCCCGCCTTTTAGGAGAAATATGAAACTGATACAATGGATTAAAAATTTGTTCAAGAAGAAAGAAGTACGAAAAGGTACTACTAAAAGATACGGACCTAAATGAGAACAATTAATTCAATAGCAAAAGAAGTCCATCAAAAAATACATGTTGATGGAACTCATACAAAACGCAGATGGAGAAATACTGCTCCAGCATTACCTGCCGATAGAAAAAAAGCAATAAATTGTTTTGCTAAAATAGGAACACTAACAGTAGATTTTGCTACTGAAACATGGACAGTAGACTCATATTCATTTGATTATAAAGATGTTTATGTAGTTTTCTGTACAAACTACGCTCAGTGTGAGCAGTTTGAAAATACAAATGGTAAATTTGCTGCACTTATTTGTGTAGATCTTGAAACCAAAAAAGTTTACTCTTTAACAAGAGATAATAATAGTGTAGTTAGATTAACTAGACTATATAAACCTCCTTTTCCAATGTTGACTAATATGTATAAATATGCAATTTATTCACACGAACCTTTGGAAGATGGAGTTCATGCTTACGATTATACATCGTAACAAAGGAGTCGCCGTTAAGGTGGCAATTAGGGGAGAATGATATGTTAGCATTATTCGAATGGATTGGAGCATTTATTGCTGTAGTCCCGACAATAGTAACTGTCTGTTCATTTATCGCAGCTGTAACACCAACACCAGTTGATGATGGACTTATGAAAAAAGTATACATGCTTATGGACTGGTGCGCACTTAATGTGTGGAAAGCTAAGGATAAGTAAATGCCATACGTAGTTAGAGGAAACACTGTTTACAAGAAAAATGGGAAGAAACTAACTAAGAAGGCGACTGCTAAAAGTAAAAGCCGTGCTAAAGCAATGGTACGGCTTTTATATGCGGTAGAAGGTGGGTATGAGTTAAATACCAAGAAACCAAAAGGAAAGAAACGTGGCAAGAAATAGTTTTTTAAATGAGTCTTATTTTAATATTGCAAGAGGCAATATAAATAAAGCTTCGTCTATACATAAGTTTGGTAGAAATCCAAATGTAGGTGGTGCTCCAGAAACAATATGGGAACAAGGTGGCATTTATACTTACTTGACAGTTGCCTCAACAGTTTATGTGTCTGGAGCTGATGCACAAGATAGTGCATCTGGAACAGGTGCTCGTACCGTTACAGTCCAAGGATTAGATGCCAACTATAATGAAATTCAAGAAACACTTACAGTAGATGGTGCAGTTTCAACTAAATCATTTTTAAGAGTTTATAGAGCCTTTGTTGCTTCAGCAGGTTCATTACAAACTAATAAAGGCACTGTGGTAATATCAACAGGTGCAAGTGGTGCTGGTACAGTATTGGCAACAATTGCAACAATTGGTACAGGTACAGTATATGGTCAAGGACAAACAAATTTGTCATTCTATACAATACCTGCTGGAAAAACAGGTTATTTAACAAATTGGAATATAGGAGTAGGTGCTTATAATGACGCCATAACCGCTAGCTTATATACAAGAGAAATAGGCAATGGTTTAATTTTTAGAACAAGAGACGTTATGGATGTTCCAGGCGGACTTCATCAAAGAATATATCAAGTACCATTTAACTTACCTGAAAAAACAGATATTGAAGTTAGAGCAATTGCTTCAACAGGTACAAATATATCATCAACATTTGATATTGTACTGCTTAATAATAACTAAAATGGCGCGTAAAAGAGTAGCAAAGAAAAGACCAGTGCCAACAAACCCAGCACTTTATGCTAGGGTAAAAGCGGAAGCAAAAAGAAAGTTTAAGGTATATCCGAGTGCATATGCAAACGGATGGTTAGTTAAAACATACAAAGCTAGAGGCGGTAGATACCGCATGGGAACAAGGAAGCGAAAATGAAAGCAGTTCTAACAAAAGATGGCAAGTTTAGAGTAGTCGAGAAAGATGGACATACTGATGGAGCATCAGCAATTAATGCATGTAAAACAATTATGTCACACTGTCAAATGATTCTTGACAACGTAGATCCAGAACAGTCCTTACCAACATGGTGGACAAATAAATTAGCAATCTCAGAGTACGAAGTAGTCTCAGCGGCAAATTACTTGTCGAATGGACTAGAAGGAGATGGCTAAACCTCAAGGCGGACTTACTAAATGGTTTAAAGAAAAATGGGTGGATATAAGCCGACCTAAAAAGAAAGGCAAATATCAACCATGTGGTAGACCAAAAGCAAGGACAAAGCGTGCGGGGTATCCCAAATGCGTCCCAGTAAGAGTAGCATCAAAAATGAGTGCTGCAGAGAAGCGTTCCGCCGTTAGAAGAAAACGAGCCAAACCTCAAGGCATCGGTGGCAGACCTACATATGTCCGCACAAAGGCAAGAAGAGGAAGAAAGAAACGCTAAAACAAGGAGGAGTCATGAAAGGACTTACACTAGCGGAAAAACTAACTATACCACCACGATTACACGGCATCGAAAGAGCTGTGGGATTACTAATCATGTCTCAAAGAGCAAGATTAGAAAAGATGAAACAAGTTAAAGAAATCACACAATTAACTGACCCAGAGAGGTCAAGACAGCTGAATAGGCTGACAAGGAGCTAAAAATGGCAAGAACAGGATCATTTTTATCAGGACCAACTGGTGTACATAACACTCAGAAGATTCGTAAGCATGTGCTTAAAATCGGAATCACAAGAGAGATGAATGCAGCAGCTGGAACTCTAGTTAACACCAAAAATCCATATGGTGTTGAAGCGGCTCGATATAGCGCAAGACCCAGCGCGATCGGACCAAGATATGGGAAAACTTTATCTCCCAGAACTCCGTCTTTTACAGGTGGAAGAACTGCTCACTCCAAAGTGCTTGTAAAAAGACCTAACAGGAGACGTAGATAAACATTATACATAAAGATTTTCATGAATTAATGAAATCAGGACGACTTAATAAAGTCGTAAATAGTATTTTAAATGGCACTAACAATAAGCGAAAAAGCAAGACTGAGAAGAGCAGGTCTGAAAGGCTTAAACAAGCCAAAAATGACTCCAAGTCACAAGACAAAAAAAGCCGTCGTAGCCACAAAGGTAAACGGTAAATTAAAAGTCATAAGATTTGGGGCACAGGGGATGGGTCACAACTATAGCCCAGAAGCTAGAAAGTCTTTTAAAGCAAGACATCGTAAGAATATTGCTAGAGGAAAAGCTTCCCCCGCATACTGGGCTAATAAATTTTTATGGGCGGGTAAAGGTGGTAAAAAGAAAGCACCACCTAAATCCCAAAAATATGTTCGAGGAATTAAACGTAGGAAACGCTAATGCAAACAGTAGCAGATACAAGAAAATTATGGTTAGATGAGCAATTTCTGCATGCCGCAGATCTTGCTACTAAATTAGAGAAAATAACAAAAGTAAGAAAGCTTACTGAAGTTGAAGAACTCTTTTTAAAAGTATCTGCTGCGTTTCTTTACTTACATAATTTCACAATAGATAAGGACATATTTGAATTAGATGACGAACACTCTGAGACACTGCACTAGATGTTAGAAATTTCAAGAAAAGACATTCTCTCTGATTCCTTAATGGAATTTAAAGAGAATCGTTTCATAAAACTTCCGATAGACTCCTATATGGAGTTACTTGGTATTCAACCAAATTCTTCTCAACATGCAATTATCAATGCAATTAACAATCCTAAGTATAGATTTGTAGTTGCTGCTGTCTCACGTCGTCAAGGAAAAACATATATTGCCAACATTATAGGGCAATTAGTCACACTGGTACCAAACTGCAATGTATTACTCATGTCACCAAACTATGCACTCTCTCAAATCTCTTTTGATCTCCAACGTAATCTTATCAAACACTTTGATCTCGAAGTGCTCAGAGACAATGCCAAAGACAAAGTTATCGAACTCTCAAATCATTCCACAATCAGGATGGGATCTGTCAACCAAGTGGATTCTGTCGTGGGTCGGTCTTACGATCTAATTATATTTGACGAAGCAGCACTTGTAGACGGCAGAGATGCTTTTAATGTAGCACTTCGTCCTACACTCGATAAAGACAATTCTAAAGCACTTTTTATATCTACACCTCGTGGTAGAAATAACTGGTTTGCTGAATTTTGGTATAGAGGTTTCTCAAATGAATTTCCAGAGTGGTGTAGTGTAAAAGCTACTTATCACGAAAATCCAAGACTCTCTGAAGATGATATAGCAGAGGCAAGAAAAACTATGTCTGAAGCAGAATTTTCACAAGAGTATATGGCTGACTTCAATGTCTATGAAGGACAGGTTTGGAAGTTTAACTTTGCTGAATGTCAACAAGATCTAGCTGAACTTGATACCAGTAAAATGGATATCTTTGCAGGAATGGACGTAGGTTACAAAGATCCTACTGCATTTTGTGTAATTGGATATGATTGGGATAAGGATAAATACTATCTCTTAGATGAATACTTAGATAGTGAGCGTACTACTGAGCAACATGCTGCAGAGATACGAAAGATGATTGAAAAGTGGGATATTGACTATATTTATATAGATTCTGCAGCTCAACAAACTCGATTTGATTTTGCTCAAAATTATGACATTTCTACTATTAATGCGAAAAAATCAGTACTTGATGGAATTGGACATGTTTCAGGAATTGTAGACAATGATAAACTAATAGTAGATCAAAGATGCAAAGAAACTCTAATCTGTTTAGATCAATATCAGTGGGATCCAAATCCAAATCTTCTCAAAGAAAAACCTAAGCACACTCATGCCTCTCACATGGCTGATGCGCTTCGCTATGCGCTCTATTCGTTTGAGACAAGCGTTACATCCTTCTAATTTACACCTCCAAAAAATAGTTCTTGACTTTCAACCGATTTTAATATATAATCTATTGTATAGAAGTAAGTTTATGACATTAAGAAGAGATTTAGTAAAGTATGTCCGAGATAAAGCAAAGTCGCAGTATAAGAAAGCGACGGAATGCTACATTTGTGGAGTCACAGAAGAACTGGACTTCCATCACTTTTACGGATTGACTGAGTTACTTGAATGGTGGTTGAAAGAAAAGCAAGTCATCATTAACTCAGAGAAGGACATACTAGCTCTACGAGAACAATTCATAAAAGAGAATTACGAACAAGTTTATGAGCACGCTGTTACGCTCTGTCACATGCACCATTTAAAGTTGCATAGTATTTATGGAAAACGCCCAAAGCTAGTAACAGCAGAAAAGCAACAAAATTGGGTGGAGATACAGAGACGTAAGTATGGCATGGTATGATTTTTTAACAGGCAGTAGAAAGGACTTCAACTCCGAATATGAGAAGTTGAATCCCAGCCAATATGTAATTTCTTCTGAAGAAGGACTTACACTAGATTCACGTGAAAACGTAACAAATTACCGAAATGCTTACGAACAGTTAGAGGTAGTAAACCGAGCAGTCAACATGATAGTGGATGATGTTTCGGAAATACCTTTTAAGGTTGGTGAGCAATTAGTTGGTACCAATAACATTATCAAAAATATTCGTAGATCAAAAGTTGATTTGCTTTTAAATAGAGAACCAAATCCTTTTCAAGATGTATCTGCGTTTAAACGAAATCTTATTATTGATCTTTTGATTGATGGTAATATTTTTATTTATTTTGATGGTGCCCACCTTTATCATCTTCCAGCAGAGAATGTTACAATCTATACTGACGATAAGACATATGTAGAAAAATACACATATGATCATAGCATAGATTATTCTCCAAATGAAATTATTCACATAAAAGAAAACAGTTTTAACTCCATTTATAGAGGAGTCCCTAGATTAAAGCCTGCATATAGAACTATGCAGTTACTTTCTTCTATGAGAAGATTCCAAGATAACTTCTTTAAGAATGGAGCAGTACCAGGGTTGGTACTTAAATCTCCGAACACTCTTTCTGAGAAAATTAAAGAAAGAATGTTACAGGCATGGGTTGCACGATACAATCCACAGTCTGGCGGTAGACGACCACTCTTTTTGGATGGTGGTTTAGAAGTCGAGAACTTAACAAACGTAAGTTTCAAAGAACTAGATTTTCAGGAAGCTATTAAGATTAATGAGAAAATAATTCTAGAAGCTATGGGTATCCCACCCATTTTGTTAGATGGCGGAAACAACGCTAATATTCGACCTAATCATCGACTTTATTACTTAGAAACCATACTGCCGATTATTAATAAAATGCAGTGTGCTTTCGAGAGATTCTTCGGTTTCAAGTTAGAGGAAAACGTAGCAGGTATTCCTGCCTTACAGCCCGAACTTCGAGACGAGGCAGCATACTATGCAACTCTTGTTAACAATGGGATTATGACACCGAATGAAGCACGGGAGGCTATGCAGCTTGAGAAGATCGACGGATTTGATACACCAAGAGTTCCTGCGAACATTGCAGGATCAGCATCAAACCCAGCAATCGGAGGACGACCAGAAGAGACTCCTCCCAGTGAAGGAAACTAAATATGACAAAAGATATGATGGCAAAGGCACTTTCAGAGTTTTTCGTAAAACATAAAAAACTTTTGGATTTAGCCGAATACAAAGCATGCGGAAACGATGTTCCTGTCAAAGACTATATGGCTCGTAGAGCTTTTGGTTCTTGGTCAAGAGTATTGTCTACTGTTATGAAAAGATATCCAATAGATTTTGAAGCACTAAACACTCCAGTTGTTGCTCCTAAAGTTGAAGTAAAGGTAGAAGCTCCTAAAGCTGCACCTAAAGCTGCACCTAAAGCAAAAGCGGAGAAGAAAGATGTCAAATAAAATTTTTCATTGGACAAGTTCATTTAAATCACTTGGTGAAACTGATGACGGTGGACTAGATATTAAAGGATCAGCTAGTACCAACGGTCTCGATAGAGCTGGTGATATTATTGAAGCAGAAGCATGGACAAAAGGTGGATTAGATAATTTTAAAAATAATCCAGTTATTCTTTTTAACCATGATTATAACCAACCTATTGGTAGAGCAACAGGTGTAGAAGTTAATAAAGATGGTCTAGAACTATCTGCAAGAATTTCAAAAGCATCTGGTCACATTAAAGATTTAATTAAAGACGGTGTCCTTGGAGCATTTTCTGTCGGCTTCAGAGTCAAGGACGCAGATTATATGACTGAAACCGACGGATATAGAATCAAGGATGCAGAACTTTTTGAAGTGAGCGTTGTTTCGGTTCCTTGCAACCAAGGCGCTACATTCTCCATCGCAAAATCATTTGATAGTATGGATGAATATAACAAGTTTAAATCCGAGTTTATTAAGGCTAACTCTTCTGGACCAGCAGACGCTGTTAAAGTTGAGCAGCCAAGTAAGGCGAAAGCCAAAAAAATGGAGACGAAAATGTCAGAAGAAAATAAAACTCCTGTAGCTCCAGAGTTCGACTTAGCTTCATTTGCAAAACAAGTAGCAGAAGAAACTGCTGCTAAAATTGCTATGAAACAAGCCGAACAGAAAGCAGCTGAAAAGCAAGCTGAAAGTGAAGCTGTTGCAAAACAAGCTGAAGTTGAAGCTACTGAAAAGGCTGCTCAGGAAGCAAAGCAGGAAGAGCAAAAAACTATAGTCCAAGCTGGACTCTCAGGTGCTGAGAAGTTAATGCAAGATGTTGAGAAAAGAGTTAAATCAGACTACTCTAATTTAGAGCAAGTCGTTAAGTCTCTTGAAAAACAACTTGCTGAAAAATCTGAAGAAATCATGAATATTCGTGAGTCTAAAAGAATTTTCTCAGACAGAAAAGGAGAAGGCGATTGGAAAAAAGCATTTGAGAAAGATATCATCGATGCTAAATTCGCTGGTCTAGCTACTGGAAAAGGTTGGGAAAACAAATATGCTAAAGACGTTATGCAGAAAGTAAACGCACATTCAGGTGTGGGTGTATCTTCAGCTGACTTCGAGCAAGTTGTTTCAACCAACATTGAAAGAGATATTCAAAATGAGCTAGTCTTGGCTCCTCTATTTAGAGAAATCCCAATGACTTCTGCTAATATGATTATCCCAATATTACCAGATTCAGGATACGCTGAGTTCACATCTAACCAAACTGCTAGTGGTTCTTCACCACATGGTAACTTGGCACAAAGAGGTGATACATATGGATCCGCTTACGGTGGTGTTGATTTAACTGAAAGAACTCTTTCAACCAAAAAACTTATTTCACAATCATACTTAGGTAACGAGACTGAAGAAGATGCAATTCTACCAATTCTTCCTTTAATTAGAGAGTCTATGGTTAGATCACATGCTAGAGCAATCGAGAACGCAATCCTCGTCGGTGACGACGCTGACGGTGCTTTCGGAACTGGCGGTGCTTCTTTCGAAGGTCTATGTCACTTAGCAAGAAATGATTCAGACTACACACAACCATCAGGAACTTTCGCAGCTTCTGACGTTGTAACTGCAGCTGACCTTCTTGCTCTAAGAAAGAACATGGGTAAATATGGTGTTAACCCATCAGAAGTCGTATACATCGTTTCACAAGACGTGTACTACAACCTTCTAGAAGATGCTGAGTTCCAAGATGCTAACCTAGTTGGCGACATGGCTACTAAGCTATCTGGTGAAATCGGACAGGTCTTCGGATCAAGAGTATTACTCTGTGACGAGTTCGCTACTAAAGCAGCTGCTAAATTTAACGCAATTGCTGTTTACCCAAGAAACTATGTAGTTCCAAGACTTAGAGGTGTAACCATCGAGTCTGACTACGAAGTTGCTAACCAAAGAAGAGTGCTTGTCGCTTCACAAAGAATTGGATTCCTCGATCTTATCGATGGAGCTACTTCAAAGTGGGCACAAATGTACAAAGCTTCTGCTTAATATAAGCACACAGGTTTCGTGGGGCGACCTTAATGCCCCACACTTTTAATTATGGCAGATTTATTTACAGTTAACGAATACAAGGATGCGGAAGGTCTTCGAGGTGAGAAGGACGACGATCGTTTAGCTGTAATCGTACCACAGGTATCAAAACTTGTAAAGACGTATTGCGGAACTAGTTTTATTGACTATTATAGTAGTGCAAAAACAGAAACCATTACAATTTACGATAATTTTACCAGTACAATAATTCTGAGTGAAACTCCTGTAATAGCAGTTTCCAGCGTAAGAGAAAGAACAGCTTACTCAGAAAGTTATCAAACTTTAACTACAGGTAACTATGAGTATTTTGTAGATACAGATTCAGACTCCGTTATGAGAACAACAAAAAATGGAGAACTTGCTTACTGGGCAAAAGGTGTTGGAGCAGTTCAAGTAACATATACCGCAGGATATGCATCTACACCAGATGATTTACTACTTGCTTGTTATGACTTAGTAAATTACTATATGAAAGATGAGCATAAAGAGAACAGAACATTGGGCGGAGCTCAAATAAGACAGGATGGAACTTCCTCTCTAAGATTAAGTACTGACTTTCCAGATCATATCAAGAGAGTATTGGACTTATATAGAGTTATTATTTAATGGCTCAACAAATTAGATATAGAAGTATATCAGATTTGGCAAACTATGAGAGAGGTAACAGAACTGGTGCCCCAGGCATAGGATATGGGTTTATTGTTTTAAATGAGAAAAATTTTGGAAACTTATTCCAAAACTTAATTCTTACTATGCAGCAATTACCTACTGCAAGAGATTTGTTTAGTCAAGGACCGACTAACGGAGCTCCAACTTTTAGAGATATGGCAGAATATGTCCAATCTAAAATGAGACAGCCTGTTCAAAGATACGATATAGTACAAAATGAGATAGCAAGTAATGGTAGTGAAACTCTTTTAGTTATAAACTGGGTTACTAAAAATCAAAGCGGAAGAATTAGTAATACTGCTAATTTAGAACAAACAGTTCAAAATAGAGTAAGACGACATATTCAAGGTTTTTGGAAAGCAGTTAAAAGGTCATTTGGAGAACAACAACTGAATCAAATGGCTGGAGGTAGATCAACCTTTGAACATTCTAAAGAAAGACATGGTACTATACTTGATCAAAATTTTAGAAACACTGATCTAGCAAAAGTTGATCAAAGATTAACAGGTACAGCTCGACAAGCAAAGACTTTGTTAGAATTAGAAAAAGCAATTGATGATGTGCTGAAAGCAAATAATAGCACTCTTATGGATTCAGTTTCTAACTTTTTTGCAAACATCTGGAAAGCAAATATGGACTTTTCAGATGAAGTAAGACAGTATAGAACTGTAAAAGAAATTGCAGATACTTATACACTATATGCAAACTTTACATGGGATGATGGACGTACTCGCCCATGGATGACAGCTCAAAATACTAATCTATTAGATACTGCGTTAGCAAAGCAATATGCAGAGTATTTAGCTTCTAATCAGTTTATAAAAGATGTATTAAATTATATCAAACAAAATAGTGTAACTGATGCCGCAGGATTTTTTGCAGCTTCTCCAAAATTAGAAGATGCTTACTTAGGATTAGCGGCAGATCAGATAATAAAAGAATTAAAAGGTAAAAAGTATTTTAATACAAAAATTAAAAAATCTTCACAGAGTAAGAAAAACAGTAAAGGAAAATCAAAAGTTAGAGGAAAAAATCCTGCTACAAATGAAAGAAAGGCAACTGGACTAAAAAATAGAAGAATTAATAAAGGTACAAAACAATCAACACGAAATAGTCCTATAGCTTTAAAAAACATTATAAATAAATTTTTACCACAGACTCTCAAGTCAATGATGGTATCACCAAGATTGGTGTATAGAACAGGAAGATTCGCAAATTCAGCAAGAGTTGAAAATATTTATCAAGGTTCAAGAGGTGGTTATAGTGCAGACTATACCTATATGAAGAATCCATATCAAACCTTTGAACCAGGCTTCAATATGGGAAGTACTTTTAGAGACCCACGAAGCATAATTAGTACTGCTATTAGAAATATAGCACTAGAACAAATGGGGATTAAATTCGGGCAAGTTAGGAGAACATAATGGCAAATGCACAAGCAAGAAGATACAGTACTCGTAGGCGAGCCATTGTTAAAGCCATAGCCGAAAAACTAAGATTTAATTTAAACGGACAAGCCCCATACAGAACATCAGTAGCACAAGTCGAAGAAAGACTTAAGTTCTGGGACGAAGTACAAGAGTTTCCTACTATCCATATCGGAGCAGGAAGTGAGGTACGAGAATATGAAACAGCAGGTTTCAGATTTAGGCTACTACAAATTACAATTAGGTGCTTTGTATCAGATGATACAGACGTGATACTAGCACTAGAAGAAATGTTAGAAGATGTAGAGACAGTTTTAGAGAATGAAGATCCTCTAACTTACTACGATTCAACAGGAGCATCTCAAACAACTGCTCAAACAACAGTTTTGACAGTTGATACAGATGAAGGAGTTTTGGAACCTCTCGGCGTCGGTGAAGTCGTCGTAGAGATCCGATATTAGAAATCAGCTACGCTAAATAAATATTTGGCAAGGCTCTTTTCAGAGAAATTAGGAGAAACTAAAAATGGCATTTTTCTTTAGTAGAGATACCAAGGTGTTTATGACTTGGTCAGAAGATGGCACAACCGCAAACACCGCTTTATATGAAATACCTGTACTAGACGGTTTCTCATTTAGTCAGGCTACCAATACCTCAGAAGTAACTTTGAGTGAGGCAGCAAATTCCACAGGCTATAGTAAAAGAGGTAGAGCTATGTTTACTGACTCTTTTGCACCAGCAGAGTGGAGTTTCAGTACTTATATGAGACCAACAGTTTCAGGAGCGAACAATGCATGGACAAACGGCGACCACACAGGTAATGCCGTAACATTTGCCGTAGAAGGACCACTTTGGGCTGCTATGAGTGCCAACACTTATGACAGAGCTGTAAATGGTGGAGACTTCCAAGCTAATGCATCTGTCTTTGATTTCGCAAACTCAAACCAAGTTACTCTCGGTGTATTTGATCTATACTTCGTACTCGGTGCTGCAAAAGACACTGATACAGAAGTTTATGCTACAGGTACAGAAGGTGTAACAGTTTACAAACTTGCAAACTGTTCAGTCGGTTCTGCTTCAGTTGATTTTGATATTGAAGGAATTGCACAGATTGCTTGGGCTGGAAACGGTCAAACAGTTGAAGAAGTAGCTTCTATTAACACAGCAGCTTCAGGTTTAACAGCAAAAGGTTTAATCAGAGAAGGTATAGATACCACATCTAACTTCATAAGACAAAAACTAACAGATTTAACTATTAGCTTTGATGTATCAGAATCAACAGGTACATTAGGAGCTTTAAATGTTGACGGAAGTGATGTTTCTTATAACATTACACTAACTGGTGGTAATATTACAATCGAAAATAATCTTACTTACCTAACTCCTGAGACATTAGGACAAGTTAATCTACCACTTGGTCATGTTATGGGAACAAGATCAGTATCAGGTAACTTCACATGTTACTTAAATGATACTGCAAATGGCTCACTTGATCTATTCGAAAGATTACAAGAATCAAGAGGTGTTATTACTAACGCATTTGATTTAACTTTCGGAATCGGTGGATCTGGTAATACTCCAAGGTGTAATGTACAAGTTGCAAAAGCACACTTAGAATTACCATCTCACTCTCTTGATGACGTCATAAGCGTTGATGTAAACTTCCACGGTTTACCCAGCGACTTATCATCAGGAACAGCAGCAAACGCTACTAACGAAGTCAAACTTACTTACGTTGCTAGCTAATTTTAACAATTATGCGGGACTTCGGTCCCGCATATCCTTACAGGAAAGAGAATGACAGAAGAAAATAAAAAACCAGTATCATTAAAGAGTTTATTAACTCCAAGCAAAACAGTTGAAATTGACTTTCCAGGTTTTGATGGATTTAAAGTCAAATTGACTTATTTAGCAAGAGAAGAGCTGTTAAAATTACGCAACAAAAGTGTAAAACAGACTTTTAATAAAAAGACTAGACAGTTTGAAGAAACTCTTGATAATGATAAATTTTTAAAAGAATACGTAAAAGCAATAATTCAGGGGTGGAGCGGCTTAAAATTCAAATACTTAGAAGAGCTTCTATTGGTTGATGTTAGTAGTTTAAACCCAGATGATTGTCTTGAGTTCGATCATGATAACGCAGAGTTATTAATGAAAAATTCATCAGATTTTGATACATGGGTGAGTGAAACAACCAGTGATCTGGAAAATTTTACTCAGCGCAAGTAGAAGATATACTTGCGTTAATAAAACGAAAATACCAAGATACAGCCATTGACCTAGATAAGTATTTAGCTATATGCGAACAATTAGGTCAAGAACCTGATCCCGATAGAATGCCGCCTGATGTAAGTGTATTACCTTACGAAGTTCAGGTGGCTTTTTTATTGCATAGCAATTTAAACGATAATTGGGATGGAATGTCTGGATACTACATGGGTAAAGATTATACTCCCATAGAAACTCTATTTAATGTATATAATGTAGAGGATAGAAAGACAGTCTGGTTCTTTTTAAAATGGGTGGAACACTATAGTTCAGAAGCAATTAATAGAAAAGTGAAAGAAAGGCAAGACGCTGAGAGTCGAAAAGCCAAGGCACAAAGTAGTGTAAGAAAAAAGTAAATGGCAAAGAAAAAAATTGAAGCTGGTACCATTGTCATCCGCATGTCGGATGATGGCTCATACAAGATTGTAGAGCAACAAGCCAAAAAAACAGGCGCAGCTTTTAATACAGTTGGATTAAATGCACAGTCAGCTGACCGTGCAATGAAAGGTGTCTCAAAACAATCTTCAAATGCAACTAAAAACTTTTCAAAAATGGCACAAGGAATCGGAGGAGTTCTTGTACCTGCTTACGCTACTTTAGCGGCTCAATTATTTGCAATTGATGCGTTATTCCGTTTTTTAAAAGATGCAGCTGACTTCAGAGTATTAGGAGAAGGACAGGCTGCATTTGCCGCGACAACAGGCATGGCAATTAAATCTTTAGCAAAAGATTTACAAATTGCAACAGATGCTCAAATTAGTTTTAAAGAGGCATCACAAGCAGCAGCTATCGGATTAGCTGCAGGTTTATCTCCCACTCAATTAAGAGAATTAGGTGCTGCCGCAAAAACAGTTTCAATCGCACTTGGTAGAGATGTAACAGATTCATTTAATAGATTAGTTCGTGGTGTGACAAAAGCGGAACCAGAACTTTTGGATGAACTGGGTATTGTGTTAAGACTCGAAGAAGCGTCTATAAAATACGCCGCTGCTCTTGGTCTAAATAAAAATCAATTAACAATCTTCCAAAAGTCACAGGCAGTAACAACAGAAGTTTTAGGACAGGTAGAAGAAAAATTTGGAGCTATTAATGAAATTATGGATCCAACCAGTAATGCCATAAATAAAGTTGGAATCGCATTTGATGAACTTTTAAATAAAGCTCGTCCTGTTATTGCAACTATATCTGAGTTTATTGCAAAAGGAATAACTGAGAGCACTGAAGCAGCAACATTTGCTATTGTAGGTTTTACTGCAAGTATAGTAGGATCTTTATTACCTGCTATGCAAAAAGCAGATATTGGTAGAATTACAGGGGGCGCGCAAGGTAAACTATTCAATGTTTTAGAAACTAAGCCGGGATCAAAAGCCGCACAGGGAAGACTAGCAAGATTTCAAGAAGGAGAGTATACACAAGCAGATCTAGAACAGTATAGAAAAGCATTAGAAGCAAAAAAATCTAGTCTACTCAATCACCATAACTTTGTAAAAGGTGCAGAGAAAAAACTTCTTCTAGATTTAAAAATCTTACAGAATCAATTAGTTATAGATCAATCCACTGGATTTAAAAGAATAATGTTAGAGTGGAAATCTAGTTTATACCAAATGCAAATAGAATATGGTAAATTTATAGGAACTATCAAAGCATTAGGAACAGGACTTATGACAGCTATAACAGGACTATTGAGATGGTTAGGTTATATTGGTTTAGCAATCACAGCTTTTACTGTACTAAGAGATTTAGTAGATAAATTTAATGGAAAAACGATAAATAAATTTGCCGAAGGAATTTCAGAAAGTACTAGAAGTATGGATAGTTTAAATCAAGAACTTGATAAAATGGCACAAGTTCGCGAGAGAGGATTATTAAAAGGTATTGATGAGCAGATTTCACAATTAGGACAAGCATTTCAAAGTGCAGATTTAGTTAATAGACTACAAGAGTATCAAGTTTTTGCAAATGGAAGCAATCTTGCACCTAAAGAATTTGAAAAATTTAACAATAAATTATTAGAACAATTAGATACAATGTCTAGACTTGATCCTGAAATGAAAGTTTATGCAGATGTATTAAGAGAAGGAAAACAATTAACAAGTGAACAAATAAAAGAAGTATCAAAACTTGCCGATAAACATATTACAAATATGTTAGCTATAAAATCTTATAATCAAGCGCAGTCAGCTCTTGTAAAATTAACCAATAGCTTAATACAAGCTCTCCCAAAATTAAAATATCAAGATATTACAGATCAATTAAAAACTCAAGCACAGGCAATGGAACAGCTTGCTGGTGAACATAGAAAATATGCTGCTCAACTTCTATTAGTTAGAGGAGAATTAGAGTATATTAATGCTTTAAATAAAGAGGCTCATCTTATTGCAATGGCACAGTTAGGAGTATCTTTAGAAGTTGCTGAAAATAGCTTTGGTACAAAAAGACAAAGAGAGGCAAAAGCATACGAAAAAACAATGACAGCAGTACTTAATCTAGCAAAAGCACGAAATGAACTAGAAGCTGCAACATATGAACTATCTAAGAAACAAGGAGACGAATCTGCACAGCTTAGAGTACAACAAGCAAAAGGTAATATTGAAGTTCTAAAACAAAACTATAGAATAGCAAAAGCACAACAAAGTGAGCTATTTAATTTCTATACTAGCATGCTAGATGATATTACTAGTAAACTCGGCTCTTCTATTGGAGCAGCTTTACGAGGTGAAGCAAATGCATTTAAAAATATCGGAGAAGAATTAACAAAAACTTTAACTGACTCTGTTGGAAAAGCAATCAGTGAAAGAATGATGGAAGACTTATTAGGGGGCACAATGTTTGATCCTAATAAGATTACAAAAGATATTTACGTAGATGAAGGCGGTGCACTTCAAAAAGGCATGCAAACCGCATCTTCCAAAATAGAACAAGCAATTAAATCAGGAGCAGACTATCATAAAGCTGCAATTCTAATTGCTTTTAGACTTAAAACACAAGGTGAAATTGCCGCCACTGAATTAAAGAAAAGTGGAATAAAAGGAGACATCAACGAACTAACAACTGCTAGAAGTGCTTATAATAATGCTAAAGCCGCAGAAGCAGCGAATAATAGAAGACTACTATTTTTAGAAGATGGACTGGATCAAATTAGTGAAGTCATAGCAAAATCAGGTGGTTATGAGAGTATAGGTGCTGATTTTTCTAAGGTAACGGGTAACGTTCTAACTGACGGTCCTTATGGACCTTATACCCAACCAATGACTTTGCAGGCAATTAAAGACGAAATAGCTAAATTAGAAAGTGCAAATGAAAACTACCGAAAAACTCAAGAAAAAAATATCGGATTAGCAACAGGTGCAAATGAAAAAATCGAGGCTTTAAATCTCGAATACGATCAATTAGAACTTAACATACAAAGCTTAAATACAGCTTTACAATCACTTCCAGGTGTAAGTACAGGTTCAGGTACTACAACAGGAACTACAACAGGAAATGGAATTAAAAGAATAGATCCTAACTCTGTTACTCTTGCAGGCACACAAACTACTGCTGATAAATTTAAGGAAGGCGTCGATACTTTCACAGGAGTTTCTACTAAATTTTTAGGAGGAGCCTCAATGTTACTTGGTGCTGCAGGAAAAAGTGAAGAAGCAGCAAAACTTATGGAAATCGCCGCAAAAATTCAAATGGCAGCAATGATTTATCAAAGTGCAAACAGCTTCTTTGGTGGTATGGCTAATGGTGGTGGTCTTATGGGTGGTCTAAAAGCATTATTTGGAGTTAGACAAGGCGGTATAGCAAACGCACCTGGTTATAGATCGTATAGTGATGGAGCAGTATCAACAGGACCAAGCTCTGGCTATCTTGCAGAATTACATGGCACTGAAGCTGTAGTTCCTCTACCAAATGGAAGAAGTATTCCAGTAGAAATGCAAGGAAAATCTGGTGGAACAAACAATATCTCTGTTAATGTAAATATGGCAAACGGAGAGACAACCATGACCTCAGATCGTGGAGGAGAAATGGGACTTATAATAGCAGCGGCTGTTAAAGAAGTAATAGCTGATGAACAACGCGCAGGTGGATTATTGAGTGGTACATAATGGCAATAGGATTTGATGTAGGCGGAACACTCGGAGTAGTAGTTCCAGATAGAGGACAAAAAAGAAATAACAAACCAAGAGTATTTGTTGCTAACTTTGGCGATGGATATGAGCAAAGAATTGCAAACGGTATAAATAGTTTAGAACAAACTATAGATGTAGCTTTTACAACTCGACCAAAAGCAGATATAGATGATATCGTAGCGTTCTTTGAATCAAAAGGCGGAGTCACAAACTTTAACTTTACATTATCAGATTCAAATGCTGGTGGAAGTGAAGAAACAATAAAAGTGGTCTGTGATACTTGGGATCAAACATGGGTGTATGATGATTACTACACTCTTAATGCACAATTTAGAAGAGTTTACGAAGCATAATGACAGAGAAAATTTTAGTAAAAGACTTACAAAAGCAAGATCCAGGCTCAGCCGTTGTTGATCTTTATGAATTTGAGTATGCCAAAAATACTTGGGCATACTTTGCTGTAGGTCTTGAAGCTGATTTATCTACAATACAAATGAGAGATTATTCAAATAATTCTCAGATAAATACTTATGTTGCTGCACCTGTACAAGCAAAAGGTTTTGAGCATCAAGCATCAGGAACTTATCCAAATCCAAGTTTTACAATAGCAAATGCAACAAGTGTTTTTAGTGGAGCAGTAGGAACAACCGACTATGATTCTTTAGTTGGTAATCGAGTTATTCGTAGAACTACTTTAAAGAAATACTTATATGGAGAAGCTTCAGCAACAAATCCTCCAACTGAGTATCCACGACAAGTTTTTTATATTGACAGAATTAAAACAAGAACAAAAATATCTGTAGAATTTAGTTTACGAGTTCCTTTTGAATTAGAAGGAATTAAAATTCCATACAGACAAGTAGTAGTAAATAGATGTCCTTGGGAATATCAAGGTGCAAGTGATCACTTATCAGAGTATCAAAAAGCAAAAAGCGGATGTACTTGGAGAATCGACAGCACTTATGAAGCTAGACATTTATATACAGAAAATGGTGCAACAACATATAAAGTATATGTAAATCAAGATGATGAGTATATTGTACCTAGTAGTCTTACTTTTGGAAATTGGACAAGTGAATCAGGAGCAAATACTTTATCACTTGATACTTATTGGTACACACAAACAACTGCAAGCAGAGCTGCAGCAAATGGAACAGTAAGTAGTCAGACAGTAAATAATTATTGGCAAGTAGCAACACAAGGTACAAAAACTGCACTTGGAACTCCAACAGATACAAATGAGAATTTTAAAAGAGTAAGAACTTATGCAACTTATAGTCATGGAACAGAGTATTTTATTTACTCAGATGATAAAAAGAATGACTATGTAACTTTTACAGATAATGTAGCAAGTTCTGCAACTTATAACAAAACACTTATGTGGAAAGCAAAGAAAGCAAGTATTAATGTTGCACCTACTTACAGTACTTACTGGGAAAGAGGTGATATCTGTGGCAAATCTCTCACTTCTTGTGGAATGAGATTTGGATTTACGCCAATTAATACTGGTAATACATCTACTACAGGTAAAACTGAATTTAGTACTAATGTAGTAATTCCATTCGGTGGTTTCCCCGCCGCTAAAGATTTTGGATAAGATCTTCTTAGCAGCAGAGAAAGCGGCACCTTATGAAATGTGTGGACTTCTTTTACGGAATGGCGATTTCATTGAATGTGAAAATTTAGCAGACGATAAAAAGAATAGCTTTAAAATCGACTCAAAGATTGTAGTTAAATATCAACTAAATTCTTTGATAAAATACATAGTCCATAGTCACTACATGAGCGATTGTAAACCAAGTCAACATGATATTGATTGTTGTAACGCACAAAGGATACCATATATGATTGTATCGTATCCACAAAAAGAGGTATTTATTTTAGAACCAGCATGACAAATATTTATTTAACAGGAGATCTTGGCGAGAAATTTGGATCTCATTGGAAACTCGAAGCACGAAACATCGTAGAAGCTATACGAGGAATTTCTGTGCAACGTGAAGGTTTTTTAAATTATATTACTGAACAAGCAGGTAAAGGTATACACTATACAATCCAGAAAGGTGAAGAATTAATTGATGGTGATACTGATGCATTACTTAGTCTTGGCGGACAAGATTTAGTAATTTCTCCAGCAGTAGAAGGTTCAAATGCAAAACAAACAATTGGTTATATTTTAATGATTGCATCTTTCTTTATAGACCCAACTGGAACTACAGGACGAGCAATAGCAGCAGCGACATTTGCACTTGGTAGTATGTTAGTTATAGAAGGCACACTTGATAAACTAATGAAAGATTCACCATCTGATACAAATGAAGCCTACTTATTTAATGGACCAGTTAATAATGTAAAACAAGGTATTCCAGTTCCTCTCTGTTATGGAAAACTAGAAATAGGAGGAGCACCAATAAACTTTGGCTTTACAAACACAAGAGTAACACAATCCGCAGGATTTACTTTTACAGGATCTACGAATACAAATTCTGATGAAGATTGGCAAGGTGGAGAAGACTACTGGGTTAGCGGTGTCGGTGGAGGATATTCTAATCAAGGTATGGGTTCAAGTGGTGCAATATACACAGGTGGAACTTCAAACATAGACTGGAATTTATTAGCAGATCAGTATAATAATATTACTGAAGAAATTATTGAAGACTTGGAGCAAATAGGAAAATAGATGGCACTTAATAACCCAACTGCAAATGGTGGTATAGGATCAGCAGCACCAGGCAATTTATCAACAAATGTAACATCACTAAAGCATCAAACAGCTGTAGTGTATGACTTAGTCTCAGAAGGACCAATAGAAGGTCTAATTGATGGTGCCGCTAGTGTTCTTATTAACGGAGCTCCAGCAGTTTCATATCAGTATGCCGAAAGTTTTGCAACAAGAAAAGGTACGGATATCGCATATGATTCAGCAAATAATAAACTAACCGATAATCTTTCTACAAATGTTTTTGATGGTTTAGATACTAGCGATGGTGTTAGACAGGTATTAGTGGTTGGGGGTAAAAAGAAAGGCACAGCCGCTGTCAGCACCACTGCTGGTTCCAAAATAGTTACAACAAATACAAGCATAATGTCATTCGCAAGCGATGATGTTCAAACTGCATCTACAGAATTAGTACCTCAATTAAGAATTGAAGGAGCAGGAGTAGATGGAGGTAATTTTGCAGCCACAATCACAGAATTTATTAATACTGCCGCAGTAAAAGTAGCACTTGCTCCCGCAACTACTGTATCAAATGCAGACTGTAAGATAGACCTTGTTGATAGAATAGCAAGTTACTCTGTAAATACAGCAACACTAGCAACTGGTGGTGGTGTCGATCAAGCAAACACAATTATTATTCTAAGTACTCCAAGAATACCTGAATCAGAATCTCCACGTTTTAATTTTACAAACTTTGGATATGCTTTCAGAACAGGAGAAAGAGAGCAACCATTTTTACAATCACCCAAAGGTGTTGGTAGTGCATCATTTGCACATGAAATAGGCGAGGAGCTACCACAATCTTTAATTTCAGGAAACCCAAGTAATGCAACACTAACTTTAGATGATGCAAATGGAGATCCATTAGCTGAGCCAACCTCAGGAGGACGCACCTATGGAGCAAGTACTTTAATAGGAACAGGAGATCCTGGCATTGTTGATCATATTAAAGTAAATGTGGAAATGCCTAGACTTGAATCTAGAAAGAAAAATAGTTCAAATAACGCAACAGGTCCTTCTTTTGTAGAATACAGAATTTTATTTAAATACTTTAGAAATGGATCTGAGGTAGAAGAAGTCGTTGTACACGGACCAAAAACTTTATCAGGTCGATCTTTACATGCAAATACTTTACCAAAATCAGCAACAAGTGTTATTCATAAACACACAGTAACTCCTACACTTGCAACTCTTTCATTTGATACTGAAAAATTCCAACCATTTGATGACTTCCAAGTTACAATTCAGCGACCAACCGCAACAAATTTTGAATATGGTAACTGGGTACATGAGAATCAGTCTGTAATTAAATCTATTGAGTGTATAGTAGAAGATAAACTTAACTATCCATATACAGCATTTGGAGCAGTTATTATTGATGCAAAAGACTTTAGAGAAATGCCATCAAGAGCATATCAAGTACGTGGTCTAAAAATAAAAGTTCCAACAAACTATTTTCCAGCAGAAGAAGCTTTTGCGAATACAGGAATTAGAAGAACAACTGCAAGTTATACTCGTAATGTAAGTACTGGAGTAGATGCATCAACTTACCAAGACTGGGATGGAAAGTTTAGAGGCGATAAAAACGAATTTGACGCAACAAGCCCTAACTATAATGCAGTCTATTGTAATAACCCAGCGTGGGTATTTTTAGACATTATGACTAATCCTCGATATGGATTAGGACGTTGGTTAGACCCAGATAATAATTTTGATTTAATAGACAAATATTCTCTATTTGCTATTGCCAAATATTGCGATGAATTAGTACCAGATGGAAAAGGTGGATCAGAACCTCGTTTTACTGCGAATGTTTATATTAAAGATTTACAAGAAGCTGTAAAAGTTGTTAAAGATTTCCTAACTTTATTTAGAGGAATCTTAGTCTGGAAAAATGGACAAATAACTTTAGCCGCCATGCAGGAAAAAAGTCCTGTTTATACCTTTACAAAAGGTAATGTTATTGATGGAATGTTTACATACAGTTCATCTTCACAAAGATTTAGATCAAATCAAATTCGTGTAACTTGGAATGACCCAGATAATCACTACAAACAAGCAGTAGAAATTGTAGAAGACTATGATGAGATTGCAAGAATAGGTAAAATTATTCCAAAAGAAACAGTAGCATTTGGTTGTACTTCACAGGGACAAGCACATAGATATGGTAAGTTCCATTTATTCTCAGAGAAACTTGATACTGAAATAGTATCATTTAAAACTGGATTAAACGCAGGTTTCTTACAACCAGGCGATTCAATATACATACAAGACGCAGACTATGATGATATTCAATTTAGTGGTCGCGTTTCTTCATCTTCTACAACTACAACAATTAATATAGATAGAGCTGTTACACTTTCAGGAACAGCAACCTCAACTTTACACTTAATATACCCATCTGGTGGTGCTTATCTCGGACAAGATTCAGCAACTATCAATGGTACTACATACCGAAAAGGAGAGTTAGTACTTACAGATGAAGGTGGAAATACGATAGATACTGCAGCAAAAGCAGCAAACTGTAAAGATGATTCTGATGGTCTAGTACAATTACTTTGGTCTGAAGATTCAAGAATAGAATCTCAAGTTATAGATAGTTATACATCAAGCTCTATAACAGTAGCAAGCGCATTTAGTGCTGCTCCAAATAGAGATGTTATTTGGTCAATAACAACAACTTCTGCAGATGGTGAAAAACTTGCTGGAAGTTCAAAAGAGTTTATGATTCAAGCCATAAAAGAAAATGATGGAAGAATCTTTGAAATTACAGCAGTACAGCATACTTCTGGAAAATATGATTTAATTGATAGAGGTTGGGCAATACCTGCAATACCTGATGTAAATAGACCTCCAAAATACATTGAAGAAGTACCAGTACCTAGAAATCTAGCAGTTAAAGCAATACCTATGGGCTCAGGTGATAATTCATCAGGAGACGTAAATGTATCAGGATCAGCAGCTCCAGATTTAGGATATAAAATACTACTTACTTGGCAAGCTCCTTTATCAACAAGACTTGATAAAAACGGAAACTCAGTTACAAGTGAGTACGAGCATTTAAAAGAATATCAGGTAGCATGGGATGGTAAAGGTAGATACGATGGAAATGCAAAATGGGAAAGATTTAGTGTAGACCCTGAAGATACTTCATATACTTGGGAAAATGTAATGCCAGGTACATATCGAGTAAGAGTAAGAACAGTAAATATTAGAGAAAACTTTTCTCGATGGAGAAGCAGACGTATTGGTGTTGATGATGCCGTCGGAGCCCATATATTATCAAGTCAACCAGGTAAAGACATTCCATTAGGTGGATTTTTAGATACAACATTAACAATAGCTGCTAATGGAGTAGTAAGTTTTTCAAATACTTCATATAATTACTTACCTCCACAAGTAGACGCTGGAACTTTTATAACTGTATCAAGCGGAAATACTGCACAAACACAGCAAGACTTTAGTGCAATGTCTGCAAACAGCGTAGCATATTTATTATATGACTATAGCAACACAGCAGACCCATTACAAGCTATTGAATATAGAACAGATACTACATCAGAAGATGCACAAGGAAATAAACTTTATCCTATTTTTACAAAAAGAACAATTAATGATGCAAATACAGACTTTGGACAAGCAAATGGTACATTCTCTGTAGATGCAGGAGAGACAATATTAGAAGGAAGTAGTACTACTTTCTTAAGTGATTATCAAACTGGTGACCTAATTGTTTTAGGCGATGCAGGTACTACTCGACAATATGCAAAAGTAACTTATGTCTATAGTAATACTAGCATACAGATTTCAGATGGTGCATTAAGAGCGTATAGCGGAGCAAATGTTTTCTTCCAAAATTACAAAATAGATAGAACAAAAGACGCAATTTTAGCAGTAGTAGCAAATACATCAGGTACATATTCACTACAGCAATTTACTTCTAAATTCAAAATAAATACTGGAGAAATTGGTGATGGTGCTGTAACTGAAACAACAATAGCAGAAAACGCTGTTGGAGGTACTGCTATTCAAGCAAATAGTATTACTTCTCTTATGTTAACTTCAAGTGCTGTAGCTGCGTTTACAGTATCAGCAAACTCAATTACAAGTGTAGAATTAGCTTCAAACTCAATACAAGCAATTCATATTCAAGCAAACTCTATTGGAGCATCAGAAGTTGCCGCAAATAGTATTGGATCAGTAGCAATTATTGCTGATTCTATTGATAGTTCTCATATTGCTGCAAACTCAATAGATAGCACAATGATTATTGCAAATGCTATTGGTACATCAGAAATAGCCGCAAACTCTATTGATAGTGCCCAAATTATAAGTGGATCTATTGATACTGTGCATGTATCCGCAAATGCGATTACAAATGCAAAAATAGCTTCTAATTCTATTACTACTGCTTCAATTGCAGCGGGCTCAGTTACAGAAGCAAAAATAGCAGCAAATGCTATTGGAACTGCTGCTATTCAAGCAAATAGTATTACATCAGCTCAGTTAACTGCAGATGCTATAAATTCATTCACTGTGGGAGCAAATGAAATTACCGCAGTAGAAATTGCTTCTGGTACTATTACAAATGCCCTAATGGCAGCAAACTCAATTACTTCAGTTGAGATAGCTGCAAACTCTATTGGAAGTGCAGAACTTACCATTGGCTCTGTATCTGGAACAATTATTGCTAGTGGTGGAGTTGGAACAACTCAATTAGCCACTGGATCTGTAACTGGTATTATTATTGCCAATGGTGCTGTTGATACAAACCAATTAGCAGGAAGTGCAATTACAGCAGCTAAAATAGCAGCAAATGCTGTAACAAGTGGAAAAGTCGCAACTAATGCTATTAATACAGCACAAATTATAGCAAATGCGATCACTTCAACACTACTAGCAAGTAACTCAGTTACAAATGAAACAATAGCTGCAAATAGTATAGACTCAGTAAGTATTGCAACTGGAGCTGTGGGAGCTATACAAATTGCCACTGGAGCTGTTACAAATGCTAAGATGGCAGCAAATGCTATTGGAGCAGCACAGATTATTGCAGGATCAATTACCAGTTCAGAATTAGCTGCAAACTCAGTTGGCTCCGCACAGATAGCAGCAAATACAATTACAAATAATGAACTAACAGCAAACTCTGTAACAGCAGCTATTATAGCAGCAAACTCAATTACAAATAATGAATTATCAATTAACTCTGTAAATGCTGCAATTATTCAAGCTGGCACCATTGATAGTTCCCATATAACAGCAAACTCAATAACAGCCGCAGCGATTGTAACAAATGCTATTGATAATTCTCATATTTCTGCAAACAGTATTACTTCTGTAAGTATTCAGAGTGATGCAGTTGGTACTAACCAGATTTCATCAAATGCAATTACAAATGCGAAGATATCTTCTGGTGCTGTAGATACAAATGAGATTGCAGCAAATGCAATTACAAATGCAAAGATAGAAAGTGGAGCTGTTACAAATGCAAGTATCAATGCTTCAGGAATTGAGTTTGCAAAAATAACTTCTGTATCTATTACAAGCGCAATGATTCAGGCAAACTCAATTACATCAGCAAAGATAGCCGCAGATCAAGTAGGTACAAGTGAAATTGCAGCAAACAGTATTACTTCGGCTTTAATAGCAGCTAATCAAATTGGTACTGCAGAAATAGTTAGTGGAAGTATTACAACTGCACTTATAGCTGGAAATGCTATTACTTCGGCTTTAATAGCAGCTAATCAAGTTGGTACAGCAGAAATATCTAGTGGATCTATTGGAACATTACAAATTGCCGCTAATGCAATTACAGCAGCAAAGATAGCAGCTAACCAGATTGGTACTTCTGAAATAATTGCAGGAAGTATAGATAGTTTACAGATTGCAGCAAATGCGATTACAAATGCTAAAATATCATCAACAGACAGTTTAACATTAACAGTAGCAGGCGGATCTGCTGGTGGGTGGACACTAAATTCAACGTCATTATCAAGTGCAAATATTGTTTTTAGTTCCGTAAATCAACAAATAATTATATCGGATGGAACATAATGCCTAGTAGAGTTTTATTTGGTAAAGGAACAGCAACAAGAGGCACAAGTAATTTTGGGCTATGGGTATCAAAACCTTCAGCAAATGTTGAGACAACAACTGCAAATAATCTAATTTTTGATTCTACAACAGTACGAACAGGATTGATATATGCAGGTGCAAATTTTACAGCAACTTCATCCGCTATAACTTGGACATCTGGAAGTAAGGCAACATTAACTTATATTCCAGAGGTTTTAGTAAATGAGGCAAATACAGCAATTTTACATAATGAAAATATAGTAAGTAATCCAAGCTTTGACAGTTTTACAGAAGATCTTATTAGAGAGTATGATACTTATAAAATTTCAAATACAAGTGTAACTCCACTCCGTATGAATGTATCATATTCTCCAGGCAATACTTCACGAACAAGTGCAGCGGGTGCTTTTGTCGTTTTAAAAATACCAAATGCTTTTGGATTTATGGGTAATACTTATGTAGATTCAAGTGGTACAACACAAAATCTAGGAAACCATCCAACTTTAGGAGATACAGCAAATTTATGGTAGATAGAGTTTTATTAGGTAAAGGATCCTCTACAAGAGGTACAAGTAACTTTGGGCTATGGGTAAGTAGACCAGGTTATAATGTACAAACTTGTACTTCAGATCAATTACTATTTTCTTCAGATGACCAAGACCAAGTAGATCATGCTTTAGTTTTATTAGAGATACCTTCTGCTTCTCAGGCACCTGCAAGTACAAGAACTATTACTAGTGGAGTACCTACTTTGGCATCTGGCGAAAGTGCAATGGTATTTAAACCTGTGGGAGCAAATGATACCGCAAATATTACTTTAAATTCTGGAACAAATGTTCAAATAACTACAGCAACAAATAGCGTAGGAACAAACACAAATCCAGTACAAACACAAAATACATTTACCTTTATACTAAAAGGTATACCAAATACGAGTTTATTTTAATGGCAAATAGAGTTTTAATAGGAAATAGAGGCAGTGACTACGGAATCTTTATTAGTAGAGAAGGACAAAATGTTGCGAGTACAAGTTCTTCTTTGGTATTTGACTCAAATGCTGTAAAAGGTTTTAATACTGTTACTAAAGGACAAGGAATACTAAGTCCAGGAGGCACAAGAAGTTTTTCTCATGGATTAGGTTTTAAACCGTATGCAAGCGTTACGTATTGTTTTCCAGATGACATAAATGAGTCTAGTCCGTCTAATACTGCAACTGTAAGTGTGGCAAGTATGTATGTACCATTTTTTACTGATTACTACACTTTTGGAAGTGCAAACGTAAGTATTACAAATGCTGGATCAGGATATGTAGGTTCAACAATACCATTTACAGCTACGGGTGGAGTTGCTTATACAGGAGCTGGAGGAACAGTTCAGGCTACAGGATATGCAACTATTTCAGGTGGTAGTATAACGAGTATAACAATTACAAATGTTCCAAAATACGGCGGAAATAGCCCAGTACCTACAATTACATTGAGTGGAGGAGCAGGAGATTTACATGCTTCACAAGTATACCCAGCTTATGACTCTGATATTGTACCAGCAACAACTCAATATGGATTTTTAACAAATAGTGGATATTATAAAGAATATGAAACAGTTGGCGGACTGGCAGTGGGAGATGGCATTACAGTAGGATACTCTGGAGTTAGTTTTTCAACAAATACAACACATTTAACAATTAGTAATGATTATAAAGAAGGATACCAAAATTTATGGAATGGGATGGCATATAGCAATACTGCATTTGGAGGAGAAGAAACTATTTACTATTCATACTTAATTTATAACGGAACAAGTCCATTCGCATAGGAGAATAAATGGAATACAATATTTTTTATGACAATAACGGAAAAATTGCATGGGCGACAGTCGCAGCTTGTGACGCCTCTGCTATTAGTGCACAAGCCGAACATGGCTATTCTTATTTACAAGTAATAGTAGATACACTACCATCTATTGATGATTATTATATAGCAGATGGTGCATTAGTACAGTATGGAAATTTTAATCCAGACCTATCTACAACCAGTATTACACTTAATGGAACATTAAGTTTTAGTGGACTACCAGAAGGAACAACCGTTACTGTAGATAATGTAAACAAAGGAACAGTTCCAGCAGATGGCACAATAACATTTACAGGAACACAAGTAGCAACAAGATATACAGTAATCTTATCAAAAGATAACTATAAGTCAAAAACATTTACACTGGAGGTTACAAAGTAATGGCACTAGAAATATCACTTAGCAAAAATTACACTTATGCAGAATCTCGCGCAAGTGAGTACCCAGAATTAAAGGAACAATTTGATAAGTTGTTTCATGCTATTGATACTGGTCTATTGGGTGAGACCGCAAAGACTTCAAGTTTTTATACAGAGTTAAAAGCGGTCAAGGATAAATATCCTAAACCAACAGAATAATCTTACACCTCTCAAAAATAGTTCTTGACTTCTCACTTATATTTTGTTATAATTTAGCATATAGGAGTATAAGTTAAGAATGGCAGCAGGAAACTATGATATTGTTATCGACCAAGGAGCAGATTTCTCGCTCCAAATCGCAATAGCACAAGATGGAACAGCAATCAATTTGTCTAGTCATACGGCAAGTGCACAGCTACGTCCTACGCCTTCTTCCGATACTCTTACAGCAACATTTACTTGTTCAATAACAGATGCAGCTAATGGTGTCTTTAAAATGACTTTACCATATGCAACAACTGCAAATATTGCGTCAGGTAAATATTACTATGATTTAGAATTGTATAATAGTAGTACAAATACTATGACAAGACTAATTCAAGGAGTAGCAAGAGTCACTCAAAACGTTACACGATAATGGCATTAACCTTAACATTAACTCCTAACAATACTACGCTTAATGCCACAGCACAGACCACAACTCTGACAATATCATCTGCCGTAGCCGATGCAGCTAGTGACGCAGGGTCAATTACTTTTAATTCTCCAGTAGGAACACTTACTGGACAAACAACAGTAGAAGGCGCACTCAATTTTCTTGCTAATCAATTTTTTGTCGCAACGACAGCACCTACCGCAAATACAACTAATTTAGCGGAAGGAGATTTATTTTACGATACTGACGATAATCAGTTAAAGATTTATCGTGAAACAACTGAAGGAACGTTTAGTTTTGTTCCTATAATGATAGGTAACGATTCAGCGGATTCGGACACGATAGACGCAGGAGCTTTTTAAAGCTCGACTAGGATATAAATATGGCACAAGTAATTAAAATTAAAAGAAGTAGCACGACCGCCTCGCCTGTTTCTTTAAGTGCAGGGGAAATAGCATACTCATCCAACTCGAAGAAATTCTTTATTGGTGCTCCTGGCTCTGGAACAGTAACAACTATAGGTGGAGATCTCTATGTAGAGATGCTAGATCACGCCGCAGGTACTCTTACCGCAAGTTCAGCTATTGTAGTAGATTCAAGTAGTAAAATTGACCAGTTAAAAACTGGTAATATTGTTATTACTGGCTCAACAGATACACTTTCAACAGTATCAAGTGCAGATCTAACAATCGCACCAAGTGGTAATTTAATTATTACTCATGGTGGCACTATTGACTTAGACGCACAAGCCAACTCTCTTACAATACCAGATAATGAAGCAGCAGCTTTAGATATAAACGAAGGCGGAACCTCATATCTAAAATTTGTTACTACTAATGGTAGTGAAGTCATTGACTTTGGTAAGAATGTTTTATTTGGTAATGATGCGCATGTATTATCATTTGGTGTAGACAGCGATGTTACATTAACACACGTAGCAGATACTGGTCTATTATTAAATGGAGCAAGTGAACTTCAATTTAGAGACGATGCACTTACTATTGGATCAAGTGCAGATGGTCAATTAGACATTGATGCAGATACTGAAGTAGAAATTACAACTGGTACTTTCGATGTCAACGCAACCACAACAGATTTTAGCGGAACAGTAAATACAGTAGGTAACTTAACTGTTAATACAGATAAATTTACAGTTTCAGCAGGAGAAGGTAATACAAGTATTTCAGGAACATTAGGAGTAACTAATGCCGCTACTTTCTCATCAAGCGTAGATATTACAGGAGCTTTAACAGCAAATGGTGCTGTAACTCTTGGAGACGCCGCAGGGGATACAATAACAGTAACAGGTACAGCAACTTTCTCACAATCAGCAGACTTTGATGCTGGATTTACAGTTGCTTCCTCACAAACAGTTAACTTTGGAGGTAATAGACTTACCAATATTGGAACTCCTACTCAAGCAACAGATGCAACAACAAAAGCATATGTAGATAGCGTTAAACAAGCACTCGATATCAAAGATTCAGTACGAGTAGCAACCACAGCAAACTTATCAGCAACTTATGATAATGGAACAGGTGGTGTAGGTGCAACTCTTACAGCTGACTCAAATGGTGCAATTTCAGTAGATGGTGTAACACTTTCATCTGGTGATAGAGTACTTGTTAAAGATCAATCAACAGGAACTCAAAACGGTATTTACTCTGTAACAACAGTTGGTGATGCAGGTACACCATTTGTACTTACTCGTGTAACTGATGCAGACTCAAGTGCAGAAGTAACAGGTGGTCTTTTCACTTTTGTAGAAGAAGGATCAACTAATGCCGATGCTGGTTTTGTATTAACAAATATTACAGGATCTGCAACACTTGGTAGCGATGCTTTAACATTTACTCAATTCTCAGGAGCTGGACAGGTTACAGCAGGTGATGGTTTAGCAAAATCTGGAAATACACTTTCAGTAAATGTAGACGATACCTCACTTGAAATTGTTGCAGATACTTTACAAATTAAAGGTCTTGATGATGCGATTGCAGAAGGAGATTTAATCTTCGGAGCAAATGGTGGCAATCAGTTTACTACTTTAGCAATCGGCACATACGACTCAACCAACTCAGTAGGACAAATGCTACAAGTTGGTAACAACGGAACAATAACATGGACAAATACATTAGACGGAGGAACGTTCTAAGATGTCCCATGTAATCAAAATTAAAAGGTCAGAAACACCTGGATCAGTTCCAGGCACAGGGGATTTAGAAACACACGAAATAGCTATGAATGTTTCTGACCAAAAGATTTATACAAAAAACGCTAGTGGTGACATAGTTGTTATGGCATCTGCAGGTATTTCTGAATCAGAAGCACTAGCGTTGAGTATAGCATTAGGATAAGATTATGGCATCAGCATTTAAAACTGCTTCCAAGGCAAATGTAAATACTTCACTTACGACAGTATATACATGCCCATCGAGCACGACATCTACGATTATTGGTCTTTATCTCTGTAATCAGAGTGGAGGTCAAATTGAAGCAAACTGTGAGTTTTACGATAGTAGTTCAGCAACTCACGTTTCTCTTACAGCCGCCACGCCGATTCCAAGTGGATCAACATTGGTATTAGTCGGAGGAGATGCAAAAGTAGTTTTAGAGGCAGGAGACGCCATCAAGGTTCAGAGTAACGTCGTAGACAGCATAGACGTTGTTCTGTCATATTTGGAGCAAACATAATGGCACTTATAGGTAAACAACTAGCACTTGTAGCATCGCTAGAAGCAAACTCAGTTGGTACAACCGAAATTGTAAGCAATAGTATTACTGCATCAGAAATTACTGCAAACTGTATTACAACTTCAGAACTATCAACTAACTCGATTACTTCCGCTAAGATTCAAGCAAACGCTATTACATCTAGGGAATTAGCGAGTACAGCAGTTACAGCAGTAAGCGATAACTCAATTGATGCAGCAGCTATTGCTGCAAACTCAGTAGACTCCAGCGAATTAGTAAGTGGGTCTATTGATTCTATTCATATTTCAACTGGTGCAGTTACAACTGCAAAACTAGCTGCAAATGCTGTCACTTCAAATGAAATTGCCGCTAACTCTGTAGATACTGCAGAGATCGCCTCAAATGCTGTCGGTGCTCCACAGATAGCCGCTAATGCAGTAGGTCAAAGTGAAATCGCTGAAAATGCGGTTACAAGTTCAGAACTTGCAACCGATGCAGTACAAACTACACATATTACCGACAACGCAATTACTGCCGCTAAGATAGCAGAGAACGTTGTAGGATCAAGTGAAATATCAACAAATTCAATCACAGCTTTACATTTAGCAACTGATTCAGTAGGAACAGTACAAATAGCAGCTAATGCAGTTACAACTGCAAAAATAGCTTCTAATTCAGTAGGCTCCGCAGAAATTAAATTAAACTCAGTACAATCAACTCAAATCGCAAGTAATGCAGTTACAGGAGTACATCTTGCTTCTGGAGCAGTAGATACAATTCATATTGGAACAAATGCAGTTACTAATGATGCGATGGCAGATAACTCTATAACAAATGCTGAAATTAGTGCAAATGCAGTAGGTACAAGTGAAATAGCAAGTGATGCAGTTGGATCAGCGCAGATTGCTTCATTAGCAGTAACAACTGCTAAAATAGCAGCAAATGCTGTAACAGGAGTTGAAATTGCTTCTAACTCTGTTACTCATGGAATTATTGCTGGTAACTCAATTCAAACACACTGTCTTCAAGATAATGCAGTTACATCAGATAAAATTGCTACAAATAGTATTTTAACAAGACATATTGTAGAAGGAAATGTTACAACTCATAACTTAGGTGACAATGCAGTAACAGCTGCTAAAATAGCCGCAAATGCAGTAGGTTCCGCAGAAATAGCAGAAAACTCTGTTGATAGTAGCGAACTTGTAACTGGCTCTATCGATTCAATTCACTTATCAGCAAGTGCAGTTGTAGAAAATGCTATTGCCGCAAACGCAGTTACAGCAAATAAAATTGCTTCAAATGCAGTTACTGCAGAAACAATCGCCGCAAACTCAGTGGATTCAAGTGAGTTAGTAACTGGTAGCGTATTAACTATTCATTTAGCAGACAATGCTATTACTGGTGCGAAATTATCAAATACTTCAAACTTTACAATGAATGACTTAGTAGTTTCTGGAAACTTAACTGTTTCAGGAAGCGAGACTATAGTTTCTTCAACAACATTAACAGTTGAAGATGGTCTTGTACAGGTTGCATCTACAAATGATTCAACAGATGCAATCGATATCGGACTTTATGGATTATACGATCCAGCAGGAACAGATTTATATGCAGGTCTTTTCAGAGATGCAAATGACAACAAATGGAAACTATTTGTTGATTCACAAGTAGCTCCTACTTCAACTGTAGACACAGGTGCTTCTGGTTATACAGTAGGAACTCTTGTAGCAAATGTCGAAGGAAACTTAACAGGAACAGCAAGTGCAGTAGCTGCTAACGCAGTAGGCTCTTTACAGATCGCTGCAAATGCAGTTGGATCAGAAGAAATTGCAGAAAATTCAGTTGGATCAAGTGAAATTGCAACTGATTCTATTCTAGCAATACATATTAGTGCAGGAGCAGTAGGATCTTCAGAGATCGCCGCAAATGCAGTAGATTCTGCTGAAATTATAAGTGGTGCTGTTAATGCAGTTCACTTATCAACTGATTCTGTAACCGAAGCAAAAATAGCAGCAAATGCTGTAACAGCTGCTAAAATAGCTGCAAACTCAGTAGACTCCAGCGAATTAGCAAGTGGGTCTATTGATACAATTCACTTCAGCGCAAATGCTGTAACAAGTGACGAAATTGCAAGTAATTCAATAGTAGCAAGACATATTGCAGCAAACTCAGTTGGAACAAGTGAAATTGAAACTAATGGCGTAGGTACTTTACAAATAACAGATAATGCTGTAACATCAACAAAAATCGCCGCTAACTCAGTAGATTCAAGTGAGTTAGTAAGTGGTAGCATTGATACTATTCATATTGGAGACTTACAAGTAACAAATGCGAAAATTGCAGTAAATGCAGTTACAGCAACAGAAATCGCCGCTAACTCAGTAGATAGCAGTGAATTAGTAAGTGGATCAATTGATGATATTCATATTGCAGATAATGCAGTAACCGCAAATAAAATTGCAACTGATTCTATAGATGCATCACACTTAGCAGCAAACTCAGTAGATTCTAGCGAATTAGTAAGTGGATCTATTGATGAAATACACATTGCTTCAAATGCAGTAACCGCAACTAAGATTGCTGGAAATGCAGTAGGCTCAAGTGAAATAGCAGGTAATGCAGTAGGTTCATCTGAAATTGCTGCAAACTCAGTAGATTCAAGTGAGTTAGTAACTGGATCTGTAGATGCAATTCATTTAGCAAGTAATTCAGTAACTTCAGCTAAGATTGCCGCAAATGCTATTGGAACAAGTGAGTTAGCAAGTGGTGCATTAAGTGGACAAACATTTAGTGGCACAGTAACTTTCTCAGGTGATGTAAATACACAAGGAACAACAACACTTGGTAATGGAACTACTGATATAACAAATGCAGCAGGTGTATTAGGTATTCAAGATACAAGCCCACCACAAAAACTTCACATTGATGAAGTGGCGGGTATGGATGTAGGTACAGGAAGTTCATCTTCAACATCACAATTTGCACTTGATTCTTTCGCTTCAGCAACATTTAGAACTGCAAAATATATAGTACAGGTTCATAACACAACTGATGGGGATTATCAAGCATTAGAAATTTTACTTTTCCATGACGGAACAAATGTATACTTAACACAGTTCGCATCTATCTTTGACAATCTTGCTCAGGCAACATTTGATGCAGATATAAGCGGTGGTAATGTAAGATTATTAGTAACTCCTGCTTCAACAGATAGCATGACTTACAAATTTATTAGAACAACAATAGAGGTATAAAATGGGTGTAAAACTAAACTTTAATATCGAAGACGCTGGTCTATCCGTAGACGGAACAGAAAGTATTGATTCAAGTAGAGGAATGGCAAGTGTAACTATCTCTGCCGATAAAATCGATAGTGGAACTATTGCTTCTGCTCGACTTCCTTACACAATAACAACAACTGCTCCAGTTTCCGTAGGATCAACAAGTAGTGGACACGTCTGGTACGTATATTAAGAGATAATTAAATGGCAATTTATGTAAACGACAATGGCACTTTACGCCAGTTACGCTTTGTAGCTGTCAACGATGGCGGTACGCTTCGTCGTGCCAATGAAGTTTATGTAAATGATGGTGGTTCGTTAGAAGGACCATTTGTTGCAGTGCATGATACATTGCGAGTTACAAATACTGAAACAACATATGTATCAGGTATTCAGGTAACTACTTTTAATACAACTACTGTCTTTGATACTAGCACTGTCTTTAATACAATAACTACATTTAATACTACTCAGTCAACTGCAACAAGTAGAGCAACAGGAACTTCACAAAGTACTACAACTACATTTAACACTAGTCAGTCAACAACAACTACATTTAATACTACACAATCAACTGGTACATCAAGAGGAACTGCTACAAGTAGAAGTACTACAACAGCTTATAATACATCGCAAGGAACAGCAACATCAAGAAGTACTGGTACAAGTAGAGAGACAACAACTGTATTTAACACAACACAGTCAACAACAACTACATTTAATACTACTCAGTCAACTGCAACAAGTAGAGGAACTGGTACAAGTAGATCAACTACTACAGCTTATAATACTTCAAAAGCTACTGGAACAAGTAGAGGTACTGGAACATCAAGAAGTACAACAACTTCTTATAATACATCACAAGGTACTGCAACAAGTAGAGGTACTGGTACATCAAGAAGTACAACAACTTCTTTCAATACATCACAAGCTACTGGTACAAGTAGAGGTACAGCAACATCAAGAAGTACTACTACAATTTTTAATACTTCACAAGCTACAACCACAGCTTACAATACCACTACTACATATACTACTTCATATGATACAACTATCACAACAAGTAGAACTACAGGGTTTACAAATGCAACAAACACTGCTAGAATTACATCTACAGCATATATTGATGCTACAAATACAGCTAGAGCTACAAACACTGCTAGAATTACATCTACAGCGTTTATTGACAATACAGCCACTTCAAGAGCGACAAATACCGCTAGAATTACAGGTACTGCATTTATTGACAACACAAATACTGCAAGAGCAACAAACACAGCGAGAACTACATACAGAAATACAAATACTTCTCGTAGCACAGGATTTACAAACTCGACTGCTTTTGCTACAGGTTTCATAGATAATACTGCAACTTCCAGAAATACAAACACATCAAGAAATACTGGATTTACAAACTCAACAGCTTTTGCTACTGGATTTATAGACAATACAGCAACATCCAGAAATACAAATACTGCTAGAAACACAACTAGAATTACATCTGGTATAAGATTAACTACATTCCAAAATATTACAGTATACGGAGATCAGTCAGAAGGTTTCTTTACTAGATGGACAAATACTTCTAGAAATACTGCGTTTAGTGGATCTACTACATACGCTACTGGATTTACAAACTCAACTGGATTTACAAATACAACAAATACTGCGAGAACAACTTATAGAAATACGAATACAGCTCGTGGTACAGGATTTACAAACTCTACTGGATTTACAAACACTACAAACACAGCAAGAACAACTTATCGAAACACAAATACTGCTCGTGCTACAGGATTTACGAACTCAACAGCATTTGCGACAGGCTTTATAGATAACACTGGATTTACAAATGCAACAAACACAGCGAGAAATACAACTACAGCATTTATAGATAATACAGGATTTACAAATACAACAAATACAGCTCGTGGTACAACAACAGCTTATGTAGATAATACTGGATTTACAAATAATACAAATACTGCTAGAGGTACAACCACAGCATATATTGATAATACAGCAACTTCTAGAATAACAAACTATGAAACTGCATATATAACTTCACGTATTACATCAAGAGCTACTGGTACATCAAGAAGTACAACTACAACATTTAATACTTCGAAGGCAACTACTACTGCATATACAACTACAACAGCGTATAGCACAACCACAACATTTATAACCAGTAAGTCTACAACTACAGCTTATACAACTACAACTGCTTATACAACAACTACAACATTTATAACCAGTAAAGCTACAACTACAGCATATACAACTACAACTTCATATAATACTACAACTACATTTATAACAAGTAACGCAACAACAACTGCTTATACAACTACAACAGCGTATACGACTACAACCACATTTAACACTACTAGAGAAACAACTACAACATTTAATACTTCTCAAGGAACAACAACTGCTTATAGTACTACTACAGCATATACAACTACAACAACTTACATTACAACTAAAGCTACAACTACTGCATATACAACTACAACTGCTTATGCAACAGTTACAACATTTAACACTACTAGAGAAACAACTACAGTATTTAATACTACAAGATCAACTGCTACTCTATTTGCTACAACTACAGCATATACTACAACCACAACATTTAATACTACGCAATCCACCGCTACAGTTAGAACAACAAGTTCAAATAGACTTACAGAGACCAGCAGAACTACAGATCACCTCACAGTATTTGCAACAGCAACTAATACTGTGATTTATGAAAGAATAACCGCCTCCACATTAGGAACAATCTTCGATACAGAAGTGGCAAGTGCTCAAGATCTAGGGCAGTCCTATTGGGATGGCTCTAAATGGAGCGAGACTTGATAGAAGGACATAAAGATACAAAAGTAGACGCCGATTATGTAAATAAGAAATTAGAAAGCATGATGGCAGCCATATTTGATAATATGGGCGAAAATGAAGAAAGAATAAAAAATATTGAAGTGGTACTTTACCAACTTCAAAAGGAGTTTAGAGAATGGCTCAAGAAGGCGGAATAGTAAAACCAAAAAAGCCACTTCAAGCTCTAACAATAAATGAATGTCTTGGTGATATACCAACTCATTTTATGAAATCAGGAAGCGCATTTAGACCTAAAGAGGATCTTAACGACTTAGCAGAATTTCGTAAAAGAGTAATCAGAGATTCATTTAGAGGTAGACCATTTGAATATGATATTTGGTTTAATACAAATGAAGTCTCAACTATAAGAGCATGGCTTTATACTGATTTTTTAGGCAAAGGAATTGTAATGAGAGTTCCGTCTATAAAAATCAATGATAAGTTTTTTGCTGGAATAGTAAATGGCGATATAGAAATTGATGAAGATAGAATACAAAAGATAAAAGACAATCTTCACAATAAATATGTTTTACAAACAAATCCAGAGTTCTATGATAAAGTAATATTCCCGCCTGGCAGTAATCTAATGTATAAAAATACTTTAGACTGGAATAAAATGCGACAGGCAGTAGCAGATGGATTTATGGTAAAACCGCATCCAATAACAGCACACATTTGGATGGCACTGCTAAGAGAAAAACTTGGAGCAGATAAAATCTTGAATAAAAAGTCAGGTGGATTTGAACTTCTTATGAACGCAAAAGAAGTAGCTTGTGCACCAAATAGTGAAATGGGTTTGATAGCAATTTTACTAGGTAAAAAACTACGCTTAGTAAGTACACCAAAAGATGTAAGAGAAAAAAATCTACTTACTTACGAAAGTTTTTACTACGCTATATCAAATCAGTGTTCACAACAAGGTGCATATACAGCACTATGTAAACTCCTTAGTGCAAAACACTCAGGTATAATTTTTAACTTTGATAACGATGCAGAAGAACGTATGGATAGATACCTACACTCCTTCTGGGAATATAAGATGGCAAAATGATAGAAGTAATTTATAGATACAAACCAGTGTACGGAATGTTCACACTCGCATCCATGTTAGATTGGGATGGGGATAGCTTTCGCCTACATGTTGGGTTTCATGAAGATCAATGGGACAAAGAAGTTGTTGAATGGATTGACAGAAATTTCAAAAATTATAAATGCTATCAAATACCTTCAAAGGTAGCTAATGGTAACTGGCAAGCAAAATTTTTACTTCTTATAAGAAGATGGTATAGAGGCGAAGGAAGTAAGAATGGTAAACTCAATAAAAGAGTTTTAATGTTCGGAGACAATAGAATATTTCTTAGAGACTGGGTAGGACAATTACCACCAGCAGACTGGCAAAAAGGTGTTGTTATGGCTCCTAAAAGATGGCAGTATATAGAGCATCCAATGTATAGAAATTATTACAATATACTTGGAGTTTCACATGAGAAAAATGATTTAGATACTAATTTTATGCTATTTAATTGGGATGAACTAGATAAGATAGGAGATCATGAATTATTCTTTGAAGACGGCAGAGCTCCTGCAGTTATTGGATTAGAACACAGACTTGATGCCTATATTAATGGTGCAAGAAATAATGTATTTTTTAACGCATTAAAAACTTATAAATTTGGACATATGCCTTTGTATGCAAGTATGAAGGTAGATTATCTTATCAAAGTTGATTCTATCGGTACAGCAGATACTCTTAATCATAATATTGCAATGAGAAAAGCATTTTCTATTAGTTGCGATCATAAATATTTAGTTGCTGAATATGCTGACTGTCCTATGGGAGTAGCATTAGCAGTTCCTTTTGATCTATATGCAAATTTAATAGACAGAATCCCTGTAAATCTTAGAAACGCTAGAGTAAATGAAAGAATCTTGTTAAAAGCTGAAAAGCAAAAGCAAGCTACACGAAAAATACTTCAAGCAGGTTATATTCTAGGAAAAGTCTATTAATTCTTCTTTCAAATCAGAAAGTATTTTCCAATTTAGTATTCCTTTCTCGTTCCACTGACTAACGATTTCTCGTTCTTTATCTTTTGCATGTGGACTTCTCTGTATTGTATTCTCTGGTAAATGCCAACTTGAAGGATAGTCCTGTCCTAGTTTCCATGGAAGTTTCTTTTGAAAAAAGTCGAAACCTATTAGATTTAAGTTTTTCCACATGTTCATTTTATTCACAAAATAATGAACACCCATATAACCAGCACTTGGTCGCAACGCATTTGCATCTCCGTTTTTACAACCAAATTCTTCAAATATAAGCATTAACTCATCATCTGAGTACATTACTTCGTGATCGAAAACTATTTCTCGAGTAGGTTTTTTATTTAAGTGTATTCTGCACCGATTAAGAAGTTTCAGTGCGGTAGGAAAGTGTGGATGAAAGTTTGCTCTCAAAAATCCAGTAATCCAGATATCAGTTCGTTTTCCAACTGATTTATAAATATCTGGGCGAGGAATACCTCTGCCGAATCTTACTATTATATCAAAGGATTCTATATAGTCTCCATATTCATACTCTAATAACTCGACAGAGTTTCCTACTAGAATTACTGACTTATTTCTGATTTTATCTGAAACCATTCGTCTGCAAACTCCACGTTTTCGTAGCCTTCCAGCCACGGTCCGCCATCTGTAAAGTGGACGGCTTTTGTATATTTTTTACCAAAGTCGTAATATCCAACAAGTGCATTAAAACTTGCTGGGATGCTGCCTATCTTACTAGCCCATGAAAAGCCATGTAAGTGTGCAGCATGAGCATTACTCACATACCACTTTGTTAAACTATCACATTTTGCACAATCAAAGAACATCAAACTACTCCAATATTTCATATCGTAATCTGCATTTCCTTTATTTTTCATCTTTTTAGTTTTTATACTAAACTTTGGATGTTTTACTACTGCAACATCTTCATCATTCATATGATGTGTAAGTTCTTGAGGATCACATCTCCAAAGAAAATCTCCATCACAATAGAGTGCGCGCCCTGTGTAGTTACATAACAAAGGAACTAGAAATCGAGTAAAGGAGAACTCTGTACTTTCCATTAAGTGTTTTGGTCTGTCATAGAGTCCTTTCTTTCTCAATTTCTTATTAATTAAAGGATGTATCTCATGTAAAGGATTATGTTTTAAAATACTTGCCTTACATACTTCGTATGCTTCGGGGTGTTCACTATCATATCCTATAAAGATTTTCATTCTTCTCCTTTTAATTGTGCTCCTAAGTCATTAACATACGCTTGTCTAGCAGTTTGTATCGCTGCCAATTCGTGATCGAGTTCTGTTTTTCTTTTATCACAATACCCAATCGCATTTACTAACAAGCGTTGTTCTTTAGTCATGCCTTCGACATCATATTCGACGCCGTCTATACTAATTGTTGTCATTTAAAAATATCCTGCCAGTTGCCTTGTGTACTACTTTTTGCATACTCGGTAGCACGATTTTCAAAAAAGTTGGTATGCTCAACTGCATTTACTTGCATATCTACCCAAGGTAGTGGATTAGTTGTACTATGAAATATTGCTTTTAGACCTAAACCCAATAAGCGTCTGTCTGCAATATATCGTATATACTCTTTTACTTCTTTTGCAGTAAGATCGGGTATTTGAGCTTTTGCAAAACAAACATCAATAAATTCGTCTTCCAACTCAACTACTCGCTCTGCAGCGCAGTAAATTTCGTATTTTAACTTATCAGTCCACAACTCGGGATTTTCTGCTATGAAAGTTCGGAATAATTTAGACACGTTCTCAACATGAAGTGTTTCATCACGAATTGACCATGTAACAATCTGCCCCATTCCTTTCATAAGATTATGCCTTGGAAAGTTAAGTAAAATTGCGAAAGAAGAGAAAAGCTGAACTCCTTCTGTAAAACCACTGTATACTGCTAGTGTCTTCGCAATATCATGTTTAGTTTTCATACTAAAGTCAGACAAGTACTCATGTTTCTCTACCATCGCTTGTATATCCATAAACTCTTGATAAATTCCTTCGGATTTTCCAAGAGTTTCCAGCAACAATGAATATGCTTCTTGATGTACTGCCTCCATGGCAGCAAAAGATGCAAGCATCATTCGGATTTCTGGTTGTTTGAATGTTGGAAGATAGTGCTTTGCATATCCACAACATACATCAACGTCTGCCTGCGTGAAAAATCGAAAAATGTTATCTAACAATTCTCTATTTTCAGGCGTAAGTTTTTCGTTATAGTCCCTAATATCATCACTTAGTGTAACTTCATCAGGCATCCAGTGCATTTGCTGCTGTTTTTTATAAGCATCAAACGCCCACGGATAGTTAAAAGGTTTGTAATAGTTTCTTTCTTCTAATAACATATTTATCCTTCGCAACTTAAACAATCTGATTGTTCAAAGATTATTTCTCGCTTTGCCTGTGAAGTAACATTATCTGCTCGAGATATTGCTTCACTTCGTAGGTAATAAAGCGTTTTAAGATTCTTCGCCCACGCAAGCATGTGGACGTTGTGTAGATCTGCCTTGTTTACGTCAGGTGGAAAAAATAGATTCACACTCTGCGATTGACAGATAAATGGTTGTCTCATTGAAGCATGCTCGACAACCCACGCTTGATTTATCTCAACTGCTGTCTTGAACACGTCTCTCTCCCAGTCGTTCAAGAAGTCAAGATGTTGCACACTTCCTTTGTTTCCAACGATACTTGCCCAAGTTTCGTCTGTGTCCTGTCCATACCCCGCTAGGACTTGCTTTAAGAATTTATTCTTTACAAGATTACTTCCACTCTTTGTTTTCTGAGTGTAAGCATTAGCACGGAAAGGCTCAATACTTGGACTTGTGTTTCCACAAATAATACTACTAGATGCATTTGGTGCTATTGCTAGCAAGTGTGCATTTCTAACAGTACAAGTATCATCGTCGGGACATGCTCCTCTTTCTACAGCCAATCTTCTAGTTTCTTCACTTGCTTTTGATTTAATTAATTCAAACATCTGAAGATTTACACCAGTTGCCATTGGATTGTCAAATGGTATAGAATTTTTCTGTAAATAAGCATGAAATCCCATTGCACCAAGACCAATACTTCTTTCACGATAAGCAGAAAATACTGCTTTGTGTAATTGTTCTGGCGCATGTTTTATAAAATATTCTAGCACATTATCTAACATTCTGACTAGATCTGGAATGAACGCTGGTTCCTTTTTCCATTCATCAAAATATTCCAAGTTTACACTTGATAGACAACATACTGCTGTTCTTTCATCATTTGTTGCTAAAGTAATCTCAGAACAAAGATTACTTTGGTGAACGCTTAATCCAAGTCTTTTCTGAAAGTCAGGCAACTCACTGTTCACAGCATCACCAAACATAAGATAAGGCTCTCCTGTTTCCATACGGTTTTGAAGAATCTTTACCCATAATGCTCTAGCACTGACAGTTTTCTTTACCTCACCGCTGTGCGGATCCACAAGCTGCCAGCTATCGTCGAAACCACTATACTTTGTAGCACTGTGAATGAGCTCCATAAAGCGATCTGATACGACAACCCCATGATGCAGATTAATACACTTACGATTAACGTCACCACCAGTAGGTTTTCGAACATCTAGAAATTCCTCTATTTCAGGGTGACTTATATCGATGTAGCCTGCATAGCTTCCTCTACGAGTAATTCCTTGAGAAAAAGCAAGCATCTCAGCATCGACAACTCTCATAAAAGGAATCACACCAGTGGACTCTGAGCCTTTTGAAGTTTTCGTTCCAACAGAACGGACTTCGCCCCAATATCCACCGATACCACCACCGAATGAACTTAAAAAAGCATTTTCAGTAAAGTGATCTGTAATTCCTTCACGGCTATCATCTACGTAATTCAAAAAGCAACTGATTGGTAAACCTCTCTTTGTACCACCATTTGATAGTACAGGAGTAGCAAACATAAACCAATGTTTACTTGCATAGTCGTATAATCTTTGTGCATGTGCATCATTATCGCCAAAAGCTTCAGCAGCACGAGCAAGAGCTTCCTGTGGAGAAGTCTCACCTGGCACCATATAACGATCTTTTAAAGTATTTAGAGCAAACTCGTCAAAGAGTTTATCTCTGCTATAGTCTATCTTCACTGACATAATTTTCCACCAATCCTATAATTTCTTGTCCATGTCCTAGTACTGCTTTTTCAGTATCAAATGATAAGTCCATTAACTTGATATTAAGTTCAAGTGCATCACTTCCAAACTCATTTAAGTTCTGTATGTACTTGTACCTACCATCAATAGGTAGACTTGCCATGATATCAAAAATATCACCATACTGCTCAATCATTTGAGTAGCACGCTTAGGACCAATTCCTGCTACACCTGGTACATTATCTCCTTTATCTCCTGTAAGACATTTGAAAGTCAAATAATACGAAGGATCAAAGTCATAATGTTCATCCCAGTTGTGTACTGTTGTTTCTTTTCTTGTTACGGTTGAGAACCGTGATATGTTCTCATCGACTAGTAAATCCCAGTCTTTATCAGAAGAGATTAGCCAAATATTTTCTATACCTAGATTTTCTCTATTCTGACATATAAGTGCTGCTATATCATCAGCTTCAACTCCTTGATATTTAAGAGTTAGGAAGCCTTCATACTTACACTTATTCATAGTTACACCAAACTCTTGTAAGAACTCAAGAAACTCTGCTTCTTCTTCAGGAGTTTGTTCTGCGTATCTATCTTTTCTGTTTTGTTTATATTCGGGGTAGAGTTCTTTCCGATAGGTGCTACCACCGTCACCTAATACCACGACTTCTCCGCAATCATAAGATTTTGCAAGAGACTTAACTGTTCTTACATAATCATGCTCGAAGTCGAGGTTGCCTTGATGTTTCCATCTAAACGCTAGGTTTAGACCGTCAACTATTAAGAGGTTGCCGTTCGGAATCGGTTTCCCATGGTTGGTAAACGATATCGCCATTGTCGAACACTAGCTCCTTATATTCTAACCACTTGTGTAAAAATGTAACATAGCAATCCAACCAACTTATATACATATAATCACAGTTGACTGGAACTTTGTGTGTTGCTACAAAGATCTGTCCATGGTTTTGTTTAAAAATTAGCAGTGGGTTTAAATTCATACCCGCTGCCTGCTCTACTAATTTAGTCCACCACTTTACAAAAGTATTACTTTTTTGTGTGAACATTTTTTCATTAAAGTCAATGCTTTTATAGTGTTTGCACTCTATACAATACACATTTACTTTATGTTCGAGATATAAATCTCCTTTTATTTTTCCTGAGCCACTGCCAGGTGTAAACTCAAAGTCTAACCCAGTTGCCGCATCGAGAATTTTCTTAACGTTTTTTTCGAAAGCGTTACCTTTTCTTCTGCTTCTATTATTCGGCATCTAATCTACTTATGTTATCCTCTTTTATTATTTCTATTTTTTCTAGCAGAGGATGAGTCCAGCCATGAGATACCATATAAGTATTCAGACTGTCCTCTTTTAATAATACCTCTACCACCTTTTCTTTTCCAGTTTCATCAAGTGCTTGATTTACTTCGTCTAGGAAAAGAACGTTTATTTGAGAACGAGAAATTGAACTCATCAATTTCCTTATGGCAACTAGCGTAGCAATATTTACTCTAGCTAATTCACCACTACTGAGTGCAAGTATATCAATAATTTTACCATTATCTGATACTTCTACATTCAATTTATCATTCTCTACTACAAAGTTGATCGCAAATCTACCATCACTGAACTCTGCAAGATAGTCGTTTGTTAAAGATTCTAATTCTTTAACTAGACTTTCAATTTTGTATGCGAGAAGTCCATTAGTACTAAAAGCCTTTTTAAGAATTTCAAGTGTTGATAGTACATCTTCACATTTGCTGAGTCCGTCAGTAATTTCTTCCAACTCTGTCTCAAAGCTCGCTGTTTGCTCTTGTATGATACTAAGTCGTGTATTGTGAGAAGTCCGTCTGTTGTTTTCATCACTTACCTCTTGAATACTCGACCTAACAGCGGCAATCTTTGAGCGAAGCTCTTGAATCTGTCCTTCCAAGTCGTCTTTATTGATGACTGTAGTTGGGAGTTGAGTGTCAATGCTCCTGAAGAGACTTTCCCACTCTTGTATCCTTTTGGCTGCCGTCCTATGTACCTTATTTGCATAATCTTGTTCCTCTAGCTTTTCTTTTAGTTTGTCTAACTTTCCAGCAATTTTGCCTACCTCTATTACATAGAAGTCACATTTTTCACCAACAAGTTCCATATTGATATCTTGTCTACAAGTTGGACACTGAGGAGTTTCTCCAATGTCTGTCCACTCTTGTAACTTTCTCTGATTTTCTGAAAGTTGATATCTAGTTTCTCCCAATTCAGAACTTAAAGGAGAAGTGTCTACTTCTGTAGGATAAAGCTCAATAGCTTTTTTCATCTTATCAATGTCTATTGATTTTAACTGCTCTTTCAGAGAATTATTAGTATTTATTTTTTTATTCGTATTTGAAATATTTTCAAATTCCGCCTGTAAAATACTTAAAGTTTTCTGATCCTCTTCCGACCCAGATGGTAGCTCCAACATGGGTAGGACATCTGTATTTTCCAATTTATTATCATTTAACCATTTTACTAAGGTTTGACTTTTTGCGTCTAACTTGGCAATGTCAAGAGAAGTAACACGTACTGCCTCTTTAAATGTCTCAAAGAACAACACATAGTCGTCAAGTTTTAGTAAATCAATTAGGAACTTTTTACGGTTAGTATCGGTTGCTGTAAGAAACTGCAACGATGCGTTAGTATTTTGATACACTAACTGAGTAAATGTCTTAAAGTCAATGCCCAAGATATCCCCTAGCGTCTTATAAGTATTTGACGCTGTATGAGAACTTATATCTTCACCATTCTTTGTTAGCTTACATTTAAGAGTTGACTTTCGATCAACTGCGATACAGTATTCGTCGCTGTCAACTGTAAACCAAAGAGTAATAGTGTAACCATTATTAATATAACGGTTTGCAATGTCTGCTTTTTTAACATTTTTACTATTCTTATTGAATAAAATTTCTTCGAGGATAAGAGGTATTGAACTCTTTCCTACACCGTTTGTTCCAACTAATTGAGTGAGAGTAGACTTAGTAAAATCTATCTCGTTGCCTTTCCCATAGGAAAAGCAGTTATCCCACGCTAACTTCTGTAGAATAATCATTAAAGACTCCCATTATTTTTTTAGTTTTTTCATCATCAAGTTTGAGTATCTGTTGTAGATACACATACAATTCATCACTAATTGACATTTCACTGCTAAGATTAAGAGTTGCTTCAACTTCTCGTTTTACAACTTTTTTATCAAGCAGTTCGGAGTTCTTTACTTTGGATAGGTCTGCGACATCTCCTTCTAATTCATATATAGTATGATCGTAATCTGTTTGTACCATAAGGTCAGGATCATCAACTGTTTTACGAATTAGTTGGGGAAGGTGAAACTCGTGCCAAGTCCAACTCCAGTCATCATCATCAATTAATAAATAACCAGTTTTGACTTTATTTCTATGAAAAGAAGTTGTCATTGGTGAGCCAGGATACACAATATTTCTTTGAGTATTCTCGTGAGCATGTAGATCTCCTGCAAAAACCAACTTAAACTTATCAAATCTTTCTAAGTCTACTTCTGGTGTAACATGTGGTGGGATTTCTCCTCTTACATGTGTAAATAAAACTTCGCAATTCATTTTCTCAATCGCATCTTTTTTATGCAAGCCCGCATAAGGAAGAATACCCCATTTAAAGTCTCCTGCACTTTCATGCAATTCTTCAGAAGGAAGGTAGCCCCAGTTACTAAAGTCTCCCACAGCTTCATCCACTACTGCGACAAGTGGATTAAGTTCGCTAGTAACTCTTTTTAAATTTGAGAAGAAAGTTTTATTTTTCTTAGTGGCTTCGTGATTACCATCATAAATGATAGTTCTCTTTCCCACTCTCTTTACAAAATCGAAGTAAAGAGTAAGCTCATCCATTGATGGGACTCGATCAAACAAGTCCCCACCAATGATGTGCAAATCGAATTTATTTTCTAAGGCAACTAGTTGGTCAAAGAACATTTGATAGCGAGCACAAGCCCAACTAACAGGTACATTCTTTTGACCTAACTTGATATGCCAATCTGCGGTAAATAGGATCATTCTATATCGAACTCGTCAGAAATATCCTCATCTACAGATCCGCCGCCCTGTAGTCTCTTAAGAAGCTCCATTTGAGCATCTGCTGTAGGTCTAGGAAGAACATCATCCATAGACTTAAGTCCAGCAGTTAGAGCCACTTCTTCTTCAGTTAATGCTCTTGGTTTGCACTTAAGCACTTGAAGATTGTATTCAACATTGAATACCTGTGGTCCAGTTTTCTTTCTTTGGAAAACAATGTCCCATCCTGTTTCAGGATTTGTTGGATCGCCTAAGTCTTCCATGGCGACTAAGATTTGATCAAATAACTTTCTTTTTAAGTTAAGAACTTTTAATGTTCCATCAGACAAATCGATACACTGGACAGCGTATGCCCATCCGCATTTTAAGTCTGGGTAGAAAGTTTTGACGTGATCTGGCTCTTTGTTGTTGAAAGTTTCAGTCTTTCTGTCAAAAGATAAACATTCCATAGGAATATTTTTGCCGTTTTCACCTTTGATCCAGTAGATATATCTAGGAAGTAGATCACCTACTAATCTTACTGTGTGATTCTCTTTGGAACCGTAATTATATGTTTCGATTTTTTCTTTCTGTGCAGAACCTTTGGTCTGCCCGAATGATATTGCCATTTATTTCTCCTTGTGTGTCTCCTCAAACATAAAGTAAATTTTGTTATTCTCTATGTTGAGCAGTCTATTATTAGTTATTATGTTCTCATTCACTGGTAAGTGCCTGAGGTCTAGTGTGGTGTCTCCAGTTTGTCTATAATGATAATAGTTGCGATAAGAAGCGACACCTGCATACTCTGCAACCTCTTTATCACTATATGTTCGACCAGTGGTAAGCAACTCCTCTGCATTAAGCAGAAAAGAGTTACCACCATACTTGTGCTGGTAAAACTTGAAAGTCTTATCAGCATAGTTCTTAGGGTACAATTTGTAAGTTACAATGCGAAGTATCGTGAGTATGTCACAAACCTTACCGTTGCTTACTTTTAGTATTTTGTCCCAGTCGTAAAATATCATATATTATAACAAGATTTTAAGTTGTTGTCAAGAATTATTTTTCTCTGCCTTTTCTGCAGCCTTCTGAGCTAATTTATCAGAGTACTCAGGCTGTATTGTTGGATGAATGTCAAGTTGTGCCATGTTTATCAAGTTGCCTTGGAACACATAACTACCTGTGTGCATCAATTCAATATGAGGTAGAGTCCAAATATCTATGCCAATCTTTGTACAGTTTTGACAGAACATGTAATCTTCGGAAAGATATCTGTTCTGTTCATTGATAATGCAATCAAAGTATGCCATTATTTTTTCTCCTCTTTCAAACTCACCTTCTCTTAAGTGATCTGGTGTGTATAAATATTCAGGGTAAGCTTCTGCATACTTGGTGAAAACATTTCTATGTATAAGCATAAATCCTGTACCTGCTTCTTTAATCTTTACAGGTTCAAAGATTGGTGCTCTCCCGTCGGGGTATGCGTTAGGGTCTGGGTTAAATACCATATCTCCTGCTAGCTTTTCTAGACCTCGAGGATCGTCATCATACTTACCAGACTTAGCACCTAGGAGAACTTTCTCCCATGCTATAGTTTTCTTTGGGTAAAGAGCAGTAAGTATTTCGATATCAGGTCTTTCTGTAGCTACATGTAGCATATACATAAGATCAAGTGCTTTCCAAGATATATCACTATCAATAAACAAGAGGTGAGTAGCATCTGATTTCAGAAAATTTGCAACAACATAATTTCTTGCTCGAGTAATCAAACTCTCATTGAATAGATAATATATCTGAATTGGTACTCCATATTGCATACCTAATGCAACTGTGTCCATTAGGGACTTAGTATACATACCGTGGCACATACCACCATACATAGGAGTTCCTACAAATACTTTCATCTTTCTCATTTCTTCGAGATTTAATTGAATTTGCTTTTGTGTCATATTGTTTTCACCTTATATCCTTGTTTAATATAATAACCCATACGGGCACTTGCCTGCCTTGCAGCAGTTTTTCCTCGAAGATGAATGTCAACGACCACTGGGGTCTGCTTTCCTTCTTCTTCTCGAATAACCCTACCAATAAGCTGAGTCAATAGTGGCTCATTATTGATAGGAGTTCCTAATATTAGACAACTCAAGCAATTCAAAGAAATACCTTCTGAGAATATTGACTGAGTGCCAAATAAAATGTTTTTTGAAGTTTCCATTAACTTCATAGTTTGTTCACGATCTTGGTGTTCCATCTCACCAGTAATGTGAACTGCGTTATCTCCGACTAGCTTTTGTGCTGCTTTTAGAAAAGCAACTCTGTCAGAGACAACTAAAACTTTGTGTCCTTCTGCAGCATACTTCGCCGCTATTATTGCAATGCTATTTACATATTCTTCATTGTAGGCTAGATGATTAATTCTTTCTGCCCACGGAGTAAATGCACCATCTAGAAATCGAACATCGGATCTGACTACGTGTATAACAGGTGTCATGTAATTCTCTTTCGGTGGTTTCATTACATTACTACTGAAATAATCACGAAATACAACGTGTCGTCCATCTTTTCTTTCTAGTGTTCCAGTAAGTCCAATCTTGTACTTACATGGTAATTCATCTATAATTCTTGTAAATGTTGGACTGCTAACGTGATGCATTTCATCAAGTATAACTGTCCCAAACTCTTTCTTTATATCGAGTATTTTTCTGTATAAAGATTGTATATTCCCAACAACGATAGGACTATCAATATTGAATACTCCACTACCTATCCTGCCAGGCGTAAATCCATAGACTTTTTTTACTTCTTTTTCCCACTGATTTCTTAATGTGGTAGTATGAGTAACTATGAGTGTCTTTTGTTTTAGTTTTCCTGCGATAGCTAAACCTGTAAAAGTCTTACCCCAGCTTACCCATGCGTTAATTATTGCGTTATCTTGTATCTCGTCATAAACCATCTTCTGACTTGGTCGTAAATCAAACTTAAAGTCAGGAAAGTCAATTTCAATATTATTTCGTTTATCGACTATTTCGTAATCATCTGGGATTAAATCCATTCTTCCGATAGGTATACTCACCAACCCATCTTTAATAAATCTCCAAGTATGTATGATCTGAGGCGGATCAGAAGGCATACGAGGAGGAATTGTATAAGTCAACTCCTCCTGTATTTTGGATAATAGGAGATTATCACAATTCATGTATATACGATTACTTATTACTGCCTTCACTTTATAATCGCTTTTAAAAATTCTATATCTTGTGCTAACCAATCGGTTTGCACTTCTGGATGGTTATTATCCCACGGACTTGACCACCCCATTTTCATTTTTCTCTGAGTGATATGCTTAGGTAGATAATCCCGCATAACATGCCTCATTAACCATTTTGTTGTTCCAGCACGAAAATCTTTCCACTGTTTAAACTTGATATTACTTGCTATAGATAATGTAAACTTAGCAAAATTCTGTGTAAGTAAGCAAGGTCTAGATTCCATACCGAACATTCCGATAGTTTGATCTGCTGCTAATACATTTTGTTCACAAGTAGTAAGAAGGTCTATAAATAGTCCATTATTTTTCACATCATGACTAAATGCTGCACTAGGAAACCATGGATTTTGTTCTCTCATTCTTTTCATAGATTCTTCATTATATCCTTCTTGAAATCTTTTATTATGATGATTGTATCCACTAAATAATTCATCGCCCCCATCACCTGTTAAAATAACTTTACAATTATCTTCTGCAGCGGCTCTAGCAAGTAAATAACGAGGAGCTACTCTATTCATATCTCCCCAAGGAAAATGAGTTTTATTTAACCATAATCTACTTAGGTGAACTCTTTCGTCTCTTTTTAATTCTACTACCTTAAGAGGTATATTCCATTCTTCACAAGTTTTTCTTGCAAGCTCACTTTCTTCATAAAAAGAATTATGACTCCAGTGATTTCCTGGTGCTTTCTCATAATTTATTGTATAGACATTTAAGTCTATATCTAATTTTCTAGCAATACTTAGTACCATTGTACTATCAAAACCACCACTAAGAAATAATCCTACTTTTTGTTTTGTGCGAGCAGTCTTAACAATAGAGTCAATAAGCATACCTCTAAATATATTTGTTTCAAAACCTCTACTTCCTACAATAAATCCATCCCACAAACTTCGTTTTGTTACTCGATTTTTGTTAAAGTCATACTCTATAATCTGTCCAGCAGCTACTTTATCAATTAGTTTATATGGTGAAAATTCTCCCATCCATTGAAAAGATACTATAAAATGATTATAATAATCAATAAACTCTTTCTTTTCGAAACTTCTTAGTGAAGTTGCAAATTCAAAAGTTTTGCCTTCATGTTTATACCATAATGGTTTACTTCCAAAATGATCTCGTATAAGGACAACTTTTGCTTCTTTTATTTTATACCATGCTATAGATCCATGCCAGTCATTTAAACGCAGAAAGTCATAGCCATATTTCATTAGTCCACTTGCTAAAAATTTTGTATCATTTGCATATGGACTATTATACATTTCTCCATTGAAAACTAATTTGTCTCCATTTGACATATGAAAAGGTTGTATTTGTGCTTCACCATTTATATCTAGCAAAGCATGTCCTAAAGCAAGGTGTTCATTTTTCCAAAACCACATTCCGTCTGGACCACGAAATTCCTGCTTTTCCAACATTGGCTTAGCTAAATGATGTCTAGTTGTTCCTACAAATCCGCACATTATGTTTTATTTCTTGATTCCTGATAGTGATACATGATAGGATCATTACATTCCATAATTCCTTTTATAAAACACCATTTATTATCCATTACAAACCAGTTATTTTCGCTATCTGGTATAGAATTAAGTATTTCAGAGAGTGTTCGTTGATCCCACGCCATTGGATTATTTTTCTGATGATTGTGCCATCCTTTAATAATCATTCTATTTATTTCAGTATTCGGTAGATACAGACTACCACTAAGTAATTCCCATTTCTGCATTTGTTTGTGAAAATGAGCATGTGCACCTATTTTCTTATCATCTTCAAACTCTTTCCAAGTAGGTTTTCTAAGAAGTTCAGCATCTGCATCCAGCCAAAATAAATCTTCATCAAACTTTTCCATACACTCTAAGATAAACTTAGGTTTATATCCGCAGTTTTCTTCCCAACTGCCTTGATCGTCTATATGTTCCATATAGTAATCTTGCCCAAATTTTTCTAATGATTGTTTGAGCCTATTTGCTACACCTGCGTAATTAGGTGTGTAATAACTGATTATTTTCATTTATTATTCTCCATCTATGATGTTCAAGTTTAGAATGTTTTTTGTTGCATCGTGAGCATACGTTATATAGAGATCTATTTCCTTTCATTAGATTTTCTCTCATTTCTCGTAGTTTAGGATGTGTACGCCAAACCTCAAAAATATTATCATCTTTAATGTTGCCGAATATATTTGTATCAGTCCAGTCATTACAACATAACTGAATTGTACCATCCCAGTGTATCCATGCTTTTGTAGCTGGTAGGCTACATGGCAGGTTTATCGCTGGATTATCTGTAGCAATAATTCCTTTGTAAACTTCTATTCTATTTTGAACCTGTATTGGAGTGACTGCCCACTCCTCTGGTTTTACACTTTGATCCCAAAAGCGGTGTTGCACTGGATGTCCAGCCATTGTATGAGTAAAATACTCTTTGCGCCATTGAAAATCACCTCTATGCGTATAGGTATTCATAATTACATTATCAAATCTTTTGAATAACCACTTACGCTGCTTTAACTTGTACCCATTTGTTAGAATACGAGTTTTATATTTTCTATTTGAATGATGTAATATTTTCACCATTTCTTCAAACTTTGGATGTAAACTATTTTCTCCTCTACCAGACCAACAAATATGTCCAGTAAATCCTTCTGCGTTTACATCATTTACAAACTTTTGAAATAACTCAACAGACATATAGTCTTTTGTATTAGGATACCCATGACTACGAGGACAATAATTACATGTTTCGTTACATAGTCCTGTTACGTCTATGTTTATTAGTATTAACACTTTCTGTATGTATCCTTTTTCTTTTCTGTTGTATATTCGTAAATTTTCCAAGGAATACCACTTTTATATAATACTCCTGCCCACTTTGCCTCTCGTGGCAAAGGTCTTTTTTCTTCAAATGGGAAAGGTACATCCTTTACCCACACTATAGAGCAGATATCTTTTGGTACTACTCTAGCAATTCTTAAGTAAGTTAATCTTACATTTTTAGTCTTTACATAGGTGAAGACTTTACCATAATTATCTATATAATGCTTGCCATGGTGCTTCATTAGTGCTACTTCATCTTCTAGCATTATTTTAAGTGGATAAATACTTTTCATTGGAGTTTGTAAACGACGAAGTCCTAGTGTTTCTCCACTCATATTTTTATCGTCTAGTACTTGATCCTCTATCCAAGTGATGCCGTCTATAGTGTCGACATCAGCTGTGTGGATTGCAAAGATTGGAAATTGTACCATGCTTCACATACCTCTTCAAATCCTGCGTCTAAAAAAGACAGCTTTAGTAGTATTCTTTCATTCCATCCTGTCTGTACAAAATGTGGTTGAGTTACATCGAGAATTGCAGTTTCATACATATTTAATTCTCGTGTACCTTCATCAATTACCCACTGTATTGGGTATTTACCTGTTAAAACAAAGTTTACTGCACATCGAGTACCTTTATCACTATGTATTGGTAATTCTGTATTAGGAGCTATATAAACAAATCTCCATGACCATTGAAAATTTTCTAGTCCTAGATCATGTACAAAATCTCTTAGTTCTGGCTCCATCCAGTGAAAATACTTATATCCATTTATCAGTTCTCCGTCTTTATGAAAATACTGATGCGCCTTGTATTGATTGATCTTAGCTATTGCTAGATACTTGTCTAAATTCAGAGGCGATTTTATTTTTAAAATTTTCTTCTTCATATACGAACACCCAGTTCACTCTACCAGCAGGATCTACATTTGTTCCTACTTCTTTACATCCAAAATCCAAAAATGGTTGTTTACCACCTTCATATGTAATCTCTAACATCATGTTAGGACTACCCCAATATTTAATTGCTACTTCTCGACCTAATATTAGATCACGTGTGGAGCAACCACCTTTGTAGCTTCGTTCCCATGCCTGTCGGCGGAATGCAGGATATCTGTATTCTGTTCCATCGTCTCCAACGAACACTTTTCTGTCGCACAAGGAGTTTGTACCGACCATAAGCTGAGGAGCAATGCCCAGTACAGTATCGTACCACATAAAATATACCTGACTTTCATCGTAATAATACTCCAAATCTTGGTAACAGACTTTATTTCTAACTATAAAGCCGTCAATTCTTAACTGTATAATTCTATACAGTTCATCTTTTGTTAACTCGTTCCAATGTTTAACTACCGAAACTAGCGCCATAATCAAATCCTTCTTGTACTCTGAATTTTGCTTGACCTGCTATTTGTTTAGCAAGTTGCCATTCAGCACATTTATTACATTTTTCACACATTTTCCATTCTTCTACTAATTGATAACCTCTTACACAAGAAAAAGCTAGATCTAATGTTTTTGGCTCTATTCTGCCAATAATTCCTACTATTTCTGATTTTGTAAGATGTTCAAATGGAAATAAGTTTATTGGACTATTCAATAAAACTTTTTTGTGTATTCCGTGTGCATCTATTGCATCACTTTGATACATTTGTATCATTTTACTTGGATATCTTAGCTGAACTCTCTGCCTAAAGCTATCCTCTGAATTTGCACCCCATACAATATACTTCCAGTCCACTTTTTCGTTGCCTGCAAGTAAGTGAAGTATTGCACTTTGCCATTGAAATACTGCAACCTTGATTGCATTTTTCTGTGGTATTTCAATTTCATCAACTATGAGAGGCACATTGAAATATTCACACTGCTTTCTAGCCCAGTACTCTGAAGCTTTTGCAGTATTGCCATGAACATTATTTTTTAAATGAACTCCAACAGGTTTTAAACCTTTATTTACAGACCACCATAAAGCAGCAAGGCACTCAAAGCCTCCACTAACTGTTACTATTGTGTCCCTGTCGCTCAGATTCATTTATATCCTCTTTCATTTGTTTTGCAACTTCAAACCATTCATTATCGTCTTCACACTTGCAGCTATACATACCTTCTCCGCACTTCTTACATGCAGTATGATACATCAAATAACACATTATGCGATTCCCCCGCTTATATCAGAGATCCACTTCTCTAATAACTCGACTTGTTTTGGTGACATACTTGGGCTTTTTGCCTCACACCAGTTACAGTCTTGACCTATCAGTGTATCAGTCGGTCCGCTATCAGGACAGTCGTGATGCCACCACTCAATATCCAAATTCTTCATAGTCTTCCTTAAAATAATTTTCTATCTTTTTAGTTATAAATTTATTTGCTTTTACTTTTAACTCCTTTGGAGTCTGTAAAGAACGAGAAGGATAGTGGTAGCAGTCTAGATCTTTCCAGATACCCCCATCTTTTCCTTTCTCATCTTCGAGTCGATAGATTCTCGTTCCTCTATCAATAAAATCTACTTGTTTCAACATAAAGGCTTGATACTCTAAATTAGTTGGAAACTGTTTTAACCATTTCCACCACTCTATTTTATCTATAAATCCATCTGGCTCATTGTATTTCATTGCCCATATAGCGTTCTCAGTCCATTCATCAAATGTAATTTTTGTACTTAATAGTTTTCTCCATTTGAGAAATCCAAACATGCTTTCCCATCTTGCTACTGGATGCCTCACTAGAGCTACATGCCTATATCCTGCATATCCAGCTTTTCTATAATCTTCTGCTCTTGCATGTTTATTACAAACTAAAATAGTACGATCTACAAAATAGTTATATAGCCATACTGCTGGAAATTCTAATTTATAGTTCCACATCTGTTGATTTCCAAGAGCTGGATATCTTCTTGTGAGACTATCCTCTAGTGATGTTCCTGCACACTTTGGTATATGTATAAATATAGTTTTCAGCTCTTCTAATACCATTTTTTCATATCCTCTTTAAAATATTCTTCTATTTTTTGTCTATGGTATTGTGATACTTCAACTGAAATAGTTGTTACATTGTCTTTTCTTTCTGGAATACCCAATCGTTTCCATATTGTTCTATCTTCAAGGCGGTGTACTTCGCACTCACCTACCCATTTAAACTGTTGTGTTGTAAATCTTACTCCAAGAAACTTATCTGTAAATTCTTCAAAAGAGTACGGCTCTTTATGAAACTCTCGTATCATCTTGTAGTAACTTACCCATCTATTCACAGGGTGTCTAACCTGTGTTATATATTCATAATCGGGATGAATATCTATGGCATCCCAGTAATTAAAATGCCATGCCTGTAATCCGTCTTTCTCTATATAAGGCGGAAAATTACTAAGTTTTTCAAACTGTATATCAAGATTCCACTCTCTTGTAAGAGATTCTTTTATACTTGTTCCACCCGATTTCGGAATGTGTATAAAGATTAATTTTCTACTGTGTATTATCATAATATGCGGTGAATTTTCCCATAGAATAATCTTCACCTACTTCAAAGTCACAACCAACTGGACAGCCTGGGATTGTACATCCACGATCCATTTGTATGTATTCTGCGAGTTTTTCTTTGTAATGATCGACTTCATCATTCGGTACTTCCGCAAGTATGGAGTCATGAACCAATGCAAATATCTTTGCTTTCATGCCTGTTCGTTGAATATACTTTTGCATGTCGATACCGCCCAGTAGATTGATATCGGAGGCAACAGACTGAACGAGAAAGTTGATTCCGCTCCGAATAGCATGAGAAGCAATTCCTTTATCCTGTGACTTTGCGTCTGGCAATCGTCTCTTTCTTCCGAAGATACTGTAAGTAAACGCATTTGCTGAAATAAATTTTTGATTGTCATCTAACCACTTCTTTAATCTTGGAAAAGCAGCAAAGTAATCTTTAATAACTTTTGTAGCTTCTCCTACTGTAAATTCTTGTCCGCTGTCCTTTGTAACCTGCCAAGAGATCTTGCTTGGTCCAGCACCATACATGATGCCGAAAGTAACAGCTTTTGCTTGTTGTCTTTTCTCTTTGTAGAATTTCTCTACATCCTCTACCTCACAGGGTAGGTTAAATACTTGTTTTGCAATCGTACTGTGAAAGTTTCCACCTGATCGAAACACTTCCATCAGACCGATATCTTGTGAAAGAACGGCAGCAACATAAACCTCTGCTGTTGTTAAGTCCATTGCAACAATCTGGCTGCCTTCGGCAGCTTTGATGCAACCTTTCACGGTGGGATTATCACGAGGCAACTGTTGCATATTCAGTTTTCCACTACTGGAGAGTCGCCCTGAAGTCGTGCCATGCAGATTGAAATTTGTTCGTAACCGACTATCACGATCTAAACTTGGAATAATCTTGTCAAGATATGTATTCTTGATCTTAACTTTCTGACGAACCTCTAATATGAGTCCAGGAATCTCATGCTCCTCTGCCAATGTCTGTAAAACTTCCGCATCTGTACTATCTGCACCCGTGCCAGTTTTCTTACCCGTTGGGGCTAGCCCTACATAATCAAATAACAACTCTCTTAACTGTAAAGTACTATTGGGATTGAAAGCACCTTTGTCCTTTATAAACTGCTGGACAGCTGGGTGTTTCTGTAGTGTTTCCACTGCTTCATCAATCTGCTTCGACATGATACTCTGTGCTTCAACCAGTCTTTCTTTGTCAAACGGCACTCCGTTATCTTGAATGTCGAGCAAAAATCTACAACCTTCTAATAAAATATTTGTGTAGACGCCGTATAGTTTTTCGTTCTTGACCAGTGCTGCAGACATTTTTTGATATAAAAGGAACGTAACTACGGCATCCATTGCCGCGTAGTCCTTCATGACATCGAATGGTATCATGCTATAATCAAAGTCATCTTTTAGAATACCATTTTGTCTACGATAAGTTTCTGACCAATCTTCAAGTGTTTTTTCATAGTCCCCATAGGGAGTGTGTTTCATAGCAAGAGTTTTTAGTCCGTGATTGCCAGGATTCTCGTTGAACATATAGTGCATGAGCATGGTGTCTTCAAAACGAGGAAACTTAAATCCAAAGTGATACTCAAACCATGCAATATCAAACTTGGCATTGTGAAATACTACTTTCTTCGTGTTAAATAACTCCTGTAGAAGTTTCTCTACTTCGCTATCTATGCAGTCAGCGTGAATGTAGCAACCATGATCAGGTTCATAGCTGAGAGACACACCAAGCATATAACCATCTCTTGGATATAGGGCGGACGTCTCTGAGTCCATTGCCACAAAGTCGTAAGGAGCTTTGATGGCATCTGATATAAACTTTTTAGCACTTTCTGGATCTGTGATCCCATAACATTTATCATTGTCTAACTTCTCTATTTTTAGCGCACCAGAGACATATCCATTGATACTCTCGATGGCTTCTTCAAAACTTTTCTTGGCTTCAGGTTTAAATCGAATCATTGCAGGATTGATTAGACCGAGAAATTTCTCGTCAATTACTTTTCCATTGTATTCGGTGATTGAAGACTTACGTGTAAATTGTTTGAAAGGCTCTGACCCCACTAGGACTAGCCATTCATAATCGTCAATATTGATTTCAATATCGACATCTCGTTTTAGTATCTTCTTCTTACTACTGTCGCTGCAAAGTGCAAAACGATCAAAGTCGAAGTCAAGATACTTGTTAAAATCTGTACTTGTTGGTATACTCTCAATTAATGCGACTTTCATACTCTTTATCTATCCATTTTATTATTTCTTCTTTAAATTCTTTTTGTAAACATTCTGTGTATCCGTCAAAAATTTCAGGAACACTCGCTTGTGCTTTTCCTCTCCAGTGGGTTAAAGTATGTTTTTCAAACTCTTGTGCACTGGGTCTATCAGGAAATTTCCATGTCTTTACTAATTCGTAATTTTCCCATGTGCCAGTAGGACGATTTTTTGGGTTGACTGCTAATCCGACTTTTATCCACTCGGGAAAATCATATAAATAAACATAGTTTGAAACAGGATATTTACATGCAGGACAAGGACTTTCTGTCATTGCATTAGGTCTGTGAAACTCATGCCCGCACTCAATACATTTAAAATCAATATTTCTAATATTATTAAATCTAACAAATTCTATATGCTCTGGTATTCTAGATTTATTATCTTCATACCAAGTATCTGCTTTGCTTGCTTGATGAGTATTTTTAGAAATATTATTATTTGCTAAATAATTTTCAATCATCTTTGGAGTCCATCTAGTATCTGTAAATGTTTCATTAAATACTTTACAGATTTGAGGAGATGTAAAGCCTTCGTTACGTAGTTCTTTAAGAAGTTCTATTTCTTCCTCAGTCCACTTACGTACTTCTCCTGCTTTTCTTCTTTTAGTTGATCTTTTTATACTATGTATATCACGATAATTTTGTTTTCTTAGTGTCGCTGTTCTACCTCTGACTTTATCTTGGTGGTATTCTCTGTACTCTGTACCAAATGTTTCCGTCAAGCGTATAGCAATTTCATCGTTAGATAAGTCTTCTAACATTCCGTCTATAATTACATCATCCTCTTCTCTTACCCAATTATTACCCATATAATCTCTTTCTAACCTTATCTACTGTTGATTGATTCATATTGCCAGGATCTTGTCCATCTTTGAGTGTTATGATTTGCACTGACATTTCCAACTTCTCTGCTAATCCTTTGGTTGCCTCTGCTGCTTTGCGTCCTGCATCATCACCATCAAACATAATGTCAAGTCCTCTGACACCTTGTAATTTAAGTAAACTGAGTTTAACCCAATTCATTTGGTTTGTGCCGAAGCAACAAACTGTGTTCTTGAGACCTTTGTCCCAAAGGTTGAGAGCATCAAAGATTCCTTCAACCAAAATAACTCTGTTCTGTATCGGTTTAACTTTCGCTGGACAGAATGGCATTTGTACTCCTTGTGGATAGATATAGTACTTGTTTGGTCCTACATCATTAATCATTCTGCCTATCAGTGCTACTGTTTTCCCAGTTATATCTCTAATTGGAAAGATGATGCGTCCTTCGAATTTTGGAGCATCCCATGTGAAAGCGTCCCAAATCTCAAGTGTTTTAGCACTGATTCCTCGGAACACACCACCTTGCCATTTCAGTCTTTCTTTTGGGAGAGTTAGACCGACTGTTTGTGATCTGATTTGTAATACTTTTTCTTTTATTCTATGAATCCTTACTTCTAGTGGAGACTGTGGTGCTCCGAAGTAGGTAAAAATGTTTCCTTTAAAACCACAAGGAAAACAATTAAATAAACCTGTAACTCGATCAACTCGCATTGATGGGTTACTATCATCATGCTCAGGATTTAAACATGATATAAGGCAGTCTCTACCACTGTGGGTAAATCTTATGCCTTTTTCTTGTAAAAATTCCTCTGCTGTCATATGATATTATTATACACTATTTTTAACTGTATGTCAAGAACTATATTCGAGTATGTATCTTTGGGCTGCATACTGCTTACCTTTTTCGGGGAAGTACATTAGCTCTGTTTTGCAATTTTGATACTTCTTGATTTTTTCAATCCACCACTCTATTGGTTTGAGAGTTACATGAGCATTGCTACCATCACTCAGTGTGGCTCTTGCTGGGAAACCTGCTATAGTTGCAAACACAAACTTCATGTTTGGATTTGCATACCAATACTCAAAAGTTGCATCTATTTCATCTTCTGGAATATGCTCTAGCACATCACAGGATACGACTGCATTAAACTCACCTACTGGTGGTTTCTTTTCAAACTTTGGTATTCCAATATCATAAAATATAACTTTAGTAGTGTCCCAAAGTCTATGTATTCTTCTTTTAGTGTAAGGATATGCTTTACCGCATCCAAAGTCTAGTATGCGAACATCGCCTGCAAATTCAAATGTTAGATCTTGAATATTCCAAACCCAATACATAACTTGCTCACCAATCATCATACCAATATCTTTATTGGCATGAATCATACGATATTCGTCTTTTAAATAATCTGTTGCTTTTTGTGTAATCTCAACCATTTTGCTTATGTTTCCAAGGAAGTGTGTCTCCTAATCTCTCGTATTCTTTAAACTTAGGATCATCTTCATAATACATAGATTTCCATACCAGTTCTGCCATTTGAAACCAAATAGCTACGATTCTATCTCTTTCAGCTTTGTCTCCCCAAAGGTAAAACATAAGCCACCATTCTTCATTAAATCTGCACACTCTTACTTCTTGATCCCATAACTCAGGCAATTCACTTAGTACTCTAAGTCTTTGACTTCCTGCAATCGGGTACCAATTTGGCATACAGAGAAAAGGAGATCGTACTCCTTCATTCTTTAGAGCTTCTCGTAGAGGCTCATTTGGTGGAACATTCATAATATTTTCTTTTACTTTTTCCTGTTCCAATAACCATCCAATAGTTCTTACATACCAAGTATGTGGTGGTAGTGGCACTAACTCTGCCGTTTTTCTACTTACTCTATCATCCGCCACTGTTATTTATCTCCCATATTTCATCATTCCAATAGTCTTCAAAGATTATTCTAAATTCCTCTATGTCAGGAACTGGCATCCACCTAGGTAGATTATTACAATATTCTCTATAAGCTTCTTGTAACTGTATTTCTGTATATAGAATCATGTCTATACTTTCTCCAAATAAGGAAACCATGTCCATAAGGTGCGCTTTTGCATCTATCATAAATCATATGTGCTTTCTCCAGTTTCCATTGTTTCTTTTAACTCAGCTCGTTCATCGGGATCAATAGCGGTTTGTGGTCCGATCTTTAATGATTCCCAGTTCATAGTCGAGGTGAATCCTTCTACTTTTCCATTTCTCATTTTAGTACATACAAACTTGATGCACTGTTCTTGATCTCCCCAATGCTGAATACTGTAAGCAGCATCTACTGCATCGAGAATACCTTTTGAGAATCTGACTTCTCCTTTTTCGGAAGTCTGGAAAGCTGACACGATTAAACATTTTTCTTCTTGTGCCAACTGTTTTAAACCTTTTGAAATCTCTATCTGTTCAGTCCAGTCATACTGACCTGAACGACTTGGAGCGTTGTGGCGTTTAACTTGGTTGAGGTAGTCCACGATTATCAGACCTAAGTCTGGTAACTGAAGTCGTTTCTGACGAACAATGTTTACGATCTTTGAGAGAGTGAGTCCAGGATCGTAATGAACGTCTATTTGTGCACCAGAGGTCAACTTGTTTCTTGTGAGTTCACGGTGAAACTTGTCAAAGTCCCTGTGCTTGGAGAAGTTTGCTAAGTGCATACCTCCATTTTCAAAACGGTTTGCCCACCACTCAGCAACGAGATCCCACTCTTTATCAAAGAGTTTTCTTCTCGAAAGCCTACTGATAGGCACTCCAGTAGCCATTGCACACATACGTTGCAAGATGGCTCGTGAATCCATTTCTATTGTAAAGTAGAGTACACTGCGTCCACGTTCGTGGGCAGATACTGCCATATTACAACAGGTAAAGGATTTGCCTCCGCCTCGATAGCCGCCAACAACGACCAAATCTTTGGGAGAGAATGTAAAACCGATATCATAATCTTGATTGAGACCCAATGGAAGATGTTTCTTGAGATCTTCTTCGTCATCAAAGAGTTCGACGTAGTTCATGTTTTCTGCGTCGTCGTTTACGTCAACTCTATCTTCAACCTGAACTACAATCTCCTGCAAAAGATCAATGTTCTCTTTTGCATCGGAGATTGCAATGGTTTGTTCCACGTAATTTTCAATACGGGCTAGTATTTCATTTTGGGTAAATTGATTTTTTAGGTAATCTAAAAGGATGTGTGGCTCGATGTCTGTATCGACTGCCTCGATTGCATAGATCTTTTCTTGCAATTCCCTAGAGCGTATCTCTAGTTTTAGTTGTTCAAAGGTGGGAAGTTCGTGGTATTTGTTCACATGCTTATCTACTATAGACCATAGCTTTTGATACTCTCCTTCTGGAAAGTAGTGTTGCTTAAGATGATTCCATGTGTCAAAATCACCAAGCGATATAATTTGTTTTAGTAATCCACTCTCTAATGTCAAAAAACTCTCCCGAACAAAAATAAGCGGGGCGAACCCCGCTTAGTTGTGTTTATAATTTACTTCTCTTTACGAGCTGATCCATCGTAGTCAGCGCACTGAAGACCTCTTCTGGTCAACATTGTTTTAACGCCTCTTACAGTTTTGCCGATATTGTCAGCAATTTCTTCGACACTCATGTCGCTGATATCTAAGTCAGCAAGTGGATCGGACTTGCTTGTTCCTTTTGTATCTCTTTGTTTTGGTATAGCATTGATTTCACCTGCTCTAAGAAGTGAAAGTGCTTTACCTCTGATTGAATTTACTGATTTGCCTAGGGCATCAGCAATTTCTTCGATAAAAGAACCACCGTTAACCATGTCAACGAATTGTGATTCTTCTGATTCAGTGTAAGTCTTTACAGTTTCAACTTTAGGAGCTGGTTTAACATGCTCGGTAAGTTGCATAGAAAGAATTTTACCTTGAATTGACTTAGCAGAGAACTCTCCACCAGCAAAGTTGCTAGCGATTTCTGCATAAGTGTAAGAGCCTGAATTGTCTGTTACAAAAGCTTGTAAAGTTGCTTCTTGCTCTGATGTGAATGATTTGCTGTTACCTGCTGAAGCAAGTTCTACATCAAATCCCATTTTTCTTAATTTTGATGAAACTGATCTAACAGTAGTTTCAAGGTTTTCAGCAGCGTCAGCTACTGTTGACTGAGAAACTGGAGATTCGTTACCAACGAAATCCACTAACTGTTGAGTTCTTTCATCTGTCCATTTAGGTAATGCCATTTGTGTTTTCCTCTATTAAATGTCTAATGTTTGTTATTATTATGACACCTCGTTCCCGAGCTGTCTGTGTTTTGGCTGACTCAATTCCACTCTCATTTACTAAGTGAGTGCAGTCTTTAGTCAGACTGGGTTTAGTTATAAATCCGAAATTTTTGAGAACTTGTTCTGCATGAGCCTTAGTCGGATAGCTTTTCAACTTACCAGTAATGCAGACAACTCCTTGAACCTTTTCTATTTTATTTACTTTCTTAACTTTCCAGTTGAAAGGTAATGAGTCTCTGTATTTGTTGGGTTTGAACTCTGTTTCTAACCAAGACAATAGATTAGCAGTCGCTTTCGGACCAATGCCCGCTTCTACACAAGTAGTCTCTGATATCTCATCGACAGATGTGATACTATCGCATAATTTTTGAGAAGCCGATTGACCGATTAAACTGATAGAGAAAGCTGGCAGTAATTCTTGCAAGCTAACGCTTTTAGACTTTTGTATTTCGTCAAACAATTTACTTGCCAGTTTCTCAGATCCTATTCTATCAACTAAGTCATCAACAGATAACTCATACAGTTCTGGATAATCCAAAACTTGCAACTTTTCAATAGTTGCAGGACCAAGTCCTTTGATTTTTAGAGTGGAAGCAAAATGAGACAACTTTTTATCCCACTGTTCAGGACAAGCGTAGTTCCTGCAGAACAACTGTTCATTGACTAACTCAAGAACAGAGTCACATGCGGGGCAACTTGTCGGTGGTATAATTTCTCTCAAATTGTTTCTCTCTCAAATATTTATATATTATATAGAAATCTTGACCAAAAGTCAAGAATTATTTTTGAAAATGTGGCAAAAATTTTCAGGAACAACTTTACTCATCCTCATAGACATAGGTGTCTGCGTGGTAGTTTCGTTTTAGTTTCCATTCAAACCACATGACTTGTAATTTCTTAAACCAAGATTTTATCATATTCATTATCGTAAATGTCCTTAATTATGTACTCACCATATGCTTGATGAGCATCTTCAAGAGGATGATCTCTTCGACCCATCTTGTATCCATGTTTTAGTGTAAAGTCATACATTCCTATCTTTTCTGTAAGATGTGGAAGTTCTACTAAGTAGTCTTCTCTAGTAAGAGTAACAGTAGGACTCCATATGATATTTGCAGCTTCGAAGTATTCTTCATCTAAAAACTTAAAGAAAGGCTTATACTGCCCATCAGAAAAGTTATAATAAAGATAAGGAATGTTTTTAGCTTGTAAAAAATATTTTAGTCCTATCATGTAATTTAAAGTAGTTTTTAGGTTATACTTTACACTTTTAAACTTTGCCCATCCTTGTAGAACTTCTTGTTCGGTATCTGTAACGCCAGGGTGGTGATGAAGAACTGATCTTGTTACATCTGTGAGTCCTGTTTTTAAATTACAGTACCAATTTGACCAATTCATTTGTCGCCAAGTATTTTCCATTCGCATTAAATACTCTTGGCGATTAATACCAGACCACATAATAACTACTAAATCTGGTTTATTTTTTAAACAATACTCTATCGTTGTTCGGTAGATTCTATCATTTGATCCACCTACTTTAGCATCATTTACAAACTCTTGATTAAAATGCTCAGATACTTTATTTACAAAGTTACTATTCTTCTCTGTGAGTTCATAACCTTTTACAAAGCTACATCCATTCCAATAGATCAAAATACTTTCACTCCGTATTTCTTTTCAAATTCTAGTGCGTCCTCCCATGTATTTACCATTGGTTGACCTTTAATATTCAAACTTGTGTTTAGTAACATAGGACATCCTGTTCTTTCGTAAAATTCTTCTAGTATAAGTCGCAATCTGGAGTTATTCGATGGACGTACGATCTGTGTTCTACTTGTTCCATCCACATGTATGACTGACGAATAATCATGCTTAGCGACTGTAGTATACTGCATATACTCATTTGCTTCTCCATAAAAATAATCGTTAAAATATTCTGCTAAAATAGCAGGTGCAAAAGGTCTAAACTGTTGCCTTCTCTTTATCCTATTAACAGTTCCTTTAACGCTATACCTTGGATCAGCAAGCAAACTGCGATTACCCAAAGCACGAGGACCAAATTCAGCTCTTCCATTTGCAACTCCTACTACTTTATGTTTTAATAAATGATCAACTACTTCTCTAGGATTTAATCTATTATCAATTAAATATCCAAGAAAGCAGTCTTTAAAATCTATATGTTGTCTTGTTTCGCATAATATTGCACCAAGACTACTGCCAGCATCGCCAGGATTAGGAAATATCCACATATTCCTAAACATGTTTCTTATTTTAGCGTTTGCCACGCAGTTGAGAGCGACCCCGCCCCCATAAATTAAGTCTTTTCCATACTGTTTTGCAATCTGCATAATCCTCATAAGTTCATTTTCTAACTCAGCTTGTGCAGATGCGGCGATATCATATGGATGAACGCCTTTGAAATCTTCAACCTTAAATCCTTTGTGCCAGTTATAATGTGGGTACCATACCCACTTTAGATCTAATACTGGCTCTCCAAATGCTGCCATACCCATTGTTATGTACTCATCTTCATTTGGCTTCAATCCTATTCTTTTAGTAATTGCACTATAGAATAGTCCAAGCGAATAAGGATACTGCCTACTGTAGACTTTCACTCCATCTTTCCAGATGGTGACAGTATCCCATTCACCAATAGCGTCTATTACAACGCATACTGCATCCTTAGTATCGAATGGGCAGGTAAAATAGCCTGCTGCCATATGACTTTGGTGATGTTTGACGAAAGGATATTCTGGAACCTTCACAGGAGCCATGTTGAATTTCTCTCGTCTTTGATTTTTAAGTGCCACATCTTCGTAGAAAACTGTTTTTTCAAAGCTATGACATTGTGCTAATTTTGGATCTAAATGCTTGTCATTTTTGATGCGAGAGAATCTCTCACTATGACTAGCGAATGTAATTTGATTGTTACTTACAAAAGCAACTGCGGCATCATGAAAGCCTGAACTAATGCCCCTGTATTTCATAAAACTTTAATTCCTGTTTCCAATTCTTTTTATTAAGTTCGTGATAACCTGATCCCTGTTGAGCCAGTATAATTCTACCCCCATCCATATCAATACGGATACTATCGGTGGTATAAACCTCACCATGTCTGTTGTAAAATATTCCAACTATTTCTCCTTTTGTATCTTCTGTAGGTAATGCCTTAATTAACGCTATCAGTTCTTCTTTTCTCATAAATTACCCATCTATTTGGATCATAAAATTCTTCATTATGAATATCAAATGCTAGTGATATTCTTGGTTGTTCGTACTTATTTACAGGAACTGCATGATTCATCTTTGATGTAGTTAATACTAGAGTTCCCACTTTATTTTCAATTAAACCTACTTCATATTCTGTTGTGTTCTGTGCACCCGCTAGGAATATATTTCCCACAAGAAAACTCTCGATGAGAGAGTGTCTGTGCCATCCTAAAGATTCATTTTTTCTTAGAACATTTGCCCAGCATTGAATACATAATAGATCTGGAATAAGTCTAGTAAACTTATGTTCCCAGTCTATTGCTTGAAATTCTTTTGTGTTTAACCAATTAAAAACTGAATATTGTCTAGTTAGACCAGTATATGCACTTTTTAATGGGTTAGGTATATTTAAAACTTCTTGTTCTTTATCTAAGATAACTTTAACAAGATACTCACTTTCTTCTTGTGTTAGAAAATTCTCTATCTCTAAGAGTTTTTCTTTGGAAATTTGTTTAAAATACTGCTCGTAATTTCGAAACATTCTGTATGTCCTCCAAATTTGTGAGTTGGTTTAAATCTATCACATGCAAACTCTGCATGTAGTGCCTGTTCATGTTGCCAGCACTCATAAATAGTGCCAGACCATGTTCTCTGTATTCTTAGGTCGTAGCCTTTGAAACCACGACTTCTTTTGATGACATGTCTCCAATCTTTACCTGAAGCGATGCCAACTTTAATACATTCACGTTCCCATGTCTTTTGGTTGACAAGGATAACGCCATAGAGTACTCCTTCCCGAATTTTTTCTTCGGGATGGTTATCAAAGTAGGTTTGATTATAAACTCCACTCAATTTTTTCCTCCAAAGCGTATCGACATCCTTGAATGTAATCTCTATCTTCTTCACTGAGAATTGCCCAGCAATAGCTAAGTCTGTCAATCATCATTTCAACTGTATTTGGATCTGATATGTGCATATTCCTAGCCATCATCTGCTCAAGAATATCCATTCTGTCTACGATCTTTGCTTTAAGTTTCTTTTCCATAAAACTTCCAGTTTAGAATAGAATTTGGTTTAATGTCTTCCCACTTTCTAAACTCTAGATCATAGCACAGAATATTATCTCCTTGATAGTTTTTAATATGATTTGGAACATCCATTAGTCTTTCACAGAGTGTATACTCTCTTTTATAAATAGTACCAGAATTTGCACTCTCAAATTGAATAAGGCAAATTCCTTGTGTTAATTTTTCTTTTAGTTTGTCAAGATCCATTTACTCTCCTAACTATTCTTGGGATAATTTCTCCACTTCTTATAACTTCAACATCACACCCGATTTCAAGTTCGAGTTCGTCAATGAAACCCATGTTATGTAATGTTGCTCTTTGTACTGTCGCTCCACCGATTACACAAGGCTCTAAGATAGCAACAGGACTAACTACACCAGACTTACCGACTTGCCATACGACATCTAGTAGTTTAGTAATAGTTCCTTCTGATCTATCTTTAAGCGCATATGCTCCTCTTGGATGGTGTTGTGTGTAGCCAAGTTTATCAAATTCATCATAGGCGTCTACTCTTACAACTCTGCCATCGTGAGGAAACATATTGTATTCACTCAACATGACATGCTGAAATCCACACTTATCGAGGATCTCTAAGTCATGTGTCCAACTTTCCGTAAAGTATGGTTGGACTCCGTATGCAATAAATGTGAGGTCACGATTTTGAAACTCATCTAAGTCTTTTAGATTGAGTGCACCCGCCGCATAGTTTCTTGCATTTGGAATTTCTTTAGGAGCAACTACTTCTCCTGTGATTTGAACTAGCCTGTCTTCGTCAATGAAATATGGTAACGAAGTTGGAACAAGGAAACGCATTTTGTCCGATATGTCGATACCACGCTTACCATCACCTCGAGTTAAGGCTCGTTGAAATTCACCTCGTAGATAGAGAATAGATACTGCCGCACCATCTAGCTTGGGAGTATTTACTGTTACACTATCATACGATATAAGTTGCTCACCTACGAAACACTTCTGTAGCGAATACATTGGATAGGCGTGCTGTATTCGAGCATTTGTGCCATCACCAACTTCTTGGTCAAAAATCGTGCCTTCAGTCAGTCTGTCATAGACATCATCAGGTATGATTGGTTTGCCATTGTAATACGCAATTCGGCATCTGCGTAGGTAATTTTCTAACATGAGTATATTATACTCGAATTTGGGGGAGATGTCAAGAACTATTTTTGGGTATCATACTGAAAAACTTGAAAGTCATCATAGAATTTATCCACTACTTTCCTTCTTGTTTCGTCAGATTTATAGTAGTCTTGGTACTGGTGGGGGTAAGATTGATTTAAATGGGGGAGTTCATCATCGAAGCCTAAATGATCTGCTACTTTTTTCCAGTCTTCATTTAGATTCTCATATCTGCCGACAAAATCACAAAGAATATTTCCACTACTATCACAAAGTATATCTACCATTTGATTATAAGTAGCAGGTCCAGCGCATCCACTATCAACCCAATTTTCAAAGCTACCATCTGTATCGCCCTGTCCGTCTTTTTGTCGCTTTAGCCACGAGGAGACTACTCTATCAAAAGGATTCCGCACAAATGCCCACGAGTAAAACTCAGGAAATATCTGTACCGCTTTGTCGGCGCCGCTGTGCTGGGCGTGATCGCTATTCCAATATCCTCTACCTTCTGCTATGCCTTGTCTTTTTCCTGCGTAGGACTTAGACTTGATCCAATATTTTTCAGTTGTAGAAATGGGGAATAATATTTGACGCATAGCAGTTCCTGCGCACTTTGGCACATGAAAGAACTTAAACTTATGGGAGATAGATACTATCAAGTTTATCCTTGAAGTGTGTTTCCAAGACATCTTTCACTTCAGATATGGAAAGTATTTCTACAAGTGCATCAAATAGATTTCTAGTATTATCCATGTCTAATTGCATAGCAATACCATCCTTAGATGGCTTCCATTCTTCGTCAAAGTCTTGGTAGTATTTTCTGATATGCAGATACTCTGTACCATAAAACTCATTCACAGTTAAGCGAATCTGTTCATGTTTTTCTTCGTTGTAATGTATTATCTTCTCGTATACTTGTGGAGCATTATCTAGGTCTATCATTTTTTAGAATTGCTCCAAGAGGTACGATGGATGTTACATTTTCTGGTGCTAACAGTCTATAACTGTCAGTATCCCAACAAAACAACAGTACCTGATGTTGATTTGGTTTTGCTCGGTTTCTTTTTGACTGTATGTATTTATTATCAAAGTCCATTGTGCAGACATTGTATTTTAGTCTGCGACTATTTTGACTTCGGTAAGTTACAACAGCATCCCCAGCTTTTTCTAAATTTTTAACAAATTCTTCTTTTTTCATGCGTTTCCTTGTGGGTTGTTAAACTCTTTTACCTTCCCATCTATGGTACCGCATTACATGGTTAAAATTCTAGTCAATAAAAATCCACGACACAGATTGCTCCGTGCCGTGGTCAGGGGGTTAACCTACTCGTTGATTGCGTTAATCAACGAAGCAAAATATTGAGCTGCCTTACCTGTTAGTTTTGAGATAATTGCGTCATCGGGTTCTTGACCTGCATCTTTAATTGCACTTGTCAATTCTTCCTGTGCTGCCGCAACATTAACTCTACCACCGCCAGTTGAACCAGCGCTACTGCCTGATGAACTTCTAGCAGCAGGTGTTTTCTTTACATAGACACCAGCTTTAGTTAAGATCATGCGAACGCCGTTTGGGCTCTCGCCTAACTCTTCTGCAATATACTTAACTATTTCCATAGAATTTTCAGGAGTTGGTTCCTCACTGGAATACATCTCAATCGCCTGTGCTTTACTTTCTTCTGTCCAAGCCACTCTTCTTCTCCTAGTAATATGTGTTGGTTTTGTGAACTGATTACGGAAGCCAGGTGCCCAACCTGTTGCGTCAATCATCTGGCTGTAAAATCTATCACTCATTTATAAATATATTATAATACGCCATAAGCATTTTGTCAAGAACTATTTTTTAAAAGCTATAGCCCCATCTGTCTAAGTCAGGCTGGACTATCGGGTTTACTTGCTTTAATAATTCTTTACTGTACCATCTTTGATAGTTACTTACTCTGCGTGTTGTTGGTAAAGGACTTGGGTCGTTTACCACTATTTTTTGATGGTGCAAATCCTGTTCCCAATTTTCAAGCGTAATAATATAATCTGCACCTTTGTAGGTTTCTACTTGACTAAGTGGCTTAATTTCATCAATCCAAGCACTAAGTCCGATCCAATACAAACCATCTACATAAGCTGCAATAATTCTTTCGTAAGGATTTCTTACGACTCCGATAAACTTATTATTTGAGTGAAGAAATAAACTCGGATTCATTTGCTATCTCTCTTGCTAATTGTTTAGCGTCATCAATTTCGTGTTTTTGTGGTGCTTCACTTTCTATTTTTTCTAGTTTATCTAATAAAACTTTTAACTTCATTGCGCACTGTAATGCACTGTGTGTCATCCCCAATTCTCCTGTAAAGATTTAAGATTATCCTCGGCTTCAGTCAACTGCTGTTGCCATACTACAAATTCTTCTAATAATTTGCTATGCTCACCAATACCTACGCTATTTTCATAGTAAGTTTTGAGCACTGCTTTCGCTTCTGCTATTTTGCTTTCCCAATGTTTTACTTGGGCTTGGTACCAAAGTGTTCCAGCGTACATGGGCTTACTCCTCCTATAAAATTCCAGACAAATTTATTTTGTTGTCTATCACTAAAAATTACTTGCATGAGAAATGGAACTGCTAAAAATATTAAACTTGCATATACTAACCACGCAGAAAGCCTGTGATAATACACAGGATTCTTTGGATCAAATATACCAATAATTTTCATAGCAGGAATCCATGTTCTTGCAAATAACATAATCCAACTAGCAAGATAAAATGCTAGTATACTATATGTTAACTCCATATTTTTCTAAATGCCTTAAACTGCCTAGATCATATGCGAGCTGTGCTGCATGAAATCCAATGTCAGTTGCTGTTGGAAAGAATGTTTTTTCCATATCACCTTTTTCTAGCACATAGATATGATAACACTTGCTACCATATTTTTCCACATAATCCATATTGGTGATTTCTTTTTCTACTATTGCTGGAGCGTTATACTTTGCACTCCAGACTTTCTCTCCCGCATTAAATTCTTCTGCCATACATTCATCTGGCAGATAGTAAGTTCCATCTGACTGTTTTTGAGGAACTCCAACTCTTTCGATCAATGACTTGATGAAAGCGTTACTTCTGTATAAACTGTTTGCAATTTGTTGGATACTAAATCCTTGCATGTATTTTGAGACGGCTTGCTGTATTTCCCACTCTGTTGCACCTTTGCCTCTATTTCTTGACCTCATCATAGCTCTGTGGGCTTCATCTTCTTTGTAGTCAAGTATAATTTTGTCTAATCTTGTGGTATTATATGCTATATTTAATATACCACATGCTTCTTTTTTTGTTATTGGATTTTCGCCTTCTAAAAACCCAATGACTTTTGCTATGTTTGCTTTTGTCAGTTTTTCTGTCTTTTTACTCTTTATTCTCAATTTTTGCCCCTAATAATATTATCGTATAGTGTGCGATTTTAAGTAAGTCTGCTCGATTATAGCCATTCTTTTTGCCATATCGCTGTGCATACTTAATTATATTTCCAATGCAGAATCCATCGCCATGATTCGCATCAAATATGAACTCAGTAGACTGGATTTTATTCATACTATAGTGTTGATCGTATGTTCCATCAATGTACTTTGTGAGTTCTTCTAAAACTTTGTCTTCGTTAAACTTATACATTATTTTTCTGCCTGAAAAAATGTTACTTGTGTAAGCCTTCCTTTTGGAAAACCTGCATTAATTGCTGTATGGTAGTAATCACCTCTATATAATATACAACGATTGTATATATTTCCTATTAGTGTATGAGGCTCATACTTTTGTCCTGTTGTACCAAACCAATCACCTTTCCATGGATCTCCTTTGTCCCATACTCCTTTTATTCTAAGATCTTTTGATTCAATATGTCTAAAAAGAGCAGTTCCTGCGTTTAGTGGTGCATCAGGAGTTAGATATAAAACTGAAGCCCATACATTGTACTCTGTTCCATATCTATCGACTGTCCAGTCGAAATGTACCCAGTTAAATTCATCTGTATTTTCTGAGTAGTTAAAATTTGTTCCCCTGTTGCCTTTAATAAAAGCTACTACATTTTTATTTAGTATTTTACTAAATCTATTTCTTAAATAGATTCTATTCTCATCACTAAAAGTACCATCAGTTCGTGAGCCTGGGTGTCTGACTTCTTTCTTTCCTGTTCCTGATAAACGTGGCAAAGCAAGAGCTTTTGCTCTTACTTCGTCTGGATTTGGATAGAAGTCATCGACTATATGAATCACTTCTTGTTTAGCTCATCAATAACTTCAATACCACCTTCTACTTTATGTAGTAATTCGTATGCTTCAGATAATTGAGACTCAAGATTTACAATTAAGTCTTTAACTTGCTTCTCTTGTTTTTCTAAATTATTTCTTAGCATCTGACTGTGTGTTAAAGTTTTCATACTTTCTCCTAATATTCCTATCTTAGTGCCGTTTTCCATGCATTCTATGGGCGTTTAATAACTGTGTACTCCCATCCTTTTTAATCATTCTTAAATTTCTGCGAAGCACTAGATCTCCAGTTGCCTTTTTAATCCATGCTTGGCATTGTTCTTCTGTCCAACTTTCTGGAAAGGTAACTCTTTTACCATTTATTTCGTATGTTTTCATCTTGTAATCCTACGATCATACCACGCTTCATCTTCATTCCACCACTCGGGTTTCTCTCTGTTTTTCCAACTAGCAAAGGTTGCTTTGTCGGCATGGTAGTATCTCCTGTATGACCCGATGGGGTCTGCAGGATCTTTGAGTTCATCTGGCATAGCCAGTGCAAACTCGGTAAAGCCCAGTCTGGGCATGTTTTGTGGGTCTGGTAATTTATTAATTACTTCCACACATGACTTGTGTTGCTTACCATAACGATAATAATACTCATCATTAAGTGCATTAGCGTAGCAGTGAGTCCACTCGAAGTTGTCTAAGGAAGAACGAGCCCAGATCGTACTCGGATGATTTTCCATAGTAGGTAAGTAAGGTATCGGTCTTTCCTCAATCGGTAAGTCCTTTACTTTTGCTTTTGCTTCTAATAGAAGTTTTCGTTCTTCCTTTTCCAACATACGAGGCACAAAGCCAAGTACTTGATCTATCCAGATATTAGTGCAGAGTATCTGCCCCGCCTCGAGTATCATTTTTACTACATGGCGGTCTACATGTGCCTCGGCACACTTGTCTAAATTATTATCGAGATAAAACAGATTCATAGAAGTATATTATACTAAATTTATTACTTGTTGTCAAGAACTATTTTCCAAATGCTTTTCCTGCCTCGCTTATACCAAATGCACCGAGTGTTACCACCACTAGCGAAGTATAAACTGTGTCTGATATTACTAATTCCATT